GATTGTGCTTATCGAACTTTATGATGATGCCTATATGAATGGCGAGTGCAGCAATCCCTCATGGGGTCCAGACCCGATTCAAGGTTGGGCAAGAGGTGACTCTCTTATTCTTACTCGCGAGATTGATATTGAAAACTTCATATTCTTTTACGCTCAACCCCTACTTCATTAGATGATTGTGAATAAATAGGAATAGAATCTAACTAATATTGCTGTAAATAGAAGGGCAAATGGATACAGCACACACTAAGCCGTTGACTCTCATGTTCTTTGCGGTGATGCAAACACTGTGCCGTATTGCGGCGCGCGTTCTTTTCGTCTTTAAAGTAAGAGGAAAGTATAACATTCCAGAGGATGGTGCGTGTGTTTTGGTTTGCAATCATATATCTTTTGTAGATTGGTTGCTCCTATCTTCTGTGAGTCCTAGGCCCATTCGGTTTGTGCTTTACATTGGATACTATATGGGGCCACTACGATGGTTCCTTAACATCGGACAAGTGATTCCAATTTGTAGCAAGAAGGAAAGTAAAACCATTTACACTGAGGCTTTCAATCAGATTTCAAAAAATCTGGACTGTGGACGATTGGTGTGTATCTTTCCAGAAGGAAAGATTACAACTGATGGTGAGATGCACGAATTCAAGCGAGGTATTGAAAAGATTATTGCGCGTAATAAAGTTCCAGTTGTTCCTGCGAAGCTAAGCTATTCTCTGTGGGGGCACTGGTCTACAAGAAGCGTTGAGCATTTTAAGCTTTTAACTCGACCGAAAGTATTTTTAGGTATCTCAGAAAAAATTGAGCCGGAATTAGTAACGGCGGCTAGTCTTGAAGACATTGTAAGAAACATTAAGGTGCGTGAAGATGTACAGATCTAAGAGTCATAGTTGGACTGTCGAAGAACTTGAAATGTGGAAACCTCTATGGTATAGACTGTGGGAGCTTGGCTCTAAGTGGGAGTGGCAGTCGGGAGACTTATATGCAACTCCCAACGGAACACTAGCTTGGACCGTAACAAATCTATCGTCATTGCCTAAAGCTCCCATTCCCCTTCCGTCTTTTGATACAATTTCTAATATGGGTTCGGCTATTTCTGTAGAGAATAAAGTTCTATATGAAGATATTGAACAATTTCTAGACTTCATTCAGTCTGTTCCCTCAAAAGCTATAAATAAGGCTGTCGAGATTATGGAAGAGCAAACTTGAAAAACTAAAGGAAGAAGGGGAAAATAATATGGCAAATCGAGAAGGCACAAGTGATTGGGAACTAGCTCTAGTAGATAAATATCCTATTCTTTTTAAGCAATGGCATCTTTCAGATATGGAGTCCTGCATGGGGCGCGGCATTTGTATTTCGAAAGGATGGGCACCTCTGTTAAAATCAATGAGTGAAGAGCTAAGTGCTCTAAACTCTAAGGGTATTGCCGAACATGGTGATAGCTATACTCCGGTAGAGTATGGGCAAATCAAAGAGAAGTTTGGAGAGCTTAGGGTATACCTTGACAATTACAATGATGAGGCTCGAAAGATTGTATCCAAGTATGAGGAACTATCTTGCTCTGTCTGTGAGGCCTGCGGGAGCGAAGATAGAGTCACGATTTGGGGAGGGTGGTTGCGGGCATCGTGTCACGCATGTAGTGTAGAGCACGTTATCCTAAAAGCTTTAGATACATATATCTCAATTAGAAGCGAGTCTAGCTGGAGGAAAGAGCCAGCGAAAACTCACGAAGAGGCTATGGAATACCTAAGCGATAAGAGCCCAGGAAGAGGTGAAGAAAAGTTTCTTCCCGATGGATTCCCGTTTTCAATGGAAGATAAGTTTAAGTCGGTGATGGACGGAGTTATTGAGGCAGATGATCCTCATTTACAGAAGCAGTACGTCTAGCGAGAGAATTGAATCCAGACAAGAATGATAAGAGTTTGTTTGGGTGGTATGCGGAGCTAGAAAGTCTGCCATACGAGTATAGAAGCACGCCGCTATCTGTTATTAGGCGTTCAATTGCGCTGATTCCACGACCTACGGAGGACTAACTATGACTGGCAAGACTCTCGGTGACCGAATGAAAGACTACGAGAAGACAAGTAACTTCTTTCTTCAAAGAAAGATTCCTGTCATGGGAAGGCTTGATGGCAAAGCATTTCACACTCTGACTCGTAATCTTGACAGACCATTCGATGAAATGTTTCATCGCTGTATGGTCGGTGCGACAAAGGCTCTCTGTGGTAAAATCCAGGGATGCCAAGTTGGATATACACAGTCAGATGAAATAACAATTCTATTGGTAGATTGGCAGACCAAAACTACTGATGCTTGGTTTGGATATAGGCTACAGAAGATGTGTAGTGTCGCCGCGTCGATTGCTTCTGTTGCCTTCAATCAGGCATGGGAGGTGGAAAACGGGTCTAATCCTCCTGCTCCCGCTTACTTTGATGCACGGTTTTGGAACATAGCAAAGGAAGAAGTTAATAATGTTTTCCTATGGCGACAGAGAGACGCAGAGAAGAATAGTATTTCAATGCTTGCTCAGGCTCACTTCTCTCACAAAGAGTTGCACAAAAAGAATAGCTCAGACAAGCAGGATATGCTGATGAGCCTTGATGTTCCCGTCAACTGGAATGACACTAAGGTATGGGAGAAGCGCGGAGCGACAGTAGATAGGATTGTTTATGAGCAGAATGGTGCGCTTCGCTCTCGATGGTCAGAGAATCTAGAGACTCCAATGTTTGGCAAAGAGCCAGATTATATCAATAAGTTTTTAACATTTGAAGGATAATTATGTTGAGCAACACAGAAATCATGTATGAAGCAATAGATATTCTATCTATTATTGATGGAGCGGAGTTAGTTAGGATTGTTAATGATCGCTGGCTATGTGTATAGTTTGGCGGAGCAATTGACGGGTATGATTTAACTAAGGATAGTGAGCCAGATATTATTTGCGTTCCAATGCTTGGGAACTCAACTCCAAGCCGCATTAGTGACATTATTGATGCCCACTATTTAGATCGGGAAGAATATGACGAGATTTAATATTAGAAAGAGGCTAGTTAAAGGCGGAGTAACCGGAGCCAAAGCATGTGCTATGCTTACTGTGCTTTGTATTGTTTATGTTATTGTAATGACAGATCCATCTTGCAGAATAAATCTAACGCCGCGATAGATTTATGTGAATGTTTTGCCCGGTCGGGGCGTCAGTGGTTTTTCTAATACGATCCTTGTCCCTACTATATCCGGGTGTACCGCAAAGGACATTAAATGAAGATTCCCGACGATATTTTGGAGCTTGCAGTTTCGCAGGCAAAGAAATCTCCTATGCACTACCGTCATGGTAGCGTAATCTGGAAGTCTAACAGGATTCTTGGCGCGGGATATAATTTTCCGATTGCTCCGCCCGGTGGAGATAAGCGTAGGTTTTCAATTCATTCTGAAAGGGATGCTCTTAAGAATCTTCGTGGCGACCAGATTTATGGAGCGGACTTGCTTTGTGTTAGGATTGTTTCTCAGGATGCTTTGGCAAAGTCTAGGCCATGCAAGGGCTGTATGAAACTTCTAGCCAGAAAGAGGCTTAACTCTGTTTATTGGTTTGATGAAAATCGAAGATTGAATCGAACATTCCTTTGATTAAAGTTTCTATTTACGAACAATATAGCATATATGTGGAGAAAAGAATGGGACTTGACCAGTACGCTTACGCTCAGAAGAGTGATGAACGAACCAAGATTTGTCAGTGGCGAAAGCACTCCAACCTACAGGGCTGGATGCAGAATCTCTATGAGAGTCGCGGAGGCAAAGAGTCTTTCAACTGTATTGATTTGAAGCTGGAAGAAGAGGATCTTCTAAAGCTCAAAGCAGAACATAATACTCTTGAGGCTGCTAGCGGATTCTTTTGGGGAGAGTCAACAACAGAGGATATCGCAGAGACAGAGGAATTCATTGGAATTGCCCTAGAGTATCTCAATCGAGGATATACAATTGTGTATTCAAGTTGGTGGTAAAGGAGTCGGGATATGTTGACGCCCATTGGGAAGGCGCAGTCACAGAGCCTATAGACCCTTCTCAGCTAGCTAAAGAATCATACTTCAATGATTCGGCCGAAAAGAATAAGGAGCGACTGCTTTACTCTGCGGAGTTTATGAGTGGCGGAAAAGAAAGTGTGGACGAATCGGAATCGCTGTCCAAAATGGTTTGGAATTTTGGAGTAGAAATATAGAAATAGTTAAGGCCAATATCTTTCTGATGACGCTAAGTATATGCTGATAATGTTTTTCAGACACCCTTATCCGAGGGTGGCCAAGTCTGGGAAAAGCATTCGTCTTATAAGCGAAAGATACGTGGGTTCAAATCCCACCCCTCGGACCATATCAGAGATTTCCTTAGGCAAGGAATCTTTCAGAAAAGAATAGCCTAGTTGAGAGGGATTGAGTAATAAGAGTTTGGGTGCTAACAGCAATTAAAATTTAACTTGAAATTAAAAATAAATGCACCCAGTATTGTCTAAGGGTAGACACAGCAAACAATAAATAAAAGCGAAAGCGAGTCGCTCATTGGACTGGTGAGCTTAAACAATCAGACCACCAATCTACCCTGTCGTTCTTTTTCGGATGCCAACAGCAATTCATAATCAATGGAATAGAAGTGCATCCAGCTTTTTAAGGATAGAGATCAGCAAACAATAAATAAAACGAATAGCTCACGAACGCATAGTGAGTGTATAAAAAATGTGCAAACTCTATCCTGTCTTTTGTCTTTTGGATACTAACAGCAACTAAAAACTTTAACTATTAATTAAAATAAAAACGTATCCCGTTTAAAAGGAACTCATTATGTATAGCCCTCTTATTGCTTCTATCGAAAACTCTGGCGTAACCGAAAACGGTTGTGTGACAAACCTTTCAAGCGCAAAGGCTTCGGTCGATTTGTTCTTTCAGATTGCCGCTATGCGTTCGCACTCTGACTCTGATATTATTCAGCTTTTCTCTGCTGCGTTTGAAGAGAATCCCGAGTACGCTCTAAAGACCCTTTTCTGGGCGCGTGATGCCCGTCAGGGAGCCGGGGAACGTCGTATCTTCCGGGTACTCGCAAACTACCTTTCGGTCGTTCATACGGAGGCTCTGCGCTCCAATCTTCATTTGATTCCTCATTACGGTCGATACGATGATCTTCTGTGTCTGCTTGACACAACGGTTCGGACTGATGTTCTGAATCTGATTGCTTCGGCTCTCAATGCTGGCGATGCTCTAGCTTCAAAGTGGATGCCGCGTCAAAAGTCTGCAAAGTCTCGTTATGCAAATATGATTCGCAATCATATGGGACTCTCTCCGAAGGCTTATCGAAAGCTTTTGGTCAAGGGAACAAAGGTTGTTGAGACTCAGATGTGTGCAAAGGAATGGGACTCCATTGAGTATGGTCATGTTCCGTCTGTTGCAATGAATAACTATAAGAAGGCGTTTGCTCGTCACTCTGACGAAACTTGGAGTGTGTACCTTGATGCTCTCGAAAGCGGAGAAGCCAAGGTAAACTCTGGTGTCCTCTATCCTCACCAGCTTTCTTCTCAGGCTTACCAGTCTTTGACACCGGACCAGAACCAGATTCGTATGATTCAGTCTCAGTGGGATGCCATGCCTAACTGGATGATTGATAATCCGCATCGTATTCTCCCGGTCATTGATGTATCTGGAAGCATGACTTGTGGCTACTCTGACAAGTCTTCGGTTACGCCGATGGATGTATCTGTAGGACTTGGAGCTTACATTGCAGACCGTAACAATGGTCCGTTCAAGGATTGCTTCATTACATTCTCTTCAACTCCGCAGCTACAGAAGCTTGCTGGAAAGAACATTGTAGAGAAGATGCAGAATCTTCGCCGTGCAGATTGGGGAATGTCCACAGACATTGAGGCTGTGTTCTCTCTGATTCTGACTAACGCACAGCGAGCTTCGGTTGAAGCATGTGATATGCCTAACTCTATTCTGATTATCTCTGATATGGAGTTTAATCAGTGTGCTCAGAACGCTGACCTGACCGCTATGGAGTCCATTCGACAGAAGTATGTTGACGCAGGCTATGAGCTTCCGAATATTGTCTTTTGGAATCTCAATGCTCATGGTGGCAATGTCCCGGTTCGCTTTGATGAGGCTGGCACGGCTCTTGTGTCTGGATTCAGTCCTTCGATTCTGACTAGCATTCTTTCCTCTTCCGACTTCTCTCCCGAGAAGATTATGCTTAAGACTATCATGTCTGAGCGTTACGAGAAGATTACTCTGTAAGAACTCAGAGTTTACGAAGTGATAACAGTTCGCAAAATTGATAGTTTAGGAGTTTTAATATGATTAATAGAGTTTACACGACAAGCATAGAAGAGTTTACATATGAGCAGCTTAAGAACGAACTCACTAAGAGGGAAAATGTAGCAGAGAATAAGCTGGCTGACTTTATTAAGATCACCGGGTACACGGATGACGGCAGAAGCTACTTTCGTGACAGCGATAGTGGTGTCATTAAAAGGTGGCTATGCGATGAGTCAGAGGATATGCTTTGTTTGATCCTTTTTCCTGGTGACACAGGTAGCGAGTTCTCTTCTCTAGAGATCGTTAGGAATACTTATTCAGGCTTTAGCAAGGCCGCGTTAAGCCGAGCCAGTAATAATAATCAGCATCCGCATGAAGCATATGATGTTATTATCTTTGATAAAGATGGTCTATCATATAACTTAGCTTGCAAAGTTAAAGTTGACAACGTAGACCTAGTGCCAAGGGATTAAGGGAATTAAATGAAGTTTTTTATTCTATGTTTTAGAATCATTGGTGTGGTGACTTAATGGCATTATCTATTCTTCCAAAGAAGAATGTTTGGTGCGTTACCTGAGCAGCAAAAGAGAATGCTTTACTCTGCGGAGTTTATGTTAGAGAATTGACAAGATAGTGTTGATAGATTGATTTGATTATAGGAATGGATATGTCCCCGTAGCTCAGCTGAATAGAGCAACGGACTTAAAGATACATGGAGCTTTCTGAAAGAAATTTCGGTTTGCATATACCCTCAAATTCGGGGAAGCCTTAACGGATAACGCCGATGGTAATCCCGAGCTAAGCCTCGTAAGAGGAAAGTGTAGAGACTTGACGGGGGTAGCCTAAGTCCATTTTGGATATGGTTGAGAGAAAGTCCAGACCCCAAATGCTTCGGCAGCAGCGAAAGCTGTAGTGGGTAAGCTAATCCGTAGGTCGCAGGTTTGAATCCTGCCGGGGATGCCATTTTCCTTTAAATGTATGATTGCAGAAAGCTGTTAACCCAAGCCAATTAGGAAATATATTATGCCTTATAAGAATACTCATTTTGCCCGTCAGACCCGCCGTGAAGCCGCCGAGGCTCGCGCCGCTAAGTATGCCTCTCTAACCATTGCGGAGCGCCTTGCTCTGCTTGACTCTCGCCCCGGTAACTCAGGAAAGGAAAGGGCTCGCCTAGAGGCCCAGCTTTCGCCTGTAGAGGAAAAGGTCGAGAGTAAGCGCAAGAGTAAGTAGATATGCGTACAAATGGAATTAAAAATACCAATTCTGTCGCGGTTGCCTACGAGGCACATGACCTTATTGTGGGCTTCATTGCTAAAAGGTATGGTTTAACGGATAAAGATATCCCCATTGCAGAGTTAGGTCTTTGGGACGCTCTGCATAATTACGCTTGTGACTGCGGAGAAGTCTGTGCGAACCTTCCTCAAAAAGATTAATCTTTGATTCCGTCCGATTGTCTTTCGCCGGTTTGTGCTTCCCTGGCTCTCTGAGCTAGAGGAAAGTATGGGGTCGATTGGTCCTATGCAATTCTTTCGCAAAGAGATTGAGAAGATAACAAATGTCTGATTCACTAAACTGTCCCCACTGTAGCCGCTCACTTGTTCACTCTGAGATTCCAGAATACCAGAGGTGTAGTGATTCTTGTGATAGGGACGCGGAGTTTGAAACAAAGAGGAAAGACCGGAATTACAAGTCAGAGTGTTTGAGCAATCATCACTATGGTCCCGCCAAGCATTTCATGAAAACTATCGGAGTTGAAGTTTCTGGGACTTATGATGGAGTTCTTTACTGGATGTGTCCAGACTGTGAAGGCAAGTGGCATCGCTGGCCGGAAGGTTCAGCTTACCATGAGGCTGCAAAGGAATATGTAGACGGAAACCAATAAAGAGATTGTCATTGTTAATGTCTAATCGTTCCGTAATAATCTTAAGTGTAATCCAGATAGAGTGCATCCACATGGTCATTGTGATGATCATTGTGGCGAATGCGGAGCACCATCTGACGGTATGTTTTGTATTGCATGTTTAGAGGTCTTATCCAAAGGTTTCTGACACGCTGCCATGTTGAGAAGATTTTACCAAGCACAGTAATGTGCATCACCTGTTGGAAGAGGTAACAATGTCTAAGCCTAACGCTAGAAGCCGTGCATGGTGATATGCGTCGGTCGAGCACAATCCAAGGAAAAGTCACCAAAGAGGCAATGACAATGGAAGCTATATCGAATGGTGCTCGGTGTGCTGCTGCAAGACAGAGTATGAATTTGGAAGTTGTCTGAATTGCCAACATGACGCCGCACTCGGCAAGTATTTTCGTCCAACAATTATGAGATAATCATCTGCGCGCTAGACTATAGACCAGAAAAACTACAAAGGCCCCTCTGCTTACGCGGTGGGGCCTTTGTTCGTTATTCGTATTAAGCTTTTAGCCGGAGATTTACTGGCCGGAATCTCTCAGCGCAAGTATGAGCATTCTCATATCTTCCAGTCTGGCAACCAAGGTTTTGACATCAGACTTGAGTTCTGTTAGATCTTCCTGTCGAACAGATGTTTGTTTTAGATAACCTATCTCTAAAACTATTGGAGCAATCCTAGCTTCAGCTTCTAACCTATAAGAATCTATGGCCGCTGCAATCTTTGCATTAGTCTTAATATCATAGTCCTTTGTTAGTTTAAAAATGAACGTACTTACAGAGACTATAAAAAGAACTATAGCTCCTAACGCTCCCCATGTGATCGGTTCCATCTAATCCCCATTTAATATCTTTATAGCTTTTTGTTCAGCGGCTTTCGCCAAATCAAGAGCAAGTTCGGTACAATTAATTATCGAATTAATTAAATCTTCTATAGACTGCTCTAATGTATCTTCTTTGACTTCTTCTGCCCACAGATTACCTGAGTTGACAGTCTCGTCTTCAAGGGACTGGCAACTATCAACCATGATTTTCTATCTCGCCTTCAGTTAAGAATGGCTTAATTATTCGAAAAAAATTATAGAAAGTTTCTTTTGCTGAGCTTTTAAAATCTTCATCTTCTAAAGCGAACGTTGTAGCTCTATTTAGCTCTTTAATCGTTCTAATTGGATCAGGCTTAAGAAGATCTACCATTTCATCTTCGCCAAACCCAAAATGATAATCATCATGATAATCATCTTGGGCCATCTTATTTATGAGATCATCTAGAGCGTCTGCCTCTTCGGAGTGGCCCTTAATATCCAGATCGCTAGCTAGTTTTGCTAATTCTATTAACATTTGAAACCTCTGTAAAGTTTTTTGTTTTACAACTTTAGTCAAAGTATTAGCAGAATTAAAATTTCTCACCTTTATTATCAATAGTAATTGTTAGACTTCCAACTGTATGTCGCCCGTGTCTCCACTCTCCGACAAACCAAAGCTGTCCTAGTGCTGATACATCTTTGTTGATTGCATCGTAACTAATGCGTCTTCCATCCGGTAAGTCAACCCAGAAATGTCCCCAAGGATGCCGGAAAAACTCTGTTAAACCATTTCTCCATCCGGGCAACCAACGAAGAGTTGAATCTGGGATTCTTACTCTGGCTGTATATGCTGCAATGAAACAGTTTAGGCACTTAGATCATCCTTTCATCGAGCTTCGTTCACGCTCGAAAGGCCAGGTCAATTTTACGGCGCATTTCTCCACAGAGATATAGTAGGCCGAAGCATATGATAGAAATTACTTGATAAGGATCAGACAGGGCTTGCTGCCTGATAGCTCAACCTTGTGTTCCGCGCTCAAAGCGTAGGTCGGTTAGGCTCAACTCCCTCAATCTCTCCATTGCTTCCTCCGGAATCCCCATTTCACACTTAATCGGCAAATCCTCAAGAGAAACCCAATTGAAATCTGTATGCTCATGATCCAGCATTACTTCAGACCCAAAGGTGTAGGCCAGAAAAAAGTAATAATCTTTTTCATTAGAAGTAGTTATTGCTAGCGGAGTTAGAAGACTTTTCAATACTATAACTCCAGTCTCTTCAAGCAGTTCTCTCTTTCCGGTTTCTTCGGGAGTTTCATTGCCCTCTGCTTTGCCTCCCGGCAGACCCCATAATCCTGGGAAGGTTTTTATATTTGTAGCTCTCCTTAGGATAAGAAAGTTATTATCTTTATTTTGAAGAACAATTAAGCTGGCGCAAAACATATGATTTATTCCCTGGAAGCGGTGGATTAATTTACCAACATTTATTAATAGCTTAGGCCCCGCGCGCGATAACATTGCCCGACAAGCGGGCAAAATCTTCACATATTTTTGGGGCTCCGCTAGCACCGACCTGTAAGGCTGGCGGCGCATCCGAGCCTTTAAGCGTTTTCTATTATAAGCCTTGTGCCTACTATCGTCAAGTGGAGCGGTGCGTCTACCTCTTGACATACTCTTCATAAAACTTCATTACCAAAAATAGTGGTCAGAATGATGGTTGTGGTTAAATTTGCATTGGTCCCGCCAGTTAAGCACAATCTCAGCACAGAGGATATTATGAACTCCAATACACCAGATCCAATTGAAACGTACCTTGCTCTTCAAGATTTCGTTAAAGAGGCCGAAAGGCTTTTCGGTGAAACAGAACTCTGCAATTGGAGTGACTCTGAGGTTAGAGGTCTGCAGATTGCACTAAGTCTTCTTCGGGAAAAGGTTTTCTCTATGCCGGTTGGCAGTGTATCTGATTTTTCCGATACCGTCGGGGAAGATGATATTACCGAGACAAAGAGCGGGGAATACACCCACCGCATATTGATCAATTATGTTGGACAACATTGTGTAAGTAATTTTTGGCTCACCTCAAACTGTGAGAGTGGAGGCACATCAATTCTGAGATCGTTTAAGGATCTTGTGCAGACCAATAAGTGCTTCCTTCTGTCCGACTACTTTACTCTAAAAAATGCACAAGAAGATTGTATTATCAACGCGCAGCTAATTACTTCTGTAACACTTCTTCGCGAATTCCCTCTGAACAATTCTTTCTAAAAGAATTGCAAATAACTATTAATAAAAATTTGTTTTAATTGGAGAATCAATTATGAGCAACAACAACAACGACGGCGATACGGATATATACCTTCCTCTCTACTATGTGGTGAGAGTTGGCACAGAAACATACAGGCTATTCAATCGAGCGACGGACGCTGTTGTTCTAGAGTGTGAGCCAAAATACATAATCGAAGAGTTTCTAAAGGATAATGATTCCAAGCATCCCTTTGTGCTAAAAGCAGAGAAGAAAAGGAGTTACGAATACTTCTCAAATCATACAGATATCTTTGAAGATCGACATACATCTACTTCTGATGATATAGTTATGGATGTTCCTATAACTTTTGATTCTATTTTTGCAGAACTTGAGGGGCGGCTCTCCAATCAGAATGGTGATATTTTTGATTATGAAATTAATGGATTTGAATCTATTAATAAAGATTCGGTCTCTTCAAATTTTTCTTTTGAGGTTTCATCTCCGGCTCTATCGGTTGATTTTTTAAATGAAATTGAGAGGTTAAGCGAGCCTGCACAGCTTTCATTTGATTTCTCTTTTGTCAGCCTAGTCCCTAACCTGGTCCCTAACCTAGTCCCTAAGCTGGACATAGAAACAAAGGGAGTTTATCCGAAGGTTGATCCATTTGAGCCAGCCGAAGATGCCGATGAAGATATTCCATATCTACCTGAGGATTAAGTCTGATGAGCAAGCCATTTGATATTTATACAGAAGAAGAACTCGTAGAGGCTATTGCTATGTTCCTTGAAACTTCCTCCGATTATATGGATAGCTATTCTACACTTGAATTAATCACAAGCGCTGTCATGTCTATGTTTGCGCACGGAAGTGCGGGTGATGAAGAGTTAGAATTTAATCTTCGCAGGCATGTGACCAGAACTCTCTCGGGCTACCCAATGGCCTTTGAGAGAGACGACTATGACTATATGGTTCACTAATCTTGTATCAACCGCTTTGGCCATTGGTTTACTCTATTTTTTGCTAGTCAGCATCAAGGATAAATGATGTCTGCTATCTTATGGATGTTGATAGTTTCATATTTAACTGGCTCATTTCTGTTGCTAGCCTTATGTATTAGGGGTAATGTTTGATGACTAATGAATTTATAATTGAAAAGATTTTGAATATTCGCGCAAGCTCACAGACGTGAGTGCGTATGCGGGTAAGCATTATGCTTATGGCGTTCTTCTGAATGAGGAACCAACTAAATACCGATTGCTTGATAGATTCCATCGAACTATTGCAAACCCCGATATCAAATTGAAGACTTACTTTGTAGCCCGACCTGTATGGGAAGAAAGATGGATATTTCGGACCTGATAAAGTTAGTTTTGATGAAATGCTTGAGACTGTACTGGCCAAACATGTTCCAAAGGATGCCGAAGTTGTAGGCTGGGAATATGATGATGGAGAGCCGGAAGAAGAACCGAACTGGAAATAGGACTAAATAACAAAAGGAAAAGGGTAGCTCCGCATCGGGGCTACCCTTTTTTAATTGAAACTAATTAGCATTATTTCCTACTAATTATAAAAATATTCATGTACGAAACGCAAACAGTGATTTGGAATAAAACATGAAGACTCATCTATTAAAATTATCTAGCTTTCTCTCCAAGGAAGCATTAGTTCCAGAGGCTCGGGCAGTAGAAAATCTGTGGCGTGGCTCCAAGAATATATCTGATGATTGGGATATCGAAGAAGAAGAGAACCAGCTCTCTCTCGACTCACCAGACCTAGATAGAAAAACAATGGAACCATCAACTCCAAGTGTAGATAAACTAATCAGAGAAACTAGTCCATATCCCGGCTGGAATTTGCCAGGAGAAGAGAGGTCTGCTCCCTCAATGGATCTCGATTGGATTATGGAGGATGTATTAAGTCTTAATCTTGGAAGAGGGAAGCATATAAGTTCAGATGAAATCACGCCAGAATTTATATTAGCTGTACAAACAGCTGGTGACGGAAGCCGACCAAAGTTTGTTGGATCTGGTGTCTTTGGTGTTGTGTGGGATATTGGAAACAACAGACTAATAAAGATATATGATCTTGCAGCTGAAGATGATAAAAAAGATCTCACAAGAGGGATGATCTTTAACGATCTTCTAGGTGCCGAATATGAATTGATGGTTCATTCTTCTGGCAAATTTTTGCAGCCTGAGCTTATATCCGAAAGGCCCAAGGGTTGGAAGGTTATGGAAAAGCTAATAAATAATAATGATATGAAAAAGATTCATCCAGGATTACATGCCGGCCTTTCTTCCTTCATTTTAAGTATTTCCAGCGAAATTACCGATCTTATATGGAATGATGATGATAACTCAATCGCAATAGCAATGCTTCGAAAGAGAACTTTGGGCCTACCGGCAAAAGAACGAAATAAGATTTTGGCAGAGATACTTAGAGAGCCAGAAACAACAAGCGTTGTAAACAAAGCTGCTGAAAAAATCAAAAACAATATAGAGAATATTAAATACAAAAGGTGGAGCTCTGGTTTCGAGGATCAAATGGCAGAGGAGTTTAGTTTAGATCCGGAGTGGGTGATTAGACTAATAAAACACATGTTGATTCTTCATATCTCTAGGCGAATAGATGTGCAATTGAAAAATATAGGAATAAGACCTTCGGTGCCTGCTGACCCAGAGGCAGAAGATTGGAAACCAACCGGAACTCTTGTTTTCTTTGACGCTTAGGATGCAAAATGATCAAGGCTGAAACACTAGTGGGCTGGTTAGATCGAGAGGGGCACTCCACAGCCGCCACGCGCGTTGTAAGCCTCTTAAAGCAAGCTTCCGTGGAGGAGCGGAGAGAAGAGGCAGAAGGGCTCACAGACGAAGCAGATCGGGCTGTGAAGTTATTGCCCGAGGCGGGCGGGAATCTGAATCTTCCAGAGGAAATATATGAAGGGACTGGACATGACTTAGAAGATGCAATTCTTATCAAGAACATTCCTGTTGAATCTCTGACGATGTTGCAAAGTCAGGGAGATCATATTCTTGCAGATATATATCGAGGTGAGCTGAGCCATACAGAGGGACTTCCGGTTCTTTATTACAATACAGATAAAAATCAATTGATTGTGGATGATGGTAACCATCGAATTTTTCAATTATTTTTAAATGGAGCAGATCACATTGATGCTATGGTATATAGTTCCGGCTGGCATCCAACATTAAGATCTGTATATGATGGGGAAGAGGCTTTCGACTGGAGTTTCGCCAAGGTTGTTCGGAGCAGAAGAAACCCTTAAGCCTAGAGGTTGCTCTGAAAGACTCTGAGTGGTTCGTGGTTGCTTAGAATATATAGGACTAGGATTTTGCTTGGCAACTAATTTTTATAAAAATATTTGATTAGCTATGCTAATAATTAAGAATAGAGTGCGGAGAATTAAAATATGAAATACTTAAAAGAACTGATTGTCATTGCCAATAAGCTAGACTCTAAAGGGCTAACCGAAGAGGCCAGCCTTTTAGATGGATTAATTACGAGAGCCTCAAAGAAGAGAGCACAAGCTCCGTATTACTGGCCGGAGGATGAAGAGGGTCCGTCTGATACGGAGCTTAGATCAATGGAGCTTGGACTTTATGATCCGGTTGGCGAAGATGTAAAGGAATCTTTATACGAACGTCTTAGTCGTGTTCGTCGTGAAATGGAAGTGTTCGGCATCGCAATTTCTGACGGAGAAATGACAGAGGAAGATTGGGCTACATATCTTGAGATACAGAAAGATTTATCCGAAGTCCTAAGAGAGATGGGTAAGTCTGACATGGAAGCTTCTGAAGAATCATTATTTGAATAACAGCTGTTACGGATAAGTGAATGCAAGAAGAACGCTATCTTATAATTCAAAAGAATTTAGAATTAGCCCTAAGGAAAAAGGCCCAGGAAGAGCCTGAGCTTAGTATTTCTGATGCCGAAACTAATCTTGAACTTGAGCCAGTTACTGGGCCAGACCCTGAGCTTGTGCGGCCAGCAGAGCCGATCACTCATCCGTATGAAGTAAAATTAGATTCAGATGGATTTTACTTCTTTCCAAACATAGATAGCCTTCCTCCGGTTCCTGCTTATGGGCATCATTCGCGTAATGATGAAGCAAGAATAATGAAGTTAACTAATTTAGCTAATAAAAAGAACCATGATGATGCCAGTAGAGTTTTCGGTAGCACATATATAGCTAATATTTAGATAATTAGTATGGCTATATGGTTGTAATGTGAGCACAAAATAAACATTTATTACTTTAAATATAATGAGTGCTATGACGAAAAGGAAATCAAATATGAATATAGATGAAAAACTAAACGACATACTATCGTGGCTCAATGAACATGGGCTAAAGAAAGAGGCTGCGGAACTAGATTCGCTGATAAAGAGCTCAGATGATTTATCATCCTCCGATAGTCGCGAAGAAAATCGCGAAGAAAGTCGTAGCCCATCCACCGATAAATAATTTTCTATTATAGTCCATAGGCCTACTATGCTTGGGCGTAGATTCTCCTGTAATAATTTTCGACGGTTAGAAGGCAAGCAAATGGCAAAGCTAAACGACGTCAGAGAAATGATTGATAAGATTGAGGACCGTGAAATCCTTGAATCTGGTCAGCAACTTCTTCGCGAAATGATGAGGATTGCAGCAATTGAAGAAGAGCTTAAAGTCTTGAATGATGGGCTGACCGAAGGCGGCAAAGCTGTCTTCTACTTCTTTGCAGCAGAGCTTGACGAAGATGAGCGGGTATACGCTGCCGAGCGTATCACCGGCAGGATTAAGCGAATCGACCGGCAGAACGAAGCAGAGAAAAAGAAGTTGCCACCTCCAGAAGAGGACGTATAATGTCAAGGAACCTGGGACGCTAGGTAGGTCTTTGGACCTTTGGTGGGTTCGGAGAAAAGAAACACGAGACACTGTTGTATAGATATATAAATATATAAAATTATGCCCCTGACCAAGATGTTCTTTTATCGTGTTACGATATTTTCGGGGTTTATCGCTTAAGCAGATGAAAGCTATCTTGTCAGGGGTAGTTAGTAATCACATTAAAATAACCATAATATAAAGTTGAGAATAACAATGGAAGAACATGGGTTTAATGTCACTGAAATTGAAAACTTTATCTTAGAAACTAACTTTGGAATTATCCCTAAAGATTTGTGGATTTTCCTAAAGTCAGAAAAGAAAAATCCATTTGATGGTTATTCACCGGAAGAAGCACGGAAGATTAAGCGCAAGTTTCGGAAGTTAAAAAGAAAGTTGCATATTCAGAAGTGGCAATCAGCGACCTCTATGTGGAGAAGCATTGACTCTCTATTGCGAGAAGCAGAGGAAATTTGAGCAACACAACCTATGGGCAAAGCTGCTTAAATGAGAATACGACTCCCCGTCTCGGGCTGAAAGGTTCCGAGGCGGGGAATCTCTATTTAAAGACACCTGGATTTGCTGGTGTTCCTTAAAAGAAAGGATTTATAATGCCAAAGATTGTAAGTATTAATGAGCGTTCTCCAGCTGGAACGTCTCTCATTGACGGGGTATGTGTCAGCTATTCAACTCTTGTTGCGAAGCTTGGAGAGCCGGTGGAGGGAGGCTACAAGACTGATGCAGAATGGGTAATTGAGTTTGAGGGTGGTTCAGTTGTAACTATTTATAACTGGAAAGATGGGAAGAATTACTGCGGTGTAGCCGGTTTGCCAGTCAATGATATCACTGACTGGCACATTGGCGGGTATTACAATCATCGTGAAGGCGTTTATGGCGATTGGGCGGCCAGCAAGAGGGTTGTTCGGTATCTGAAAAATTATCTCTTTAGCGATTGGCCTCCGGCTTTTGAAGAGATTAGGCAGGAAGCGGAGTATTAAAATGAATCTTGATTGGAGCGGATTTTGTCATAGGTGTCTAACGAAGGTTAGCTCATATTCTATGTCATGGTTTAACGAGCAGCTTATTTGCACAGACTGCTCTGTTAAAGAAGCTAAGAGCCCTTCATATAATTCTGCTCGCAAGGCAGAGTTAGAGGCGGTTAGAGACGGAAACTATAACTTTAAAGGAATTGGAATTGATAATGAGTAAGAAGCGCAGTATTGCAGAGCATGATTTGTCTACGCGAGGATGGGGTAATAGCTATAAGGTTATGACCATAACTAATGGTGGAATCAATATTAAGCTCGCCGGTTGGCGGCGAGGCATTGAGAGCGGAGACTTTTTGATTCTCGCAAACAAGGGTGATACCACTCGCTATAAAGTAACTGAGATTGAATATCAGCGTGACCCAACAGATATGTTTTTTGCAAAAGCTGAGTTTTCTCCGAGAGATTCTGAGGAAGTATGAGCTTTGTTCAAGTTGAGCGACTCGATGAGCCTGCAACCATTGACGCAGAATTGGCGTTAGAGCCAATTATTGGGAACCATTACTTCTGTTATGAAAGAACAGACGGAACTTGTTTTCTCTCAATAGTCGAGCCTGAATATTGGGGACAGAGATTTGAATTAAAGTTTGTTATGCAAGTTGAATATGCTTCCATCCAGAGTTGGATTGAAATTAACACTAGCTGTAAGGATTGAAAATGAAATTTAATACACTGTATGGCAAGTCAAAGAGCGGAAAGCTTAAGGAATGGAATATCTCTGTTCGTCAGATGGGCGACGGAACCTGCTATATTGAAACCGAGCATGGTTATGCCGATGGAAAGAAGCAGCTTGACTCTCGCTATGTAGGAGAGGGAAAGAATATTGGCAGGGCCAATGAGACTACGATTTACGAGCAGGCATGTTCAGAGGCTAAGTCTTCGCATAGTAAGAAGAAGGACGAAGGATATGTAGAAGACAAAACTAAGATTCCTTCTACGTCAGATGGCCTGTTCCTTCCGATGCTTGCTCACCGATACGACAAGTATGCGTCGAAGATTAAATTCCCCTGTTATACTCAGGTTAAGTATGATGGGCTGAGACTTCTTGCTCGAAAGGAAGATGGAGTAGTTACTATCTGGTCACGAACGGGAAAGCCTCTTGACGTTCTTGAGAACATTCGGTCACAGCTAGAACTCTTTCTAGACGAAGGACAGTGTACAGATGGTGAGGTCTACGTTCATGGCTGGACATTCCAGAGGATTATCTCTGCGGCAAAGAAGCAGAGGCCGGATACTGATCTCTTAGAGTATCACATTTATGATCTTCCCCATACGTCTCTCCCCTTTGAAGAGAGGATGATTACCCATACTGATGATGGAGAGGCTATCTATACAGAACATAATCAAAACTTTGAGTATGGTCTAGCTAAGGCTCCTAATGTTATTGTAGCGAAGGCTTCGCTTGCAAAGACAGAGAACGAGCTAGGTGAGCATGAGGCTGCGGCTATCAAGGATTCTTATGAGGGACTAATGGCTAGAAACGTCGGAAGTCCTTACGTCTATAAGAATCGTTCGTATAGTTTGCAAAAAATCAAGCGCTTCATTTCAGACGAATATGAGGTTGTAGGCTTTACAGACGGGGACGGAAGAGAGTCCGGACTTGTTGTTTGGCGATGCATTACTGACTCTGGAGACGAGTTTGGAGTGCGACCAAAGGGGACTCACGAAAGGCGAGCCGAGTTGTTTAAGAATGGAAGTAAGTATATCGGAGAGAAGTTAACCGTTCAGTTTTTTGAGCTTTCAGACGACGGAGTACCTCGTTTTCCCGTAGGAATTGGCCTGAGGCCAGAATGGGATATGTCATAGCCTGAAATTGAGATAGATCTCTACACCAAGGCATCTGAATGGGGTAATGCTTCGTAATTAACTATAGATAATAGGAGAATATGTGGCTAAAGCCACAAAAGAAGGACATGAAAGATTTTAATAGAAAAGCTATTTTAGACGCGAATAATGCTCGGCGGAAACCAAAGCCACGCTCAGACGGTATTTCGCGCGAAATTCATTCAGATGAATATGATGAAGACTATGAAGATAGTTGGGATCATCTGTATGATGATCTTATTTATAGCGAAAGAGAAGAGCGCTTTAAGAGAGCTGAACGAAAGATCGATAAAACTTTTGAAAAATAACATTGGAGCACAATGGATACAAATCTAATAGATAAGATTATAAAAAACAATCCGATTATATCACATGCCGGACAGACGGAACTCGTTAAGAAGTGGCAAGAGCAGGCGGATAAGGCGGCGCTAGATAGTCTTATTCTGTCTAACATGAGAATTGTTACGAGAGAAGCATATTCTTTTAAGAAGAGGAACCAGTATCTATCGTATAGCGACTTGATTCAAGAGGGTATAGCGGGGCTTTTGAAGGCCGCAGAAATGTTTGACGAAGATAAGGGGGTTACGTTTTTAACGTATGCTATGTGGTGGGTGAAGGCTAATATGCGAAAGCATGTTATGACTTACCGCTCTATCGTGAAGCTCGGAACCACAAGGGATGATAGAGTTTTGTTCTCGAACCTCTCAAAGACAATGAATCTAGCAGAAGAAAAAGGTTTATCAGGAGAAAAGAAGCTTGAATTTGTAGCGGAAAAGCTCAATGTCAGCAGGGACTCAGTCGAGTCTATGTCTGGTTCTTTAAGAGGTTTTGATACCAGGCTTGACGCCCCAATTAAGAGTGACGATGGAAGCCGGGGCAACTTCCGACTGGACTTGATACCTGACGAAAGAGCGGACAAAGAACTGTCCAGAGTTCTATCCGAAGAAGATAAGATGAGTCTCGTTCTTAATTCGCTCATTGATAATATGCCAAAGGATGAGAGCGCCATTCTGAGATATAGATTTCTAACAGACGAGCCAAAGACTCTGCGAGAAGTTTCAAAAGAAATGGGAATTTCGAGAGAGTGGGTTAGAAAGTTAGAAATACGAGCGATTGATCGTCTTAAGAAGAGGCTGGCATCTGAGCATGGGATTAGGGAGTATTAGGTAATGCCAGCCGAGGATGTTTCCAGCTGGAAAACGGCGATCAAAAGGAATAAACCTTCCTCGATAGTATCTCATTTAGAGTCAGAGAAGCTAATTGTGGGAGAGGTTCTGGATTATGGCTGCGGTCGCGGTGATGATTTAACCTACTTAGATAAGAAGGGTTATCGAGTAGGTGGCTATGACCCGCATTGGCAACCAGCAAATCTTGTGTCAAAGAAGTACGACACCATATTGTGTACATACGTTTTGAATGTTCTTTCCGTAGAAGAGTCTGATATTGTGATTGAAAAAATAAAGAGCTTATTAGCTCCGAACGGAATTGCTTATCTATCGGTAAGAAGAGATATTAAGGCAGACGGCAAAACAACTCGCGGTTTTCAGAGAAATGTTCTCTTAGGCCTTCCGATTGTCAAAGAGGTTGGGAGTAGGTTTTGCATTTACAAATTATTGGCTTGAGTTTACTAACCAAGAATGAGCGGAGCAAGTATGATTTGTGTTGAAAAGAATGATAGAATTAATTTCCTTGTAGAAAATTTTCTGATTCCGAATCAGAAGCTAAGAGATTTAGATCCCATCGTTGCCGGTGGGTCGATAGTCTATCTGTACCTTCTTGAGAAGGCTTGCCAGCAAGACTTCCACTGGAATCTTCTGGTAAAGAACATTAAGAGTAATGTTCCAATCAGACCAGGGGGATTGCTTTCTGGTTCGTTTTCTGATATAGATATCTGGTTTGCAGATGATAACGAAGTCTTTAAAGATGATAATGAATATCATAAGCTTGTTTGTGATCATCCAGAAAAGGACACCGTCGAGGGCAATGCATTGTTCGATACTAGGAAGTCTATTCCTAAGTTTGATGCCTTAGGTCTGTCAACGCTGCTTACGTCAACTCAGTGGGCGAACACTTTTGAGGCAACGCAGGCGAATGGTGATTATAATAGATTCAGGCTTGTAAATCACCAATTCATAAAGAGGCCAGTTTCTTTGGTTGAAGACCTTTTGTCTGGATTTGATTTCAAGAATTGTATGATGGCATGGAAAGATGGAGAGATTTATTATGAAAGCGCAGCTATGGATGCATTTAATAATGGAACTCTAGAGCTTAACAATGGAGGGGTTTATGATTCTGGAACTCTTCCATCTAAGGTTTTTAATGCACTCCGCGCTTTCAAGTATAGCAAGAGATATCAGCTAGACTTTGACGCAAGTCTCACAGAGCACGTGTTCAAGGTTTTTGTTGACTGCAATGATATTGATTTCAAAGCTTACAACGAGAAGGCGAAGGTGAAGTATATTAATTCAGCCTATGGGTTGAGTCGATCCACAGTTAATACATTCAGGTCTACGGTTTTCTCCCTGGCAAGTATGTTTCCTGTTTTTCTGGCTATGAAAAACTTCAAGCAAGAGCATGCTCTCTTCTTGGTTGATAACGCCAAGGGCTTAAGGGGCCTCAGAGAATACATAGACAATGGCGGAGTATATGTTCCAGGCTCAGAGAGTGGCGGAGATCTCCCGCCAGCACTGACCTTCTAATGAAGTATGTATTTTTCATAACAAAGCGCGGCCATTTGCCATACTCAGGCTCTTCATGGCCGGAAGATCAAACGCCAAGATTCTTTACAAAGAAGGAAGAGGCCATAAAAACCTGTGAGATTATGGACAAGGTAAATCCTGTTGGCTTTAATGTAATTAGACTTCCAGCAGAAGGATTGCGGTTAGATCTTTACCCGTCAAGATGTTACGACTTCCAAATTTAGGATGTAATATATGATATTTAGATACCCAGTAACTCAAGCGGAGTTGGATGAGCATGATTGCCTTACGGGGCCAATCTTATTGGGATGGGCAGCGGAGTCTTGTGAGGTTCATGCAAAAGAACTAACAAATCTAAACTGTGTTGTTCGCCATATTGAATCTGCTGACTTTTTGCATGATGCCCGGTGTGGAGATATAATCACATTAGATGTTTCTTTCTATGAGTCAGGAGTAACAAGTCTTGTATTTAAGATTAAAGTATTGAAAAATAAAGAACGAAATGTAATGGCAATTTTCAATAAAATTGTCGTCGTTTGTGTAGGTAGTGTGGGCGGAGTTCGTATGCCGATTCCACACGGAATTTGACAGCTAATGATCACCAGCATAGTATGTATGGAAAATTAAGATGCCAAAAAAGATTAATAAAAATTATGATAATTTTATGAAAGAACTTCTCTCTTTGGAGGGGGTCGAAACAAAGTATAACTGGATGCCAGAGTTTAAGGATCAAGAGAAAATTCTAAATTATTGGATGGCCCTTTCTGATAGAGCCAAGATTGCTGTGATAAAGGACTCTAGATGGAATCACTATCCGAGGTATAGGTATTTTTATTCATTGAATGATGGCAGATCCTTCGGCGGTGTAATTGATAATTTAGTTAAAACAATTGTTTATTCCTCAGGTGATAAAGCTATTTTAAAGAATCATTCACAGGGTATTTTTGCCTACTGCTCAGTGGGTCACATGAATGCAAAAGAGAAAATAATTATGGCAAAAAGATTAGTTACATCTAAAGACCAAAGGTTGGCGGCTGAGTCTTGCAATATTCTTCCTGCAAATATTGCTAGTCGCGTATTGAAGGATAAGGTGTCTAGGAGTAGGTCTGGAAGCCGCAGGATCAGTGCCGCCGAACACAGATTGATACACAAGCTAATTCAAAGAGTTGGCCTTGTGAGTTGTTATAAAGAATTTCTTCCAAGGAGTATTGGTGACGCTAGACTTACTTGGAATGGGCGTCGTTCATTAGCGATGGCAACAAGAGATGATGTCTCTTACTTGATTGATGAAATTAAGTCTGGCCCCGCGATTATTAATAAAGACATTTTAGGACTCGTCGTTGCCAAAATGTCAGCAGAAGAGATAATCTTTTCTTTAGATTTACTTAATGATCAGCGAACAGAAGAAGTAGTTTCGCTGATCTTACAAATGTCTACCTAAACCATTCGCGCAAAACCGGAGAGGATGTGGCAAAGAAAGAAAAGATAAAAATATTTGGATTTAAAGTTAGAGATCCTAGCAGTGGATTGTTCTTATCTAAGAGTGGAAGCTGGACAACGGTCGGTGCAATTTGGGCCAGAAGGCATAACGCAATTAATGCAATTAAATCTAAAATAAAGATAAAACCATGGAAGCCAAAGTCTGCGAACAATTTACAAGAAGAATCTCTTAAGTGGGAAATAGTAAATTTAGTGGAGGGAGAGTCGGAGTCTGTCCTATTCTATCTGGGAGATCTCTCTAGTTAATCTGGCAGCTCAGCTATAATTGTTGTCATAATTGGATTGGAAATTATGATTTTTGATCTAATTGCTATCTTTTCATTGGGGCTGCTATCGGTATGGTATGGAGTCTGAGAAACTCTGGACTTTAAAATGTAGGCATTATTTGCTGTTACATTTTTGGGCGTTGTACCGTCCAAGATAGGCTTCGCCGGAATTGCAATACTAAATAGTAATAGTATTAGGAAAAAATATTTTAGGTACTTCATATGCTGCTCTAAATAAGTTATATTATTTGTGCCTTACCGATGAATATTAGCAGGTTTTTGAAATTAAATTCAACCAAAGTTAATGGGCCTAAACTGCTTTTTTAATATCATTCTCAACCCTACTATAGTTCGCTGAACCCCTGGCGTGAATGTGCTCCGGGTTAATCCGGGGCCTCACAAGGTTCTTCGCAAGAAGATTCTAAATTCATCTAAAGAGGATTAAAAATTCTGTGGATGAACAAACTTTCCGTGGCTATCATGTAGATGTGCGGAAATGTCTGCGAACAGCAGGCGAAAACAACTAACGATTGAGAAAAAGATGAGTAATAGAGCAGAGTTTGGTCGGCTAAGTGGCCGACCATTTGATGAGTTTAACTGCTTCCACATTAGGGACTTTGAGTCTCGGGATTGTATCCGAGTAAGGTCAGGGGGCGGAGAGCTAATAAAGGGTATCGTAACGTCAATTGACCTAGAGGCTAATGTTATCAGGTATTTCACAGCAGCAAATAGCGATTGTGCTGTGACAATTAATGATATCGTATCATTGCAGGGGCACGAGTCGGGCTGGTTAGACTGACCTCTGAAACGTCAGAAACATTTAAAAGAAGGGATAGATGAAATCAACATTAATTGAGAGTGAAACAGATAGTTTAAAGGACACATCGCCTACAGGCGATGTTATTGTAAAGAAAGACTCTGAGGCAAAGACTTCTAGGCCTAAGAGTATTAACAGAAAATCCCCTAAGAAATCGGGGATTATGATTTTTGAAAAGGAAGATTAAATGCTAAACAAGACAAAGAAGACTAAGTCACTAATTCTAAACCTCCGTAATGGAGATACTCGTAAGCAGGCAGGAAGCAATCGACTACAGATTGTTGTACGGTCTGAGGACTGGCGAATTCCGAGTCATACGGTTAATATGACAGTCCGCGAGGCTCAGTCTCTTCGTTCGTTTCTTAACGACAACCTGACTGAGTAATAACTGCTGATTGAATCTATAGCTAAGGATAGCCGCGGAATATCTGCGGCTATCCTTAGTTTCTGTTATCTCCGCGATTGGAAGCTGTATTTATGACTAATAAGGCAAGGCTAGTTCATTGGGTATCTAAATCTTCGGATAAGAAGATTGGCAAGATAACCGCATCGTATTCCCCCCTTAGTTCGTGTCCCGATTCTTGTTCATTCAAGGACGGTGGATGCTATGCTTGGGGGCTTTTCTATTTGAGGATTCTTGGAAAGAAGATAGAGAATGGAAAGCTTAAGGCTAAGACTCTTACCGAAGCCTTGAAGAAGATGGATAAGAGCGCAAGGGTGGCTCGACATAGAGTGGCAGGAGATATCGTTGGCGATGTTCCCGGCACACTCTTGGAGTGTAAAGAGGTTGAGTCCGCTGGATTGATTAACATCGGATATACACATGCTTGGAGGGAAGGCTATTCTGCTCCACTAAAGAAGTGGTTTAGGGCATCGTGTAATACTGTTAAAGACGTAGAGGATGCGGTCGCCGCCGGATGGTCTACAACGCTGGCTGTATCTGGAAGTAACATTCCAAAGAGCTTTGGGTTTATGGGCAAGCGAGCAGTTCTGTGTCCTGCCAGAAATGGCGTAGAGGGCAAAGCGGATATTACATGTAATACGTGTACGCTGTGTTCTGTAAATGATAAGACAAAAAACCTCATAGTTATGTTCCGGGTCCATGGAAGCGGAAAGACTATGAAAGACGCTACGGAGAAGTCTGTTGACATCAAAAGTATCATCTAAAAAAGTCCTAATTATAGACGGTTACAATATGATTCATCGGTGCCGCTTTCAGTGGAGTGGTTATCAGAAAACTAAAGATACCGGACCAGCTGATGGAGAGTTTCAGATTGTCTATAATTTCTTTAGAGTATTACGCTCTACTATAGATCAGTTCTCCCCGGACGTTGTATACTTTCCATTAGACGGAAAGCCAGCAGCAAGGCTGTTGGCCGACCCAAACTATAAAGGAAATAGAACTGTAGATACATCTGATCCAGAAGTTGTTAAATATTGGGAGTCTTTCCATCGGCAGAAGAGAGTAATTATTTCTGCGCTTCAAAAAGATTATCCGGTGATAACGGTCTATCACCCTGACCAAGAGTGTGACGACTTGGTTCAGTATATAATCGACTATCATCACGTTGATGATGAGGTAGTGGTTATATCTTCTGATACTGACTTCATTCAGCTGCTGAATAAGCATCCAGACACAGTGAGGCTGTATAATCCTATCTCAAAAGAATATAGACCGAACACGGAATATGATTATGTTTCGTGGAAGGCGATGGTTGGAGATAAGGCAGACAACATTCCTGGCGTCAGAGGCGTAGGAAAAAAGACAGCTTCAACGATTCTGGCTACGGCTGGCGCTCTAGATGAAAGATTGAAGAACGATAAGTTCAGAAAATCTTATGAAAAAAGCTATAGTTTAATAAAATTTATTGACCTTAAAGACGAAGAGAGTAGAATAATTATTACAAAATCTATGCTAGATATGGCTAGCATAACAGACGATTTTGAATCTATGGGATTCAACTCTATGTTGAGTGAGTCGTCTATAGATAAGTATGAAAAAACGTTTATAAATCTATAATACAGGAATAACAATGACACAATCAACAGCAGAGCCGACAGCCCCTCCATTGAAGCAGACAACATTGAAGTGTGAATATCTGTGGCTAGACGGCGGCAAGACTCAGAAGCTACGGTCAAAGACTAGGATTTTAACTATCTCTTCTTCCGATGAAAATTGGAATCTATCACTAAAGGATATTCCTCTATGGAACTTTGATGGGTCTAGCACTAGTCAGGCAACGACAGAGGTGTCAGACTTAGTGCTTCGACCAGTGTTTGCATGTGTAGATTCAAACAGAGAAAATGGTGTGCTGGTTTTATGTGATGTATTGGGCCTAGATATGATTCCGCACGAAACAAATCATCGAGCAAAGCTTGTTGATGAAATGATAAAGCATCATGCGACAGAGCCTGTTATTGGCTTTGAGCAAGAATACTTTATGACCAAAGACGGCGGAATCTTTGGGCACAAAGAGGATTTAAAAGGGCAGGGACAGTATTACTGCTCAGTTGGCACAGATAATGTGGTCGGAAGAAATCTTGCAGAGTTACATCTGAATGCTTGTATTAGTTCTGGGCTCTCTATTGTTGGAGTTAATGCAGAGGTTGCATTGGGGCAGTGGGAGTATCAGGTCGGTGGGCCGGGAATTAACACGCTTCAAGCCTGCGACCATCTATGGGTTTCTCGATTCATTCTGCAAAGAATTTGTGAGCTACAAGAGGTTGGGATTACTTTTGACCCGAAGCCTTTAGAGGGCGACTGGAACGGAAGTGGTATGCATTCTAACTTTAGCACAAAGACCATGCGGGAGGCTGGTGGTATTTCTGTTATCAATAAGGCTTGTGAGGCTTTGGGTTCCGAAGAGGCTCTTGCTATGGCGAAAGAATCTTATGGAGAGGGACTAGAGAGAAGGCTCACCGGAAAGCATGAGACTTGTTCTGTAGACGAATATAAGTATGGAGTAGCAGACCGTGGGGCATCTGTCCGAATCCCCCATCATGTGAAGCATGATGGGGCCGGATACTTTGAGGATAGGCGACCAAACTCAAATGCAGACCCGTACAGAGTTGCTGCGACACTTGTTTCTCTGGTTTGTCCACTGGAGGGATAAGTGGCTCTTTCTGATTTTAAAGCCAAGTATAAGGTTAACAAATTTTATTCTTATGTTGAAGAGAAGGTTGCCGTTACACCTACTGTTTCTAATATATTTTATGGATGGGAGCAATCAGATGTAATTGACACTTCACAAAAGTTAGTTCTATCTACTGCATCTAAGTCTAAAAAAGTTACAGACGATGAGGCCTCTTGGTCTAAGCAGGAGGGTATTTCTGCAACTTCATTGGCCGACTACCGACGTTACTTTGTAGCTGCCACCGGAGAGAGTCCAGAGAACTTCTTGGACAAATGGAAGGACTCTTTGGATAAACTAGAGTCTCTTCGTGAGTCAGAGAATCCCCAATACCGAAGTGGGGAGGGAGACTTTCTGATCAAACTATCAAGACTAATTGTGTCTGGGGATAAGTTTGTGAAGTTTGGAAGAATCTATAAGGTAATCTCTCCGTAATAAAAATTAGATGAAAGCGGAGTTTGAAAATGAAAATCTTTAAGCGCAAAAAGACTGGCAAGCTTTATACTGTTGGTGTGAGCAAAGCTCCTTATCTTGGCCCGCATTATAATGCGGAGCCTTATATGTGGTTCGGTGATAAGGTTGAGATAAAGCTTAAAGAACATATTGAGCGTGACTTCGAAACTGTCGGAGAAAGAAGTTGACTAGACACTGATTGGATTAGAAATGTTTCTGGATACAAACAGGGATAAGACTAGACGAGAAAGATACAACGAAAAGCTAAAGAGCAACATAATGTTGCCAGCAGCGATTGCTACGATTAACTTTTTGTTTGATGAAAACCTAGCGTTTATGATTAGGAGTGCCGCTTGCTTCGGGATAAGTGATGTATTTGTAATCGGAACGCTGCCAGACAGAAGTTATCTAAATACAAGAACAGGATCTCTGTATGATTATGTGAGCTTCAAAACCTTCTCTAATCCAAGGCAATTCACAGCATATTGTAATGCCAATGGCTATAAGATTGTCTCGGTAGAGCTGACAGATGATGCTCAAAGTATATATGATTATGAATTTAACTTTGAAGAAAAGACAATAATTGTATTGGGCAATGAGCAGACCGGAGTTCCGGCAGAGATACTTTTAAGGAATGATTCAATTTACATTCCGATGAATGGCCCAGGATATTGTCTGAATGTTAGTCAGGCCGGTACGGCTGTTATGAGCGAATACTGTAGGCAGTATTCTTTAACCAAGTAAGGAGACGTTATGCCAGAAGAGTCAAAAGAGTCAAAAGAGTCAGGGGCTGTTGTGTTTTATTTTTCAAACAGAAATGGATATAGGGCAAAGGTTTCGCGAGAAGAGTGGGAGAGAGAGTGGCTAAGCTGGTGGAAGAGAACTTCTCCCAAAAGAGGAAAGTAAAGGTAGCTTCCCTTGGGCTGTGTCCGGCGCAGGCGCTGATGCTGGCCTATAAGACTCTTCTATCGCTTTAATATTCTCTGAGGCTATTCCTCTGATTTTATCAAAAACTTTAGACCAGTATTTCTCCGACAGATATTCTGTACCAAGCTCAACTCCGATAAGGCCCAAGCTTAGAATGAATCCAATTGTTCCGGCAATTGCATCTGCTATTGGAAGCGGTCCGTCAATAGCCGCTGATATCACGGTTAAGATATCAATAACAAGCATTACGCTGTTGGTGAGGGCTAGCAGGAAGTCTATATAAAAAGTTGAGATAACCTTGGATACCTCCAGTAATTCTAGTAGATTCTCTGGATTATCTTTATTTTCTTCAATTTGCTTTGAGATAGACCTTCCTACCAGTGGGACGGCAGGGGAGAATATCATTCTGGTGGAAAGCCCATACTTATCTAGTGGTAATTTTTCGACAATAACCCTGGCATTATGTGTTGCTTCGGATATGTTTTTGGCTGCTAGTCCAACTGATATAAGGCCACCGGCGACAGGGAGTGCTCTGCCCCAAAACTTTGGCTTTATTTTTGTTGCAGCTAATTTGTAATCCTTTGAAAGATATAATTTGTCTTTTCCTGTAACTACAATTTCTGGATCAGTTAGTCTGGATAAAGACTTAATAGTCTCAGCTCTTTGCGTTTCAGATATTGGAGTATTAAATTTAGCTTTCAAAGAAAATAGCTCGGTGATAATGCCCTTCATAGCTTTTTGTGGGCCCTTTATTTCATAAGCAAGTTTTGACGGAGCATCTATTTCAAGCAGAAGCTTATCCCACTTGGCGAGCTCTGGATCGTCTATGCTAAGCAAGAAGAAATTATTAGGATTTAAATCAGCATATTTAGAAATCATACAATAAGACGCAAGGTCACAAACTTTGGTAGCAAGCTCGCTCTGGCCAGCATTATCTAAAAAGTTAGCTAAGTTATTCAATTTTGTAAGCATTATCCCTCCGAACGTATTCTGGTAAATAATTCAATATTAATAGTATATTTCGGATGAATACAGAAGTATAATGTTTATATCCGCCACGCGAATAAGATAAATTAATTCTCAGGAGAATACATGTCTAAAGAAGTTAAGTTTAATGCCGAGGCAAGACTCGGCCTGCAAGAAGGTCTTGATATCCTTGCAAACGCAGTTAAGGCAACTCTAGGTCCAAGGGGCCGACACGCAGCAATAGATAGAGACTTTGGTCCACCGCTCATTACTAAGGATGGAGTAACTGTGGCTAGAGCTATCGTTCTAAAAGATAGAATCCAGAATATGGGCGCAGAACTAATAAAGAGCGTAGCTAGCTCTACTAACTCTCTGGCTGGTGACGGAACTACAACTGCAACAGTTTTGGCCCAAGCTATCTATACCGAAGGCTCAAAGATGGTCGCAGCTGGACACAATCCGGTTTTAATTAAACGAGGGATTGATAAAGCTGTTGAGGTTGTCTCAGCAAAGCTTAAGGATCTTGCGCAAAGTGTTTCTAGTGAAGATTTAATAAATAGTGTTGCGATCATATCTGCGAACAATGATGAAAAGTTGGGAAGAATCATAGGCGGAGCAGTCTCTTCTGTTGGAGATCATGGCTTAATTTCAGTAGAGGAATCAGCGGGAACAGAGACAAAGGTTATTTATTCTGAGGGCCTATCATTTGATAGGGGGTATATAAATCCAATCTTCTCAACGAATACAGACAGAATGACTGTTGAATTTAAAGATCCGTTTATATTAACTTATGACGGAAGAATTAAATCAACTTATGAATTGATGCCTATTCTTACTGCGGTTGCAGAAACTGGTAAGCCGCTATTGATTATCTCACAGACAACCGAGGGTGAGGCATTGCAGACGCTGGTTCTAAACAGGGCTCGCGGAACACTATCTTCCTGTGCGGTTAGGGCTCCTGGGTTTGGTGAGATAAGGCGTGATATACTTGGTGATATTGCGACAGTATGTAATTCAACTTTGTTTACAGACGAGGTAGGCTCCCCGCTTGATAAAGCTACGTTAGACGACCTGGGGACGGCTAGGAGGGTTTCTGTCACAAGAGATGATACTACTATCATAGACGCAGCCGGAACGCCTGATGATGTTGCAGGGAGGATTAAGTCTATGCAAATGAGGATGGAAGAGCCAAACCTAGAGGGTTATGAAATTGCTGCGCTTAGGCAGAGGCTATCAGCAATAACCGGCTCTATAGCAGTATTGAAAGTTGGAGGGGTTTCGGAAGCGGAAGTAAGAGAAAGAAAAGATAGAGTTGAAGATGCTATCAATGCGGTTAAAGCTGCTATCGAAGAAGGTATAGTTCCCGGTGGTGGCGCAGCATTGTTACATTGCTTGCCGGCCTTAAGGGAATTTAAAGAGAATTCAAATTTAACTACAGAAGAAATAGTTGGATGTGATGTGATTGCCTCAGCTATGAGGGCCCCATTTGTGCAGATTCTAAAAAACGCAGGTATAGAATATCACTTGCATATGGAAAAGATTATAAGCTCAGGCAACGTTTTGATGGGATTTGATGCGCTAGTTGGAGACTTACAGGAAGATATGATAAGCGCAGGAATTATAGATCCAGTAAAAGTGGTTAGAGTTGCCTTAGAAAACGCTGCATCTTCTGGCGGAATCCTGCTGACAACGGAAGTTACGATCTATAGCCCGCCAGCTGATTGATCATCCTAATATTTTCTGATATGACCCACGGCCCTACTATAGTTGGGTGGACCCACGTATTTGCTGAAAGGATTAGAATATGTCTGATGAAGAAGTTGTAGAAGAAGAGCCTCTATCCAAAGAGGTTGTTATAAATATGCTTATCGCTATTGCGATAAACTCATGTCAAAGCACCTATAATAAAACTCATATCAAGGTGAGGGAATATTTTTATGCGCTACCTGTTAAGGACGTTCTGCAATCATGGGAGTGGCTAAATCAGGCAAGCAAGATTAAAGTTATTGATTCGAAGAGGCAGTTTTTTGATGACCTCATTAAGGACTATCTAGACAATGAATAAAGATGAAATTATTCAATTTGGATTGAGTGCGCTATTTGAGCGTTATAGTTATGCGAATAGTCATCTAGACTTAGATGATGTGAAGAGCAAGGTCTTTGACTCTGGTCTTATAGATTCTATATTAAGTTCCACTAACTTTCTAGAAAAAGGAACAAGGTCTTTGTTTGAATCGTATCTTAGGCACGCCAATCTAGCCTCAGTAGCATTATCTCCCTTTGTTAAAAAGGGAGTTGAGTTTTATTCGTCTACTGGTTTTATCGAATCAAATCTTTTAGATTTCAAAAGGGGGGATGCAAACTGCATCCTTAGTGCCGCAGAGCGCAATATAGATTTTGACTGGAAGAATCTCTTTCACCTGTCATATAAGTATGGGCCGGAAAAATCAAGATATATTCAGCCCGCAGTTAGGTCCGTTCTTAATAAGTATGCAGAGTACGAACCCGATTCATTTGAAGCCTTTGTCAAAGACAGCGTGTTTAAGACACCGGGACAACATGCTTTTTCATGCAGAGGAATGTTTTACAAAGCCTACATTGCTAATGGCAGTCTGACCAAAGAGGAAGCAAGAAAGATTCGCAGCGAGTCAAGTGCGGAGGCATCTGAGATAGCAGTTAAGGCTCTCGTTGATAACGAAGAGCTTTACCCGAACTATGATGATTTAGTTTTGGTTATCTCTGACTCAAAGCATGAGCGGGTTCTGATTACGTTGGCGATGACTCTCCCAATCCACTTGCTTCCTTCGATTATGGGGACAGATTCACAGTATGTATTAGGACTTGTTGAGCGAAGAATGGAAGCTCACGAAAGAGCGCAAGAAGCAGAGCTAAAGATTAACGCTATTATTTAAGTAATGTTTGGAGAATAGAATGTCAGAGTTTGTTTGGCTCGAAGAGCCGCTGCATAAGAATGCCTTTGGAAAGTTTAATTGGGAAGAGCATCCAGAGATTCTGGATACATTAATGATTAGTGTAGACGGATCAATCATGGCAGTTAGGCTCGATAAGGTTGAAGAGCATTATGCCAATGAGGGTGTACAGAATATCAGGATGGGATATAAGAAGGCTGAGAAGTGGCCAAAGATTGAAGGATTAGATACTATTTATAAGGTTCTTGCTCATTACGTAGAACTTTAATCGTTCCCACAAACAGGAAAAGCCCCGATTGCCTAGGCAATCGGGGCTTTCTGCGTTCTATTGTTTTTATACTTATCTGCTAATATCTAATGCTAAAAGAGTAGGATATCTATATGGATAATGGATTTGTAAAAAATGCAGGACTTGAAGATTCAGGAGTTACAGACCCTAGATCTGGCCTTCCTATAAGAGTTTCTACTACTGTTAGGATGAAATACAGACGTTATTTTGGTAAAGAGTGGGGAGACAGAAGGGACGTGCTATATGGTCTTCATAATCCTGAACTAAATGAAGTTATAGCTCAAGACTTTAGAGCGAACGCACAAAATATCGTGCATATGTTTCTTGGAAATCAGTCAGATATAGCGTCTAGGCAAAGAACTTGGATAGAAATCAGAAGAGAGGCGGCATCATCTAGGCCATTTCACTTCTTCTTTTCTATTATTAGGCCAGGTTCTATTGATATCATAGGGACAACTACTCGATATTTTAGGCCATCAAAGCCAAGAATAATTGATCCAAAAGGTTTATAAGGAAGTATGCTAAAGAAGAGAGCACAAGGTCCGCATTACTGGCCGCAAGTTGTAGAGAGGGTTAAGTCTATTGGACTGCGGCCTGAAATTATAGCTATGCTAAATAGTGCAAACCAAATAGTATGGGATCATTCTCCCCCGGCTGATAACCCAAATGCTATAGCCTATGTATCTTCGGAAGACAAGAATAACGATGGGAAGATCGATAAGATACATTTTGTTTTATCTAAGTTTCCGCCAAATGCTAGTGAAGATGAGGTTGAATCAATTATAGAGATGGTCGCAAAAACATTGGTTCACGAATATGGCCACATTGAAGATTTTGATACAGAGACTGGATTTCCAGGCGGCGAAGCTGCGGCGGAAGCTGCCGAGAGACAATCCGAATCAACTATACAGAGCGGATTAAATTCTAGCTCGTCATTATTAACGTTTAATAACATTAAAGGAAGGAATTTAAACATGCTTAAAGAATTACAAAAATTAGCCAACCATCTAGATGAAATTGGTGAAATAAAACTCGCAGATAAACTAGACTCAATTATAGCTTCAAATATAAAGCTTGCAGAAATGCCGACCAGAAAGAGCGTTCAGAAGGGAATAGATTTTTCTCAAGAGGAGCAAGTCGCACTTAATATTTGGAATAAAAAACTTCTTAGTGCCGATCTGGCTAAATATAAAGTTGGCGACCCCGACGATCTGGACGTCGACTATTATGACAACCAAGAAGACGACTTCATGGTCTCGCACGTCTCTCGTCTTTGGTCTGATCCAAACTTCTCTGCTACGGAGGGAGGAAGAGGCTTTAAGGAGGCTGTTCTTAGGGAGATTCCAAACTTTGATTGGCTTATTCGTAGCGCAATAGATAAGATAAATGCGAAGAGTGATGGGTCACAAGCTAAGGCTACTCGGACCGGAGGCCCTCTTCAGAGTATACAGACTTTGGTAGGAGCAGAGGCGACTGGAAAATGGAACCGTGATACAAGAGATAATCTTGAGAGCTTCCTAACGAAGTATGACAAACACCTTGTTCCAGAGGGAACCGCCGGAGTTAAGCAGGTTATGAGTTGGGGCTCAGGCTTTAGGACTATCTCTGTGGAAGGTGTTTCTAAGCCCGGAAGCTATCCCGGAAATTGGGGTGGCCTGCTTAAGCTCCTAAAAGACTTAGAGAGCAAAGATCAGTCAGCGTTAAGTTCTCTGAAGGCCCTAGAGGATGATAGATCGACAGAATATGTAGCGCCAGCCTGGCTGGGTCAGAGTGTAACTGAGCCAACAGCCGTAGCAAACAAGGCAATGGACGATGTTGTTAGTAGCCTATCATCCGCCTTTAGCTCCGGAATGCCAAAGTTTAGCAGATAGTAACTATACCTTATTGGGTAAACATAAGTTATGGAAGAGGGCGAAGAACTAAGTTTATTAGATCTCATAGAATACTATGAGGGAGGCCCGGTGATTCGAGAGAGGACTCCGGATGTAAACCGAGTTGTGTTCGGTCCAGATGAAAGCATATTTACCAATAAGGCCGAGGGCGAACCGGGCAAAAAATCTACAAGTAAACAAAGGCTGAATACTCTGTACAAAGAAGCCCTGGGACTTCTCGATGTTCCTGGCGGTGCAACCGATGGACATTTGGGGTTTCGAGAAAGAGACTCTTACGATATTGATGGACAAGATGCCGAGGCAGGACATAAGGGTGGCTTTGGCGGGCCCTCTATAATTGATGTTGAAGAAGATAAGCATCCGATTAATATTGACAGAAAAAAGAAAGATAATGATTTTAGCTCGAAAGACTTTGACTTCTTTGACTTCTTAATGTCTCTGTCGAATAATAAAGATTATGATTTAATAAAGAAAGATTATTATGTTGCAGATAATGGTAAAATTTGGCTAAAGAAAAGTACTGGATCTATTTATTTTTCAAAATTTAGCAATTCTAATAATATTATATTAATTAATGTAAAAGAAGGGCTGAGTAAAGCTCAGAAAATAATGTTAGAAAAAAGAATTAATATGGATAATTTAATTTCTAATGCGAAAAAAGAAGTTTATAAAGAAATTATATCCGATATAAGGACTATGGAGTAACAATGGTTAATGCAAAGAATGAATTACTAAAATTAGCAAAAGCTTTGGGCAAGTCTGGGTATGAAGATTTCAAGAATAACATATTATCCTTAGCTCAACAGATGGGTTCGCTGAGTCCAGCTCAAACCAATTATCCAAATAAAACTAAATATCCGTATGTAACTTGGTCTTCGGTGGAATACTATTGGAAATATCACAAGGTCTCTGATCATTACAAGGTTTTGGGCTCTGCGTCAGGCGCGACAGCAATGTTTGACGCTGCCGTCAAAGGTTGGGGGACTGACGATGGAGAAGTTTATGCGGCATTGTTTTATGGAACCGATAAGTCGTCAGCAGATGTAATAGATGCGACAAAAGCTGATTTTTCAGGCACCGAGGAGCATATAGCCCTGATGATAATCGATGGAACTATCAATAAAACTAATTTTGATCCAGTTGCTGGGAAATGGTTAAATCCCGCTGTTGGCAATCAGAGTCAGCAGTCGCAGAGTCAGCAGTCGCAGAGTCAGCAGTCGCAGAGTCAGCAGCAGCAGGGATCTGCTAATTGGACTGATGTTCAGAATAAATTAAATGCTCTTGGCGCTAAAGATTCAGATGGAAATCAATTAGATCCAGATGGGAAATGGGGTCCGAAGACTTCTAGGGCGTGGAATGACGCTACCAAAGAAAAAACTACAGCTACTCAGTCAACTGATTTAACTCCAGTTCAAGCTTTAGCTAGGTTGAATCAGATTGCTCCAGCTCAGCCAGCTCAGCCAGCTCAGCCAGCTCAGACTCAGACGGCTAATGCCACAAAGGCTACAATATATAATGCATATATGAAGTTCCCTGATGGAGATCCGGAGATGGTTTTGGCTGCTAGAAATGATTTTTATAAAGCAGCTAAAAGAACTGTAAATGATATAGAGGATTATAATGATCTGAATAATGCTCAAAAAGATTATATCCATAAGGCGTATCTTGCAGATAAAGCTAAGAATCCAAAGATGGAAATGAAGTTACAGTTCTATAGACCACAGGCTGCTGCACCAGCAACACCTACTTTCAATAGCGCAGATTTTATTTCAGATGGTAATCTCTATATGAGAAAGACTGATGGTGAAGTATTCTATGCATCAGATCCGAGTAAGCCAAATAAATTAACGCCTCTTTCTGAAAGAAGCATAAAGAGAGATGGAACGAGCTATCTAACCAATATAGAGCAGAGAAAGCTGATGAGAAGGGTAAGGCAGGAACTGCCCGGACCGTCTAATGCTGCTGCGAGAAGAATGTATCGTCAGAGCATTGCCGGCCAAAGGAGGTCTTCTCGGGGCATCAACCCGCTGGAAAGAACTCGCGGCAGAGATAGGGCGGACAAGGCCCGAAGAGATCTCAGAGCAAGGTCTACTAAATAATTTTCTGAAACAATGCATTTCCGTACTATATTCGGGTGGAGTATAGTACGGAAGGCTTTATGATTAAGATATTCGGCAGTAGTCCCTCGTCAAATCCTAAACCTAAGATCAGAGAGAAGAGGGCGAAAGCCGACCCTAAGAAGCAAGATAAGCTCGGTCAAGAAAAGCTAGATAAGCTCGACCCAATGGTCATTCCGCTGCTAGCAGTCGGCCTAAAGAATAGTCCAAGCAATTCATTCTTAACGTCCAGTCAGGACGTTATCTGCAATAATCCTTATAGATTGTCAGACAACTGGATTAACTCACTTAATAAGTGGGCTCAATCTCAAATGAAAGCTATGGTCTTAGATCCCCCTACCGCGCTTATTGTCGGAGCCAGGAATCTAATCGGACCAGTAATTGTTGAAAAGATTGTGGAGCCAAAAATGAATGTGGAGTTTCCAATGCCAGCCCTAATTTGCATTGACAAGAATGGGTGGAAGTATTACTTTAAAACAAGTAAGGCACATGACTTTGACAAAGGAGATTCTATTTCGTTCTCCGGCCAGCTAACAAGTCATGGAGAAGGAATCTCTTTCTTTAAGCGACCGACAAAAATCCAAAAAGTTATTTTTATCGAGCCAGTCGGATAGTCTGGTATGTAATAGTGGCCTCTACTATTTGCCTTGAAATTAGTAGAAAAAACCTTAACACCCCAAGGCAGAAGAAAGAAAAGGAGGTGCTTTTATGTCCAGGTTAGTCAATTTTGCAGATATTGTAATTGGTTTAGCCTGGGGTTAAAACCCCAGTGATGAAGCAAAAGGAAAGATTACAGCCTACTTGGCGAGTAGTGGTAAGTATAATTTCGTTGTAAGGTGGGCGGGAGGAAACAACGCAGGACACACAGTTTGGGTTGATGATAAAAAGTATAGCACTCACCTTGTTCCATCCGGCGTATTCTATGGAATAGCCTCTGTTGTTGGTCCTGGGTGTGTTCTTCATCCGAAGTCTTTTATGAAGGAATTATCCTATTTAGAAGATAATGGATTCGACACAAGCTTGGTCAAGGTTTCTCCAAGATGCCACATTGTAACTGATAAGCATATCGCTTATGATAAGAGGCATCTAGCTGCAAAGCTAGGAACAACAAGCAAAGGTATTGCTCCTTGCTATGCTGATAAATCTGCTAGAACCGGAATCTTAGCTAAAGATGTTTTGTCTCCAGATATTATTTGGGATGAAAAATTAAGTGGAAATGTATTATGTGAGGGGGCTCAGGGAGTTTGGCTTGATATTGATTACGGACTTTATCCGTATGTAACTTCGTCTACCACACTTCCATATGCCGCATGTTCTGTGGGATTTCCTCCGCAGAAGATTGAAAACATTTGGGGTGCTGCGAAGATTTATGATACTAGGTCTGGCGAAGATCCAAGATTTCCTTCTAGCTTACTTGAAGATCCTGAGCTTTCAAAGATTGCTTCTTTGGGAGAAGAGTTTGGCGTAACGACTGGTAGGCCGAGAAAAGTTAATTGGCTAAACTTGGATATGTTAATAGCGTCGATCAATCTTACTGGAACAACGAATCTTGTGATAAGCAAGTGTGATATTTTAAAAAAGCTTAAAAAGTTTAAGATGTTCAGTGAGAATTCTCTTAGAACCTTTAAAACCTTTGATGCTATGTCTAAGGCGATAACACTCATTATTACAAACGAGTGTCCTCTTGTGAAAAGCATTAAGTATTCACACTCTCCGAAGGAGGTTTAATTGGCAAAAATAATGATTCTGTATCATGCGGGCTGTCCAGACGGATTTGGTGCTGCATGGTCATTCTATCAAAAATATGGGAGCGGAGCAACATATGTTCCGGTCTTTCACAACTGCAAGCCTCCGAACGTCAAAGGCCGCAGTGTATTTATTGTGGACTTTTGTTACCCTGAGCCTATAATGAGGGAGATAGCAAGGGATGCCGCCAGCATTGTGGTCTTAGACCACCATAAGACGGCAGAGAAAGCTTGTGCAGATTTAAAATACTGCCACTTTGATATGCATCAGTCGGGAGCAGTATTGGCGTGGAAATATCTATTCAAGGATATTCCGGTTCCAGCACTGATTCAGCACGTTCAAGACAGAGATTTGTGGACTTGGGCTATTCCAAATTCAAAAGAAATCTTAAGTGTTGTTGATTCCTATGATAGATCCTTTGCAAATTGGGACAATCTAAATAACAAGATTGGAATGATATACTCTAGTGGCTGGTATCAAATGGTGGAGTCCGGAAGGGATATCTTAAAGTATAAGAACTCTATTATAAAAACAGTAGTTTCGAATGCTCATAAGGTAAACATCCTTGGCGACGAAGTAATTGCCGTAAACTCTTCCTGCTTTCAATCAGAGATAGGGAATATTTTAAGTGAAGGCGCAGATTACGCTGCGGTTTATTTTTTCGATGGATATAGATACAGGTTCTCTTTAAGGTCAAAAGAAAATGGAATAGATGTGTCAGAGGTAGCTCTTGAATTCGGCGGCGGTGGACATAGAAACGCAGCAGGATTTACAACTGAAAGTATTGATAGCTTAAGAATGGGAAACAAAGATGGCGAGTAAGAATCTTAAATTTTTTAGTAACATTGACGCTGTTTTAGAGGCTGATGATTGGTCCGCCTTTCGAGACAAAAGTGATAAGGTTTGTGATAATATCACTCTCGGCCAAGCCAAAGCGCTGCTCCTAACAGATGCTGGATTTGAGGTTATTAAAAATTCCGATTCTAATGTGAGCTATGGCTATGCTAGCTATAATCAGGGTTATTATTTACGGACTTTTGTAAATCGATTTATTAGAGCTTCCATTAGCAGGTTTCCACAGTTGGGTGATCAGATCATCAAGAAATCAAAGCTTCCTTCTGCCAGAAAATACTGTTTGGATAATGGGTTTTATTCAGATATATCATTTGTAAATAAATTTGCAAAGTCAAAGATTACTGATGAGAGAATGTTTGCGGCACAACATTGTTCTATAGATACTTTGCGGACTCTAAAGAATGATGGTGATATGAAGATACGCAAAATAGTATTCGGAAGACTCGGCGCAGTCGAGTGTTTAGATGAAATGTTAACAGATAAAATGGCAGACATTAGGGTGATGGGGGCAATGGCGGCACCGTTTGGATACAAGGGCTTAGAGGTTGCGATAACAAAAGAGATTGCCAAAAGGCCATTTGCAATAATGGTTTCAAAGGTTTCTACTGCATCACTGCCCCTTATCCTGGCTAACAGAAATCTAAAGTCAAGATGGGTATCGAAAATTGTGGAAGAAAGAATGAGTCATGCTACGAGTTTTTAATAACATTTCATACGATAGATTTTGGAGAATATAAATATGCCATCTAAACTTGATACTTTTGATAGTGGCAATCCGATTGTTAGTCCGAGCCAGAAGGATATCTTGGCATACGCAGTTAGTCAGGCTCTTAAAAATATGGGAGGCTATTACTCGACTCCCGAATCGAGTAAGATTATTAATGACGATACATTCGAGTATATCTGGAAGAATTTTCCAGACAAACAGAGTGTTCTATTGGAACAGATACTCAGTTGTGCAACAGCCTCCAGCGGTTCTTATTATAAGATGAATCTTTCTGCTGAGTTTTCAATGAAGTGGATATCAAAACTGTACTGGTTCCTCTCCGAGGAAGATACCGAACAGGAAGATGCTTGGGATTTTCTCTCTACGAAGCTGCGGATTCAGCCATTCGTTGATGCAGGCTATGATTACTTAGAGGCTCTGACAGGCGCAGAACTTCGTGGAAATGATAAATGTGCTGAAACGCTAAAGGCGCATGGACTACTCAACTCTAAGGACTCAAACTTTTATGACTTCTGTTTCTCGAAAGTCAAGAGACAGGTTGGCGGAGTCGATATTAAATACAATATTGTATCTTCTGCCGCAGAAAACGAGGCCTTGTCAGAGGGTCTTATTAGGAAGATTGCTAAGTCTGCCCCGATCTCTTTAAAGAGGCAGGTAACGCGCTTGCTATCTGACAAGATTAATAACCTCAAGTATAGTCTTCGATATGAACAGAATAAGGGTTTGGAGGCTGATATCACAAAAAATGTGGATTATTTTGAATCGCTGATTATCTTATTTGCAAGTGTACCTGACCGAGAACTCCTAGAGAGTGTTGCGGAGGCAATATCAACAGATAATCTGCCGTGGATTTTACCAGCGGTATCACAGGTTAATAATCGCTGGCTAACGGAGCGAGTCGAAAGACTAATGCAAAACGCCCAATAAGGATAACAAGATGAGATCAAAAAGAGAGACTTACTTAAACATAAGAGTTGTCAACAAAGACACAAAGGTAGTTTTCGAGCATGTCGGAGTTCCGCTTGATCATGTTGAAATGATTAGAATGAATCCGAATCTTAAGGTTGAGGTTATAGGTCGCAGGGGCGGCAGAAAGAATGATAGAAAAACTACTGATCGTTAGTGCTATAATAATATTTGGATTCTCTTCGGCATTTGCCGAGCCACATAAGTCCAGATATATAGCAGACCTAAAAACGACACATAGTGTAAGCGATTACGCCGGTACAGCTAATTTGATGATAAGTTATACTGTATCGTTTCAGAGTAGCAAATATTTAGCATTAACTACGGCATATCCATTGGTAGACATAAAGTCTGCTCTAGAAGAGATTGTATCGTATTATTCTTTATATTTGCTTAGTGATGGGCTTCGGGGTTCAGACTGCCAAAGCGGATTTAATTTAAACATCTTTATTATAGGCAGCAAGGAAATGTCTTCTTCAAGTAGATTTGCTGATTACTTTAAATCCATTGGATGGGAGGGAGGAAGGGTGTATGCCTTCTATGATGCAACCCCTGAGATTAGAGGTAATTCATCTATCCTTTTGACAGATTTATCACCTAGGCTAAACTATCTGTCCCTGGCTCATGAAATTGCACATTATATGTGGGACAGGCAATGTCTGGCCTCCCACTATGGAAGTGATTCAGAATCCTTCTCAAAGAGATTCGAATCGTACATAGACAAAAACACTGATTAAACAAGGAATAAACATGTCAAGTATAGCGTTTGAAGCATTTGTCAGAGAAAAGTTATCATCAATAGATGAGCGTCTTGAAAACATAGAGGCAAGATTTGATGAGGCAACCAACTTTGCAAGTAATATGATAGGCGAAGATGGGGGCTTACTAGGAGCCCTTGACTTTAGTTTGATTCGGGACGTTATGTCGTCACTAACGAACTCAGCAGAGGCCGGGTCCGAAGCCGGTGACGATGAGCAAGGACAGCTAGCAGACTTAACGTCGGCCTTGCAGTCTTTTCGAGAAAAATTAACGGATCTTAAGTCTATTCTTCCGCCAGACTTATCGAGCCTAACATCCGAAGAGACAAGCGAATAGATATTTTCTGATATAACATATTGCCCTACTATAGTGCTGTGAGGGGATGGTCCCCTTGGTTTCTCGAAATAACCATTTACTACGAAGATAAGCAGCATTTGATATTTTTCTAATATCATTCGGGAGCCTACTATATAGGGGGGTGGAATCCTCCACGAACTGTAACCGCTGCTAGGAGATACGTTGTGAACATTAGTCAGACCAAGGAAATTCTAAAGAATATGCCTTATGATAAAAGCATCATGCTTCACGCGAAGCATGGTGTTGGAAAGTCCTCTGTCGTTCGACAGGTGGCATACGAACTAGAAGCCGAAACTGGCGATACTTATGGCTTTTTTGACGTAAGGCTCTCTCAGTGTGAGGTTGGAGACATTAAGGGTATGCCCCATAAGGATGAGGCAAAGAACATCATTCGCTTTCTTAAGCAGGAATGGTGGCCCCGCGCTCAGGATTCAAAGGGAATCCTTTTCTTTGACGAGCTTAACCGGGCATCAAAGGATGTGCTACAGGCTGTTTTCGAGATTTGTCTCGACCGTCGTTTGGACGGAGAGAAGCTGCCTGACGGTTGGCGTGTAGTCTCTGCTGTAAACTCAGACGATGATTACGATGTTGTCGAGCTAGACCCGGCGCTTAATGATCGCTGGTTCCACATCGACTTTGACCCCTCAGCTATTGAGTGGATGGATTGGGCTCGAAATGAAAAGGTTCATAAGGCTGTTGTTGAATTCGTCAACCGCAACCAGAACCTTCTCGACCCTCCGGTTGGAAACCTTGAGGCTGGCCGAGTGTATCCCTCTCGCAGAAGTTGGGTTGCGTTCAGCGACACCCTTATCCACATGAACCTAGATAGTCGGACTGACGATGGAATGCTAACTCAGGTTACGAAGGGTTGGTTGGGGCGAGAAATCGCCATTTCCTTCCAGAAGTTTCTGACCAATGAGTTCTCGCATCTTCGCCCGGAAGAAATCATTGACACCTTCGATAAGGTTAAGTCAAAGGTTGAGTCGGCCTGCAACGACATTGAGGTTATCGCCGCTATGTCTAGGTCGGTTGTCGCTGAGGTAAACAGCCGAAGCCTCACAAAGATGAAGGATAAGCAGCGTGCAAACCTTCGTGCATTCTTTATGATGCTTCCGAATGATGTTGCTTCTCAGGCATGGGTAGCCATGCTTGCCGGAGCAAAGACGAAGAAGATTGTCATGGATTGGCAGAGTGATGATGACTTCCGAGAGCATCTAAAGCAGATTTATCTCTCAAAGTAATTTTGCGCCCACAGGTAGGCATAGGGTTATCAGGTGTCTAAACTTTCTCTTTAAATACATTGGAGTATTATTATGGCAAACACTAGCGTTAAAAATAAGCTCGACTCAGCTATCTCTAAGCTGATTGCGTTTCAACCTCTTTACGGAGAGGTATTCCTCTTTCTGAACAAGAAGGAGCGGCTGGACCTGCCCACAATGGCGGTTGGAGTTATCCGCCGTGTAGACCTAGCACTATATTACAACCCCGAGTTTGTTCAGAAGCTAACCGCAACTGAGCTTCGCGGTGTGCTAAAGCATGAGGCTCTGCACATTCTGCTTCACCACCTTACTCGCTCAAAGCACTTCGCATATAACGCGAAGGGCTATAACATTGCTGCCGACAGTGCTATTAACTGTCACATTGAGGGTCTGCCAGAGGGGGCTGTTTATCCCTCTACACTTGGGCTTCCTGATAATCAGTCGGCAGAGTGGTACTATGAAAGTCTAAAGAAAGAGGCCGACAAAGAGGGCGGATTTGATGGACTTGGTGACAAGTACGGAGATACCGTTGACGACCACTCAATGTGGGGCGACTTTGATGGTGATATTGTCGAAGAGAAGATTAGAGGTATCGCAGAGAAGGCGATTAAGGCCCAGGAAAAGAAGGGTTGGGGCAACATTCCCGGTGGCATTGCTGCACAGATTATCGCCGCAAACAAGCCGAAGGTAAACTGGAAGAAAGAGGTTCGCTGGTTTATTAACAAGCTGGTAATGATGGGTCGAAAGAACACTCGTATGCGCCCTAACCGACGCTATGAGTTTCAGTCACCCGGAACAAAGCGCAATTATACAAGCAAGCTGCTTGTCGCTTTTGATACCTCTGGCTCTGTTTCTAATAAGCAACTGGAATACTTTGCGACAGAATTAAACGGAATGATTGACCACGTTGAAGTTGACTTCATTCAGTTTGATACTAAGATTTATGGTAAGCCTAAGCCCTTCTCAAAGAAGACTGCAAAGATTGCCATTAAGGGTCGCGGAGGTACGTGTTTCCATCCTGTGATTCAGCTAGTTGATGAGAAGAAGTATGACGGACTTGCTGTCTTTACAGATGGTTATGCCCCGTTCCCGGCAAAGCCGCGAGCAAGGGTTCTTTGGGCCGTATGTAAGCAGGATGAGGGAGTTAATTTTCCCTACGGAAAGAAAGTTGTTATTGACGAAAAGAAATAACTGTCTAAAATATACCAGAAGCTTTTGCTTCTGTTAAAAGGAGGCGAAGGGTCTAACCTTCGCCTCCTTTTTTTGGAGTTAATAAAGAAAATATGATACATGAAATATCAAAAACGCACAGTAGGATTGCTACAATCATAGTGGCATTTAATGCCGGGGCCAGAGTGGAAGAGAAAGGCGGATATAATCCTGGCATAGCTCATATGCTAGAACACTCCTTGTTCAAAGGAACGGCCGCAAGAACTGCATACGACATTCAGAGGCAAATAGGATTCTACGGCGGCCACTCTAATGCGTTTACATCGCACGAGGCAGTCGCTTATTATATTTCTGTTCCCTATGAAAATCTAGAACCATGCATGGACATTCTGTCGGATATGATTTTTAATCCAATCTTTCCAGATGAAGATGTAATTAGAGAGATAGAGGTAGTAAAAGAAGAGGAAATGTCATCATTAGATGCCGTCTCTTCATACATGTGGAATATGTTTTCTGATGAATTCTTTGATAACTATTTATCTAATCCAGTAATCGGAACACAGGAGTCTATATCGAAATTTACAGTAGACGAAGTAAGGCGCTTCCATGCTCAATTTTGCAACAGAAAAGATGCTATAGTTTCTATCTGCAGTAATCTGAACAAGAAGAATTCAAAGGCTCTTCTAAATAAATACTTTGGTAAGGCGTCTGGAAGAACTAGAAATCCACACAAGTTTAAGGGGTCAAACTATCTCGGCAGGCGATACGGGGAGCTTGTTAAGGGCGGAGTGGAGCACTCTTATGTTTGGTTGGCTATGCCGTCCGTTCCGACGAACTCTGAGATTGATAGCGAAATCATGGTGCTATCAGCTGTCCTAGGAAGAGGTATGGATTCTAGATTATTTGAAGAGGTAAGAGAGAAGCGCGGATTGGTATATAGTATCTCTGCCGGAACAACAGACTTCCAGGGTGGAGCCGCTTCTATGATTGAGTTTTCTACAAGAGAAGAGAATATAACTCCGGCTATAGAAATTGTAGACACGGAGCTAACTAGGATTAAATTGGATATGCCTAGTGAAGAGGAAGTTCAGAGGGCCAAGAATAAAATAAAGTCCTCTTTCTACTCTGCTATGGAAGATAGCTATAGCTTAGCTTTTTGGGCAATTAAGCGTAGGCTCGACGGGCTATCCTCTATCGAAGATCATATGAAGAGCGTCGAGGCGGTTACGCCGTCAGGTATAACTTCTGCTGCCAATAGAATCTTTGACCAAGAGAAACAGTTTACGGTTATCTGTAGGGGTGAATAAATGCAAGATTATTGGCTTTTTGTTTTTGCGACTGCTCCTGATGTTCCAATAATAGTTCAGGCGGTCTTTCCTCCTGAAATGGAAGAGGAAGCATTAGAGTTTGTGAATGATGGAAATGGATACAGAACAATAAGGAAATCAACTTGGAGATTCGGAAGAGTGCCAGAGTATGGAGATACTCTTCCTCTTTGAAGATTGCAAAATGAAGTTACCCCGCTTGTAGCGGGTGGGCCTTATGGGCATGGTTAAGTGGGTGGTTGCTTGATCAATTAATTAGGATAAGCGGATGTGAAGATTTTGCCCGGGTCAGTGTGGGCGGAAAGGAGTTGAATGATGAATTACGAGAATAGCGTAGAGCTTGTAGGTGTATACGGGACAGATGAGACACATGCGTTGTCAGCTTGGACAAGTACAAGTCGTGAATTAACAGAGAAAAAGAGGGGCAGAATCGGAAGTCTCTTGTCTATGTTGGCGAAAGAGGGCCATCACACGCCTTACGAGAAGTCAAGTCTACATTTCTTAGTTAAATCAGACATTGCGTCACACATTCACCTTCTAAAGCACAGAATAGGTGTGAGCTTGAATGGTCAATCGGCACGTTATCGGGAATTTGTTTCTGATGACTATTACATTCCAAATGATTGGCCTGTAGCACAGCAGTGTGCGCTTAGGGCACACATAGAGGCGTCTTTCTTGAGGTATCATTCTTGTATTGAACGATTAGAAAAGTCTGGAGTTTCAAGAAAGAGGGCGAAAGAGAGCGCCAGATTCTATCTTCCATATGGAATCCAAATTACATGCGATGTTATGTTTAACTGGAGATCATTCGCTCACTTTCAGAAACTAAGAAACAGCGAGCACTCTCAGGTAGAAATTAGAACTATAGCTGAAAAAATGCTAACGCTAGTTGCTGCCGAAGGGAGTTTTCCACTAACGATCAAAGCAATGAAAGAGGCTGGTATGCTTCCAGATGGGATTATTTAAAATGAAGTGGAATAAGAGAACGGTCTGGTCTGCTGGTGATGGATTCTCCAGCGTAGAGATAACAAAAGATAGTTCCGAGAAATATAGTTGGGTTATAATGAGGTATGAGCTAGACCTTGGGTTTGGCGATACCCCGCCAGTCTGTGTTGCAAGAGGCTACTGTCGCAGTCTAGCAGAAGCGAAGGAAACTTCTATGGAGATTTATAAAAATGCCGCATGAATTTGACGGACAAATAGTATTGGGCGATCATTGTAACTGCTGCAACAAAACGGTTGAGTGGTTTCACATGCCAGACTCACTCGCAGACGCGTGCAAGGACTGCGGCTTTGTAAGAATTGATATAAGGCGTAAAAACGAAGAGGGCATTTGGGAGTATGAAGCTGGCGCAACTATCCAAGAGTGGCTAGATGATGTTTACGGAAGTAAGGAGGAAAAATAAAATGGACTCAGCGACACTTCCGGCCCCCAAAGAGAGGAATCTTTATCTTCCGAGTCAGGTTGATCAAAAGTCCATGAATGATTTGACTAAGAGCATTGTTTTGATAAACGAACATGATGCCTTTCTAAAAAAGATGTATGGAATATATAACATAAAGTATGTTCCAAATCCTATTAAGATGTATATTGATTCTTACGGTGGGGCAGTTTACCAGTGCTTGGGATTGCTTGGCATTATGGAGAGCAGCAAGACTCCCATTTACACAATCGTAACTGGTGCGGCAATGTCTTGTGGCTTTATGATTCTTATCTCTGGACATAAGAGATTCGGATACGCCCACTCAACTCCACTGTATCATCAGGTATCAACCGGATTCTGGGGAAAAATACAAGACTTAGAAGAGAAGATTGTAGAAACCAGAAGGCTTCAACAAAAGATTGAGGATATCACTTTAGAGAAAACAAGCATTACAAAAAAGAAGCTCAAAAAGATCTTAAAGAATAAGATTGATTGGTTTATGACCGCAGAGGAAGCTTTATCTCTTGGTGTTATAGATGAAGTTTTGTAATGAGATAGGATTTGCAGGAGCATAGAATGAAGATAATCGTAAAAATGCTTTTTGGAAGCAGAGTTTATGGCACAAACCTGCCCACCTCAGATACAGATTACAAGCAGGTATTTTTGTCCAGCTTTGATGACATGGCTTTGTTCAAAGGAAAGAGAATCACCGCATCGACTAGCTCTGCCGGAAAAAATACATCAGAAGATATTGATATGGAATCAATTGAATTAGGAAGATTTCTAGATCTTTGTATGCAAGGTCAAACCAACGCAATAGATATGCTGTTTACTCCGGAAGAATTCTGGATTGAAAGCTCTCCTATTTGGGATAGAGTTATCGAGCTTAAGCCACATCTGTTAAATAGGAAGATCAAAGCTATGGTAGGATATTGTCGCAGCCAAGCATCGAGATATTCTGTTAAGGGAGATAGGCTAAATGACGTAGAGGCTGCTATAGATTTGTTTGAGAGGCTTCCACCAGAAGATAGATTGGAGCTTCACATAGATGCTTTGGGATCTCTATGTTCAAGAGAGCATATAGAGTTGCGAGAAATTGAAGTTGGCACAGGTGATGGTAAAAAGATTCTAGCCCTTACGGTTTGCGGGAGATATCTCCCTATGACAACAAGGATAGGCTATTCTCTTGACAATGTCTTATATCCGGCTAAGAATAAACATGGGAGGCGAGCTAGGGCCGCTGCCGATGCAGATGGAGCAGACTATAAGGCTATGATGCACGCACTAAGAGTCGCTGGCGAAGCGATTGAGTTAATGAGGACGGGAAATATAACCATGCCTCTTTTGGATAGAAGTTTTTTATTAGAGGTTCGCAAGGGAGATATTCCAGCTAAAGAAGTTTCTAATGAAATTGATAATAGGCTGGAGTTACTAGAGAAGGCTGTTGAAAATAGCTCTCTTCCCGAGGAATCTAATAGAGAGAAGATAGAAGAGTTCATTATCAATATTTATAAAGAACATTTTGGAGTTACAAAGTAATGAAAAAGTTTCTTTTAATAGCAGGAGATAATTATTATCCATCGCCCGGGACAGAAGATTGGATTGCCACGTTTGAGACGAAGGAAGAGGCGAGAGCGGAGGTTGAGTTAAAGAGCAAAGCTTCTCAGAAAGGTCTGCATGGTCATTGGCTCGGAGAGTGGGAAATTCGCGGGTGCCATTATGATTGGTATGACATTATTGACTTGAGAGAATGGGTTAATTAATGAAAATTAAAATAACCATAGATTATATCCTTACTCATGAAGCGGAAGTCGATATAGATTTGAGCGACTTCGATATAAATGATAAGGGAGCAATTGATGAATATCTTGTTACAGAGGCGGCCAAAGGTTTGTCTCATGGCGAAGTTGTAGGGTGGGAATATGATGACTCTGCAATTAGTAATTTTCTAAAAGAAGAATTTAATAAGGCTTGGGATAAAAAATTGATAGCAACAGACTTGCGTTCTAGCAAAGAGGGAGAATAATATGGGAGCACATGATTATATCATTAGAGTAAATGCATCAGACAGAGAGGGTGTTCGGACGGCATGGGATAACTGTGTAGAAGAAGATACCTATGAGTCTGGCTCTGGTGCTTACGCCGGTAACTCAACAACCTTCGCCCGAGGGGTTCGCTTTCAGGGTCATAGCTTTAACTCTGAATCTGAAGCTCGAGATTATATCTTGGAGTATCATAACAAGCGAGATAGCGCTATTGCATGTTCCTTCTTTGTTCCCCTTTCTCTAACAGAGAGGTAAAATAAGAAGATTGAAGATGCAAAGTTAGTGCTGAGAAAGACCAAAGAAAAGAAGTATCACGGAATGACGACTTTGTGTGAATCATTTTTCAACAGAAAATCAACATTTGTCGGGTGTTCAACATGCTCTTCGCGTCTTAGCTTAGACAGACTTAAAGCAAAATATAATTTCCCAATTAAGTCAGAAGCATTGTCAAGTTATATATCTTATCCGCAACTTCCAAAGTGTCCGCTTTGTAGCTCTAACTTACTTAGCGAGACAGCTGTCAAGAGAGTGGCTTCTTGGTCAGAAAAAGAGTCTAAGGCGATAGCGAAAGTGGAGGATGCTGGCGCGCAAAGGCCAAGCAGGAAGATAGCTTGGGTTGTCGGCGGTTGGGCAGCTTGTTAGATGAGCGACGTACACACCGAGCATTGCTGCTCTGTTCATGGATGTAAATATGGTAATCGCGAAAACGATTGCACGGTGGAGTCTGGGGAGAAAAGACAAAGCTTTCTATGCGAATATTGCCATGATACAATTAGTTTTTTTGAGAATGCTAAAGACGAATATTTTAATGTAATAGCATTAAAAAAACTGCTGAAGTGTGTCAAAAATGGAAGTCCAAATACTCAAAAGGAAGATTGACGAACGATGCGGCGGGGCTTAACCTCGCCACGAGGATGAAAAAGAATGAAATTTAAAGAAGCATTAAGCTATGGAGACGTTTTAATTGCGCCTCAATATTCAGATATACGCAGCAGGAAAGAAGTTAGCACGACCACTTTGCTTGGCGATGTTGAATTTAGGCTGCCGATTATATCAAGCCCAATGGATACGATCACAGAAGAAAAAATGTCTATAGCAATGGGCAAGGCTGGCGGTCTTTCAATTGTTCACAGGTACAACACGCCTGAGCGGCAGGCTTTGATTGCAAAAAAGGCCATTAGCTCAGGAGCCGTAACGCATATAGCTGCCGCAATAGGAACGTCAACAGATGAGCTTCAGCGTGCGCGCACACTCGTAGATGCTGGCGTTAGAACCATCTGCGTTGACACGGCACATGGCGATCACATTCTGATGAAGACTGCTTTAAGAAATTTGAAAAAAGAATTTGGAAGTTTGATTCATATAATGGCCGGAAATGTCGCAACGAAAGATGGATATGAATCTTTGGTTGATTGGGGAGCAGATAGCATAAGGACGGGAATAGGTTCAGGCAGCATCTGTAGCACAAGAATTCAGACGGGACACGGAGTGCCTGCGTTACAATCTATTATCGATTGTTCTCAGTCAAGTTATTGTGCGCCAATCATCGCAGATGGTGGTATTCGCAACTCTGGAGACATAGTTAAGGCTCTTGCCGCAGGAGCAAGCTTTGTAATGATTGGCTCACTGCTCTCTGGAACGGACGAAACTCCTGGCGAAATACTTATAACGAATGAGGGCAGAGTTAAGTCTTATCGAGGAATGGCCTCTAAAGATGCTCAGATGGATTGGCGCGGGCGGCAAGCCTCGGCAGAGGGCATAGCAACGACCGTACAATACAAGGGGCCTGTGGCAGACGTGTTAGCCGATTTGGAAAGAGGTATTCGCTCTGGACTTTCTTATTCTGGAGCGAGGACTGTTCGAGAATTGCAAGAAAAGGCCATCTTTGTAAGACAAACTAACGCTGGACAGTTCGAGAGTTCTACACATATTTTGAGCAAATAAGGCAAATATGATAATGTTTTCACCACAGGAGGCTGCCGTATTAGACCTAATTGTTAGGAGGAAGAACGCCGGATTAGGTGCGACTGAGGCAACGATTAATCTTCTAGAACAATTGGGAGGCAACTCGTTAATTGTAGCGAGCATTATTCTTTACGGGGAGTCACCTGATTCAAACTATAAGCTTGTCAAAATGGCAAACTCTTATTCATCTCGTTGGAAATAGCAAGAATGACAATATATAAATCAAAAAGAGATGGAAAGCTGTATATTTTAAGCAAGCATTCTCCTCCCAAATATACCGGCAGTTGGATTGAATGTGCAGAGTATTGTTTTCATAGAGGTCAAATTTCTCCGTGGAAAACAATTCCGGATTATAAGAGGAACGACTTTTATATAGTTAGAGAGGTTTAGGGAAATTATGTTTGTATTAATTGGATTTAAAACTGAACGCGAATATGGCTATGGCGGATGGACTGATAATGTTTCTGAGACTGAAGAAAACATTGCCCTCTTTGATGCAAGAGAGCAGGCTCTAAAATATATTGAAGACTCTACGCTAGCTAGCGCGAAGACCGGAAAGTATATGTCAAGTGTTCAGAAGGGTAGATTTAAGTTTAAGTCCTCCTCTCTTCTTCACTATTATGATTCAGCCAATGTTTCGACATACTACCCGGAAGAACTTCCCCTTAATCCGGTCCTCGTATAATTTTTGGGTTAATAGAGAAAATGTTCAAATATAACGATTGCTGTAAAATAGAGAACAGAGGGTTTGTTTATCTGGCTGAATTGCCGCCACAAGATATACCTCAAGTGGGAGACTTAGCTTTGGTTGACCAAATTCTGCAAAGAGTCAGAGCTATTGAGGATGTTCGGCTTTCAGCTCCCAAACCAAATCTTGTTTCAGTGGGGATCTTTTTTGAATCACTTGGAGAGGCGTAGGTAGAAAATGAAAAATAAGTATACAAATACTAAGTTTATTATTTACGATAGAGTCGTAGATCACACAGAAGATTGCCCTTGGCATCAAGACTGGCACGCATGTAATTGCGGAGCCCTAGATTTACCGGAGAAAGAAAATGAGTGAGAAAGAAATGGGAATCTGCACAGGTTGCAAGAAAGAGTGCGATAACCTAAGCCAAGTTGGGTCACGCGGGCCTCGGCGCGTTACTTTGTGCGAAGACTGTATTGACGTGGGAGGCTCGATTGACTATGAAATATTCAGATCTCTTGAGCAATTGCTACCCCTGCGTTGGAGAGGGGTGGTCGAATCTTCTTGAGGCAATGTGCGCGCATATTGAGCACTACCTTAAGTACACGGGAAAGGCCATCATAGAGGACGGTGCAGAACCGCCTTTGAACGGTCACTATATGCACTCGTTTTATTTTTGTCAAATAAAAGAAAAGTTTGGAGGACTCAGAGCCTATTTTAACGGCGGCGATGATTTTATCTCGGGAGTGATTACTTTTGCAGAGACAATGTCTTACGAAATCTGCGAGACTTGCGGAGGAAAAGGTAAGCTCAGAAGAACTGCTTGGAACAGCACTCTCTGCGATAAACACTATGAGGAAAGAGTTATTTTTGATAATGCAAAGAGGCAAGAGCTTAACGAGCAGCAGCTAGACATGTGGGATAAGACTGAAAGGATTGAGCAATGAAAACTACAATTGAAATTAACCAATGGTTACAAGATGCGATTGTTAAGAATCTTATGGATATTGTCCGGGAAGAGGTCGGGGATGAATATTGGATAAATTTTGATTCGGCAGAGTATGGAGTAATCACTATTGAGTGTAAACGCAGAGGATTACGCGGATGGGAATATGATTGTGTAAGAAGGACCTTTGATTACCGAGAAGCACTGAAACTTTATCTTAATGGAACCGAATAGGAGTTGAAAATGAAAAAAAGATTACACCCATATCTAGCACCGCATCCTGGCCCCGGTATTAATGACAGGGGAAATGAAAAATATCACGGAGGACATTTTAATCTATTTGGATTGGAATTAGATGTCTCTTGGGATGAAAAAGAAGAATCTTGGATGGTTTCTGGCACATGCATTATGAATGACGAAGAAATGAGTTCCTCTCTAGAGGGCTTGGTGAAGGCGTTACCACTTGAGACTGTGGCGATGGTGTTTGGCGATGAAAAAGAAGTCACACTGAGCGAGGTTCTTATTGAAGGCAACGATAAATTCTTTTGGGATGATTCAGGAGCAAGGTGGATGATTGGAACAGAGACTGGAGCCAACAATGGATCACATCTGGGCAGCACCATTTGTGTGAGAATCGTTGGACTAACAGACCTTCCATCCGGCGAGGTAAGACTATTTAAGAATAGTACTCTTGTTTATGTTTATCCTAAAGAGAGAAATAAGATATGTCTAAAATAAAATGGATTGTTGACGGAGATTATTCTAGGTAAAATGATTATGGCTTCTGGTATTAAACCAGAACAAACTAAGGAGAGTAGATATGAATTCTATTATATTAGAGATTAGAGCCGCCGAAGGCGGCAGGGACAGCAAACTTCTTGTTAAAGATCAATTTGGAATTTACGCCAAGGTCTGTCGCCGGAACTCTCTTTAGCTTAAGCCTAATAGATTCTCGTCCAGGGATTATAATCGCCCTAGTAAAAGGGAAGAATGCTTTAAAGATGTTTGGCAGAGAAGCGGGGGGTCATCGTTTTCAGAGAGCATCCCCTACTGACAAAAGAGGGCGAATTCATACTTCAACAATAACTGTTGCAGTTTTAGAGGAGCCTAAGCAGGCTGACATAAAGATTTTAGAAAAAGATCTTGAATGGAAAACCTGTCGTGGCTCTGGAGCGGGAGGTCAGCACAGGAATACAACTGACTCTGCTGTTCAGCTAAAGCATATCCCAACTCAGATATCTGTGCGATGTGAGCAGGAGCGCTCTCAACGCCTGAATAAAGAGAACGCCTTAAGATTACTTCGGGCAAAGCTTTATGAGATAGAATCTGATACGCTTGGGAAAAAACGCTCAAGGATTAGATCCTCTCAGGTTGGCTCGGGAATGAGGGGAGATAAGATTAAAACTTATCAGATTCAAAGAGATAAAGTTACAGATCACAGGACTGGCAAGGTTACTAAATTTAGTGATCTTTTAAAGGGAAGGTTGGAATAATGGAGAAATAAATGAGCAATGTAAAACATCCGAATCACTATCAGAGCGGCGCTGCCCAGGGAGACTCTTCGGTTTATGAAACGATTAAAGTTATCGAAGCATGGGACCTGGGATTCCATTTGGGAAATACTGTTAAGTATATATCTAGGGCCGGAAAAAGCATGACAATGTTCTGGAAGATTTGAAGAAGGCAAGGTGGTATCTGGACCGCTTAATCGAGACTCGTGAAAAGGAATCTGCAACGAGTCTTGACGCAACAGTTCCCGCGCCTAAATTGTAGTTGAAGCCGCTCGGCAAGTCGTCGGGCGGCTGCCACCACCGCAGGCCGACGAGAACTTTTAAAGTTATAAATAAGATTTAGATATCTGTTGATAGTTGAAGACAATGAGCCTCTTATCCGTTAAAGACTTAAGACTCGACAAGCCTCTGTCCGCTTGGGTTGCTTGCATCTTTGCAAGAGAAGTTCTGCCTCTCTTTGAGAAGGTGTATCCGAAGGATAAACGACCTTTGAAAGCAATCGAAACTGCTGAAGCATGGCTGAGGAATCCTGCTGATGCTGATGCTGCTGATGCTGTTTATGCTGCTGCTGATGCTGTTTATGCTGCTGCTTGTGCTGCTGAAGCTGCTTATGCTGCTGCTTATTCTGCTGAAGCTGCTACTTGTGCTGCTGCTTATGCTGCTGTTTGTGCTGCTGAAGCTGCTGCTTATTCTGCTGAAGCTGCTACTTGTGCTTATTATGCTGCCGCTGAAGCTGCTACTTGTGCTGCTGCTTATTATGCTGCCGCTGAAGCTGCTACTGCGGCTTGTGCTGCTGAAGCTGCTGTTTATGCTGCTGCTACCAGCAAGTATATCCACAATATTCTCTATAAGAATCTAAGCTTCATCATTGATTATAAGGTCAAGAATGATCAAGGCTTCGGAAATATTGAAGCAGTCTTTGAGGCTGCTTCGGATGCAGATAAGGAAAAGCTTCTGTTTCTATTGAAAGGTTAAATAATGACTAAGATTCAAAGACTGACAGCCCGCCTTGATCGCATCGGAATCTCTGTTGAGTTCCAAGCTAATCTTCCTTGGATTTATTTAAACAAGGTTAATGGAACAAGGGTCACTGAAAAGTATCTTGGAAACCATGGATTCACAGCCGCCTTTCTAAGCGCCAAGGGTAAGGATAATGTTGTATTTCCAAATCTAAGAAGGCTGTTTCAAGAGATTAGGAAGCATTTAGATAGTTAAGAGGATTGTATGAAGATTTATAAGATTAGAAATAAACTAACTGGATTATTCTCAGACGGAGGATCTTATCCAAGTTGGAAGAAAAACGGAAAAGCTTATAGGTCTTTAGCGGCAATTACTAACTGGTTAAACTCAAATTCTTATTCTGGGACAAGAAAAATGTTTAAGGATTGTGAGATAGTTGAATTTACCATGCTTCAGACCAACGTGATTAAAAGCTTTGCATAAATTCGTGAGGCGCTCTGAGAACTATGACAAGATACCTTAATATTCTTGATTATTAAAACATAATAAAGTATATTATGGAAGAGGATAACCTGATGCAACTGACTGAGCTGTTCCGTACAAAGGCCCTGTAGCGGATATACTGAGTGATTTAGAGAGGGGCATTCGGGGTGGGCTTTCATACTCGGGGGCAAGAACAATCGGTGAGCTACATGAGAAGGCAAGGTTTGTCAGGCAGACCGGCGCAGGGCAGCATGAAAGCTCAACACACATTCTGAGCAGGTAAGTAATGGCGAAAATAATCTCTAAATGCAGAGAGTGTAATAAGGCCTATACAACATATGATGTTGGATATAATGCTTTTTGCTCAGTAGGTTGTGCGGCAGATTACCAGTCATGGGGGCCAGAGGATGAATCTGCAATCTGTGATGCCTGTGGAAATCAATCAAATAACTTTGAAGTAGTAAACTCGCCAACAATTGCGGGAGTAGTTGTCTGTCAAAGATGTATAGATAAATCAAAACTTATTAAGGAGAAAGATAATATGAATAATCCGAAACCAGTTCCAACTCCGTATACCACCGTTTGCGTATCAGGCGGATTTGACCCAATTCATGTTGGGCATGTAAGAATGATACAGGATGCATCAGAGTATGGGAATGTAATTGTAATCTTAAACTCCGATGAATGGCTAATGAGAAAGAAGGGTTATGTCTTTATGCCATATGAGGAACGACGTGAAATCCTAGAGTCTATAGCGAGAGTCCATTCTGTGTGCTCTGTTGATGATTCGGACGGAACAGTGTGTACCGCCTTGGTAGATATAAATCCAAACTACTTCGCTAATGGCGGAGATAGAAAGCAGGATAATACGCCAGAGGTCACCTTGTGCGATGTTCATGGCATAGTATCTTTGTGGAACATTGGTGGTGACAAAGTTCAGAGTTCTTCTAGGTTGACAAATAATATATCAAGTGAACATATTATCGAAGACGCAGACAAGGAGGTTATTTAAATGCCAAAAAAGAAAAAGTTTACCAGTTATATGACTTATTATGTAGTAACAACTGATACTAATAACGACGGGAAGATTGGTGTAATTGAAATTCATGCAGCATATCCGCTTAAGCAGGGAAGCTTAGAGGATATGCTTCTTGAGCAAGAAGAGTTTCGCGGCCTAGAGATTGATATGATAATTTCCGAGACTGATGTTCCGGCCTTTACTCTGAGATCCCAGCCATATTTAGATCCACTATAGGGGAAAAATGACAATTTATATAGTTACAGAAGAATCATATGCAAATGAGAACAGAATTGTTGCCGTGTTTTCTACGGAGGAAGCTGCAGAAGAATTCATTTATGAGAATGAGTCAGATGGGGATGATGTTGGGTTTTGCACAGAGGAATGGCCTGTCAATGGAGACTTCGACAGATGAGCAAAGTTGATCATCCGAGCCACTATCAGTGCGGGGAAAGATTGTCGGACGGCTCGTCTACTTATGAGGCAATCAATGTTATCGAAGCGTGGGAGCTTGGATTTAATCTAGGCAATACTGTTAAGTATATCTCTAGGGCCGGGAAGAAGCATGAAAATGTATTAGAAGATTTGAGAAAAGCAAAGTGGTATCTGGATCGACAAATAGCCTTATATGAGGGCGAATCTAAAGGTTGACTTGCCGCTTCAAATATCCTGCCTAAAATATAATTGAGGCGAGCAGCGAAACGAGCGGCTCGCTCCTCGGGCAAAAGGTTCACAGGATTCCTGCGCCCCGCCTCAATTCGGCATAGACTAACTTAAAAATATTGATATTTAAATATAAATAAAGTAAACTATATCTAAATGGAAGAAGAATGCATTTAACTGATTTGTTAATATTTTGTCTAAGTTCCGCTGGAATAACTATAATAATAGTTGCATCAGATCTTATGGCTCCAGTTAGAAGGCTTTTATCCAAAAGTCTATGGCTAGAAAAGCTCATAAACTGCTCCATGTGTACTGGAGTTTGGGTCGGTGCACTTTTGTCCTTGTATTTTGATATCAATCCAATCATTGGAGCATCAATTGCAAGCGTCACAAGCTGGTCCATTCATAATATTGTTGACGCAGCTAACTCAATTGCTGCAAATCTTGATACCCCTATTGAAGACGAGGAATAAATTGATATGAAAGATGTAAAGGATGTAATTAGCAGGGTTTCTGTTCCGGCTAGAATTTTGGAAATGCTATGGACAGATGATGAGTTTTTCAGAGAGGTTTCTTCGAATAAGAAAGTTTCTTCTTCTGGAAAATTTCCAAGGTGTGATCAGTGGTGTGATGATAGCGGCTTTCATATGGCGTTTGCTCTTGCGGGATATTCTCCAAAAGATGTCACACTTGAAGTCGGGGGCAGTGAGATTTGTATAACTGGATCTGGAACAAAGCTGACTTCAATTGGGCCGGCAGAAAATATTCGAACTGAGCTCGGCAATGCTGCTTCTGTTATCGAGGTTCTGGCGACAAAGGTGGAAAGTGGTGTCGATATCGAAGAGTATCCGGCTAAAACTCCGAATATTATTGTTCAAAAGGGCATGATAGTTCGCGGCATAGCCAGAAGAAACTTTAAGAGTAGATTTTATATAAACCCTTCATTTGATGTCCAAAAGACGACGGCATCAATGAAGGATGGCCTTTTGGAGCTTACTGTTCCTAGGAAAGAAGAAGTAGCATCAAGAATTATAAGCATAAAGGAGCTTTGAAATGTTAGAGATTAAGTCTTTGTTGACCGAAATGGTCAGAAATATTGTTGATGACGAAACCTCGGTTCAAGTAACTCAGACCGAATCCGATAAAGGCTTCCTTCTGGAAGTTAGAATTGGAAGGGATGATGTTGGGAAGGTCATTGGAAAGCAGGGAAGAATTGCTGCAGCGTTAAGAACTGTGATTAAAGCTACTGCGGCGAAAAAGGGCCTTCATGTCATGGTCAATGTGTTTAACAAGCCATTGGGAGAGGAATAAGGGGGCATTTTGAAGTGGAGAGAAAAATGTATAGAGTATCCCGGCGTAATGTTCGGATCCTCACTAAGAAGTGCAAGAAAGCGAGCCTCCAAAAGGCAGCTGCCATTCACCATTACAAGAGAGTATATAGAAGATCTGTTCGTCAAGCAAGACGGACGATGCTTCTACTCTGATATAGAACTTAATATAGTGAAAGTTAATGGGAATCATGTACATGATCCACTGAAAATGTCATTAGACTGTATTGATCCAGAGAAAGGATATATAGATGGGAATGTTGTTTGGTGTGCATATTGCATAAACTCATTTAAGCTTAAAATGCCGGTAAATGATATGCTGAAAATCTGTAGGCAAATTATCAAAAAAGCAGATAAAAAATAATGGACTTTTGAATTATGTTATATAGAGACGGAGGGTTGACGAAATTTGAAGAGAAGGTAAATGAAATATATCAAAATTATGGTATTGATACCAAGAGCATGGATGAAAATGATTTAATTGATGTTTATAATTATTATGCACAGAAGCCAAAAGAATTGGACGCAGACCTAGATAAGTCCAGAAAATTTTATGGGAAATTTGATAACGATATACTTTGATTTACTATTAATAATTATAGCCTTATAGATATAACACACGTGTTCATGCGTGCGTGAGGACAAGTTGAACTTATGATAAACAAGAAAGAATTGGCAAAAAGAATTGCTTCGAAGACTCTACTCTCTCAGAAGGAGGCATACCAAGTGTTGGATGCAACAATCGCCTCGATCTTAGAGGGCCTAGAGGAAGACGGAGAAGTATCAGTTGTTGGATTCGGAAAGTACTACCTATATACTCACGCCGCGCGGCCAGTTAGAAACCCAAAAACTCAAGAAGAAATGGTGTTGGACACTTATCAATCAGTGAAGTTTAAGGTTAGTGATAAAATTAAAAAGCATTTTAAGAATATCAAATAAAATGGCGAATATTTATGGGAGCCTATCTTAAATGGCCAACGATACCGACACTCAATTAACTAGATATACATCCGCCGTGACAATTGTCACGGCGGATGTAATGAACCGTTTGTACGGCGGAGAATACGGATATAATACAGTCGTTGATGCGTTTCACCCACTTGTCGCTGGACACGTACACGATGGCACGCACGCGAACGGACGCTCCTCTAAAGTCCTTTTAACAGATGGAGGCCATGTGCGAGGCCAGTTGGCTCACGCAAACCTCGGAGGATACAACGGGACAATTCCGGCAGTTCAGCATGTCAATATCCAAAGCTATTCTGATCTTGTATATGGATCCCCGGCGTCAAGAAGGGCTGCTGCGCTTCTATCTGGAGATCCATTGGTTAATCTCGCCATACCGGAATACATAGAAAACCCGGTTAGCGGTGAAAAGAAATACTACTTAGACCTATCTTCCTCTGCTGGTGGATCAGATAAGAACGTTCAGTTTAATGATGCTGGTGCGTTCGGCGGCGACAACGGATTTGTTTACGACTATGATACTAGCCGAGTAGGCATAGGAACAGTAACTCCAGTTAGGGCTTTGCACATTGTAGACGCAGTTAATCCGCCAATCAGAATTACCGGAATTCCATCTGGATCTGGAGGAACTCCGCTCGGTATAGATGCTAACGGAGACTTCTATACAGATGCTGCAATTGGTGCTTATACTGCTGATGGACAAGGAATTGAATTAACTGGATCTGAGTTCTCTCTTGAAATTGATGTATCTGGCGATATAGTTTTGGCCAAGACCGCCGCAGGGATTACAGCGCTTAATGACGCTGCTTGGTGGGATGCTCGAAAGATTCAGGGTGTTACAGTTGCGAGCCCGCTTGCTCCGAGCTCTGGTGACGTTCTGGTTTATGACGGAGTAAGCGAGTTTGTTTCGCAGGCTCCCGCTGAACAAAATTTATTTTCCACAGTAACTGTTGCCGCTGACGGAGGAACCGCCGCTGGAGGCCCCGTTGAGGCGGATAGTGCAACAGATACCCTCAACTTAACTGCTGGTGCAGGAATTACTTTAACAGCGACTGCCGGGACCGACACGGTGAAGATAGCGGCAGGTGCTCCATCTGGAGTTCCGACAACAACGGCGACACAGGTTATGCCACACAATTTATGTTCTCACGGGGCTAATCCGTCAGATGACAAAATATACTCAGGCACTGGAACTGCAGCTGGCGATGTTTGTGCCCTTTCGAAAAATTATCCTGCTTCCGGTTCCTATTATGCGTCTTTCCCTGTTGCTGTTCCGAAAAATGCATCCGGAGCTAATCCGGCTAGCTTTGTAGTAACTACGGCGTGGGTAGGGGAGGGCTCCCAGCCCGACGGGGAAATAGCTACAGGAATGTCTTATAGCGATAGCGGCGGAATTGATGTTCAAGTTCAGGGCGATCCCTTTTCGTTTACTTGGGCTGCAGACAACGTCCAAACGCTAATAGTAGGGAATCTTAAGGTCGGAATAGCTACTCACGCTAGTGTTGCGCTAGCAACTAGTAACACTGGATATATTCATATTCGCATTGGAAGGATTGGCGAGCACGAAGAAGATGAATATGAAGATGACGTACACCTTATATACTGTCAGATTGAATGGACTTGGTAATCATTGTGGGTTTGGACATAACGGCCAATTAATCCTAGCTATATTGTTTTGATTCTGCCGCATAAGTCGTAAGGCTATAGGAAATTAATGGATGTTTTGATCTTATTTGGCTGTAACGGCCATGTCGAAGAGTCTGGATTTATTTGCTGCAATTCTATAGTTAACCCAATCGTAGATCTATCAAAAGTTAAAAAAGAAACCAGAGAAAAGGCTTCCCACTTTTTGGGGCATGCATGTAATCTGTTTGATGCTCCGTGCAATGATCATAACAAGTGTGTTAATATAATAAATTTTTTATACAGACAATTCGGTATTATAAGCGAAGAAGGACTGCATGAAATACAGGCTTTTCTAAGAATGCACAAAAGATGTGGCATATATATAATGCTGATATCAAAGGAGGGCTTCAATGTCTGATGTAAGGGTTCCTACAAATAATCGATATTTAGATTCAAAAAAAGAGAAGGCACGAAACGATACAGAGGCAGCCTTCAATGATTACAAAAAGCTTCTTTCAGATAAGACACATCCTGATAATCAAACACCTGGATATCATAAAAATGTTGTATCTACCTTGAATAGGTTATTGGTGGCAGCAGATTCACTAGATGAGGCAAACCCAGGAGAGGGAATCTTTGGCCTTATAGTTCTATCGCTAAGATCGTCACTAAAATTAAGAGATGATAATATTAAGTTAGCCTTAGAGATAAGAGAGCTTAAGAGGGAAATTGATAGGGTAAAGAAAAATCAGGGAGCGAAATGATAGCTAAGGAAAAATTAATCTCATTAATTCTTGAAAAGATATCAAAGAATAATGAAATTATTAGACTCCTGAAAGATGAGGCTAGCAAATTTTCTCTGGACCCCACAAAGGACGGTGCCTATATTGCACGTATAGGATATCGTGCGGCGCTGCAGGACATTCTAGAGGAGGTTAAGAGTATTAATGTCGGAAGAGAACCGGGTCCAAATTTTCGAGAAAACAAAAGAAGATAATTTAAAGAGCCTGCTTACTGCGTTTAAAATAAAGGTTGACTCCGTTTTTTTAGAGGAAAAAGAATATATCGATATATATGATATATCATTAAAGCAGGGAGAGAGCTCTCTAAAGATAGATCGCTCTCTAAGGGACTTGGGCACTGCCCTCAGAGCTTACTCTTATCCGACTGGCTTTACGGCAATGAACAGCGGAGTGTATAGACTTCATATACAGACTCGGCAGATTCCATCGCCATCCTTTGCAGAAACGTATCAGACCTTAAATAGGGAGCACTATGTTCCTGTGGCCCTCGGCGTTGACGCACACGGAAACACTATAAGTTTAGATCTTAATAAGATGCCAAACATTCTAATAGGGGGAACTACTGGCTCAGGGAAGAGCGTGCTATTGCATAACTTTATATTGTCACTAATTGGTGGCGACTCAATCATCTACCTTATAGATCCAAAGATGGTCGAGTTCTCTTGCTACAAGGGAGTCTCCTCTGTAAGGAGAATTGTGCATTCAGCAGAAGAGGCTACAGATATAATAGAAGATATCACCAAAATAATGGAAGAGCGTTTTGTTTTCTTGCAGCGATCAAAAACAAGAAGTGCAAAGGAATATAACGCGAAAGCAAAGCGAAAAACATTTATGGAGCCAATTGTCTTAGTTATTGATGAGTGGGCAGATCTAACCTTGCAAGATAAGTTGATACAAAAGAAGCTATGTTTGTTGGCTCAGAAGGGCCGTGCCGCAGGTATATCTATAATTCTGGCGACCCAGAGGCCGTCAGCAACCGTTATATCCGGCTTAATGAAGGCAAACTTTCCAGCAAGAATTGCTCTAAAAGTTGCATCTGCAGTAGATAGCAGGATTATATTGGACACCGGTGGAGCAGAAAAGATATCTGATATTGGAACTGGGCTATATTTGGACGGAACATTATCAGAGCCTAAATTATTTAGGGCCCCAAATATTATTGACATTGATACAGAGCTAGATAACTTGGGTGTTAAAAGGAAGATACGCCCACTCTGGGAGAGGATTTTGTTTTGAGACGTTTTTCTAAAAAAGAGATATTATCTTCTCTGAGGATTTCTGATATAGCAAGTAGTCAGGGAGTCTCTATGATCGAGACTAACAGCGGCAACTTTACGCATAAGTGTAAGTGTCCTGCCGTAGATCATAAGTCTGGATTGGAGAGAACTGGTTCGCTATATATTGATAATATCAATAATAATTTTTATTGTTTTGGATGTGGGGCCTCAAATAACGTTATAGATTTTTACATGCTTTGCACAGAGAAAAGCTTTTCGGAGGCCTTGGAAGACCTGTCAAAGGTAGTTGATCCATCCAAAGTTAAGGTTTGCGCCGCAGAAAATAAGCAAAACAATTTCTCGGTCTTGCTGGAAATCTCTACTGAAATTAGAAAAGCGCAGACAAATCATCAAGATGATCTAGAGTGGATTGGTCTTTTGATTAAAAAAATGGATTTAAAGTTGACCCTACTAGATCGTAAAGATGTTATTGGCGCTAGAGAGGTACAGAAAAAATTAAAGCAGATTTTAAAGCGGAGGTATCCAGGCGTATGAGAGTAATAGTGTGTGGAGATGTTCATATGGGCGCTGTGTTTGGGCTAGGGAGGCCAAACGGAACTGGCGGCAACACAAGGGTTGATGATTACGAAGCGAGTTTAAATTACGTAATTGATTACGTAATCGACACAAAGGCTGACATTTTCATTCAAACTGGTGATGTTTTTGAGTTTCGAGATCCCGAGCCTGAGCATATGGGAATTATAGATCGAGCGCTTAAGCGGCTATCAAATGCAAATATTGCGTCATTTATTTTGATGGGCAACCATGATTATAAACGAAGTGGAGAAAACTTTATCAGCTCAATTTCATCTTTGGGGGCTTGTGAATATCCTAATGTTAGAATGATTTTAAATCAAGATGTTATACAGGTGTCAAACAAAGATGATGAAAAAGTAAATCTACTTCTGCTTCCTTATCGAGATAAGCGCATGTACAAGGGCAAAAATACCCTAGAACAATCTAAGGAGTATGACCTTGAGGTTCAGTCTTTAGTTAAAACTTGCGAGCCAAATATCCCGATAGTTGCAGTTGGGCACAATTTCTTTTACGAAGGAAGCTACAACGCCTACGGCGGCGCAGAGGTTATGGCTGACCCGCTAGCCTTCACGGGGTGTGATGTAGCTATGATGGGCCATGTTCATCAACATCGAATCGTAAGAACAAGCTCTCCAGTTTGCATATATACTGGCTCAATGGAAAAGTCAAACTTTGGGGATGCCAATGTTGATAAGTACTTTGTAGATTATGATATAAGCAGGAAGCGTGCCAAGTTCCGAAAAATACCAGTAAGAGGATTGCTGGATATGTCTCATGATTTAACTGGATCTGATTTTTCACAGATTATAAAGAACTTAGATGATGCGATTGGAGCTTTCGATATTAATGGGAAAGTGGTAAGGTTTCGAGTCGCCATAGACGAGCAAGTGTTGCCGGCTGTAGATAAGAAGAGCATACAGACAAAGCTTTATGATAATGGAGCGTTCTTTGTCTCAAAGGTTATTGTCGAAGTAGCTGCGAAACGAATCATTCGAGATATCGAAATTACCAAATATAAAGATGATTACTCTATGTTTAAGGCGTTTTCTGGATCACAAGATATTGACAAAGAATATAAAAAGATTTTGTTGAAAGAAGCCAAAACAATTATGGGAGGCATATGATTCCAATTAATTTAAAAATAAAAAACTTTTTCTCCCACAAGGAGAGCGAGATTGATTTTTCAAAATTTGACTCAGCCCTCCTGATTGGAAACACAGAAGGAGATTACACGAAGAGTAATGGATCAGGAAAGTCTGTGGTCTTTGAAGCTATTCTGTGGGGCTTGTTTAATAAATCTAGATCCATGATGATGGACGATATAATTCGGTGGGGCGAAGCCTCCTGTGCTGTAGTTATCGAATTCAAACATGAGGATAAAGTATATCGAGTAAACAGAACTAGAAATCGGATTACATCAAGCTCTGTTGTTGAGTTGAGCTATTTAGATAAAGCCGGGGACTGGATAGATATTTCCTGTTCTACATCTGGTAGCACGAACAAGAAGATCGAAGAAATCATTAAGCTTGATCATAAGACTTTTGTAAACTCTATCTACTTCCGACAAAATGATATTTCTGAGTTTGCAGAAGTGGAAGCTTCGAAGAAGAAAGAGATTTTAAAATCAATAGTTGATATATCAAGGTGGGATAAATACGAAAAGGAGGCCAGAAAAAAGGCCAAGGAAATTACTCTTGAGTGCAAGGTTCTTAAGAAATCAGTTGAAGAGTATGACGAAACCCACAAGGGCCTTGAGGGTGTTAGGCTTGAAATTGCTGAATCCAAATTAAAATCAGAAGCATTAACCAAGCGAAAGGGCTCATGCATTAGCGATGTTTCCTCTTTAGAGGAGAAGTATTTAGCTTTAAAGCGATCCCTTGATACGGATACTTATGATAAAGCTACAGAGGAGATAGCCACACTAAAGGCTAAAGAGGCTGGCCTTTCCAAACAGATTAAGGCATATATCGAAAAGATTAAGGGCTTGGAGCTGGAGAAGGTTCCGCTTTCGGGCACAGTTGAAAAGCTAAATAATTATTTAAGTGGTAAGAATATAGTAGAAGTTAGCGAAGATAAGCTTAGCGATTTAAAAGCTGAGCTATCGTCTAATAAGGTTGAAAAAAGTTCATCAGATGAGCTGATTAAAAATCTTAATGATATTAATATATCTCACGATCATTGTTACGTTTGCCGGCAGGAAATTGGACAGGAGCTTTATGATTCGCTAAAGTCCGATATTACCTCTAAGAAGGATGAATATTTAAAGAAACGAGGTATTGCTGCCGAAGAAATCGTAAAAATAGACAAAGAACTGAATCGTCTTCTGAAGACCCAAGCAGACAACAAGGAGATCACGAAGGCAACGGATCGGCTTGAGTCTGAGAATTATAAGTTAACAATAGTGAACGATAACATTGTTAAGCATAATGTTGAATTGGCCGACCTAGTGAGCCTTAGGGATAAAGCCTTAGGTCGATTGAAGACTAACAAGACCCTTCTTGAGTCTATAAAGAATGAGGATTTTCAAACGCTCCGAAAGCATATCAAGGCACTGAAGGCAGAAAAAGAAGATCTTACAGAAAAGATAACCAAAGAGGATATAAATATCGGGCGGCTTCTCGAAAGAGAAAGTAATCTGGCAAAGTCTTTTGAGAAGATATCAGAAGACAAAAAGAATATTTCCGCGAAACTGAAGAAAATAGCCGTCTTTGAAAAGCTTGGACGAATGTTCGGAAAGAGCGGAATTCAAGCAGTTCTGCTAGATACAATCATAGAAGACTTGGAAAAGACATCAAATGTAATTCTGGCCTCAATATGTAATGAGCCAGTAGCTATCGTGCTCGAAACACAGCGATTAGGATCGGATGGAGTTTCGACAATAGAAACGTTAGATCTTAAGGTCCAAAAGGATGGATATCTACAAAACTTTAAGTCACTAAGTGGTGGTGAGAAATTTAGAATTTCCTTGGCTCTCAGGATTGGGTTAAGCGATATGTCCAGTCGATACGGAGGCTCCTCGCTAGAGTTTCTCTTGTTGGATGAAGTAAACTCTCCGCTAGATCGCTATGGAGTTGAGACTCTTTTCGTAAATGTGATAAAAGCGCTAGAGGATAAGTATAAGATTCTGGTAATTACCCATGATGAATCATTGAAAGAAAAGTTTGATAACGTTGTTGACGTAACTAAAGTTGGCGGAGATAGTACTATCAAATTCGCCACAAGGTAACATGCTAATTTTATCATACAATATGCGGAGGCAATTATGATAAGCTTAACCATAGCCGAGAGTGAAGTGGAATTTATATCTGGCATTCCATCTTATATTACTTTCTCTACAGATGTTCCATCAACGGTCTATTACACATTAGACGGCGAAACCCCAGGTGTAAATTCCCTGATCGCAGTTGGCAAGGTTTATATGCCAACAAGCTCTCGCGGACTAACCCTGAAGGCTATAGCCATATCCCCAACAGATACCTCTGTCGTGACCACTAAAAAATACAGCACTGACTCCGAAGATTATAATGGTCCAAGAAGAATCGGTGATGAAGGGATATCCATACTTCCCCCGAGCGGGATAGTTCTGGAGAGTCTGTCATTTGATTCGTCGGGTGATGCCGCCCAAGAAACGGCGATAGCCTTTGTAGACCTAGATGTTAAGGCGTCAAAAGTATCCACTGATGGTGTTTGGGTTGAGGACGGAAAGACCTCTGTTCCTTTCGTAAATTTTCCAAAGGCTAATGATGTATCAGATCGATTTACTGTGTCCACAGTAAACGATAATGTTGAATTCGACCCAAGGGCCAAATTTATAACCATTGATGGCTCGACACAGGCGAAGCTAGACGAACAAGTTGTCAAGATCGTAAACCGGACGTATAGTACCTTTGGCCCCACGTCCAAATTTTATGACGAAAGATTGGGCGAGTCTGAGCCCCTTGTTACCGGGAATTATATTCGCAGCTTCTACGACGAAGCTAGGCAGCTTTTTGTATCTTATTACTGGGAAAGTCTAGAGTCTAGATGGATAAGGTCTGTTCAAAGAGCAGAGGGAACAGTTTCTAAAAATGGAGCTAGTAGTCGAAACCACTTTGTATATCGCTGGATCCAAGACAGATCTGTCAGTGGAGCCTTTTAATCCTTAGGAGTTTAATTTGTTAAAGTTATCTGTATCATCTATGGACACTTATAAAAAGTGTCCAAAACAATACCACTATAGGTATATCGAAAAACCTGATGTTGAGAAGCAGGTATGGGGATCTTCAGAATTTGGGTCATGTGCCCACCGTATTCTAGAGTTATTTCACCTTAAGGTTCTCAAGGAGAAAATTGAAGAGAAAGACTATTCGGCCCTAATGAAGCAGTGTTTTATAGAGGGTGTGAAGGAGTTTGACATAAACGTATTACAGGAGCCAACGTGGATGCCAAATGGAGAGCTGCCAGGGATGATTGCCCTCAGAAAGGTGATTCAAGATTATCTTTTTAAGTTAAAAGAAGAGGGCACTCCAGATGTGATTGGAATCGAATTGGATTACGCTTTTAACATAGATGAGAACACCTTGGTTCGTGGATTTATTGATCGAGTTGATCGTATAAGCCCAGGAATTTATAAGGTTGTCGATTATAAGACAAGCAAAAATCAAAAGTATCTAACTCAATTCCAGCTTCTGGTATATGCGGAGGCTCTAAATAGAAGATTTAAAGATGTCAAAAAGGTATATGGGTCTTATGTTCTACTTAAGCATGGCTGCACAACAAAGGATTTTACCTTTACTCATAATGATCTCGATAACTGTGTTGATACAATCATAAAGAGGGCTGAGTCAATCAATACAGATGAGACTTGGGTTAAAAAGCCAACAGTATTATGCGGATGGTGTGACTATCAGTCAATATGCCAAGATGCATGGGACAAGTAAGGAACCTCTATGGCAAAAGAATATGAGCAGTTTGTTGAGATGTATGATGAGAAGATTTTCGTTAACACAAAAACAAAAGAGGGATACGGCAAAGTACTAAAAAAGATAGATCCTCTTTTGTGCAAGTGGGCCTCTCGGACTTATATGTCCGGATATGGATTTGATGACATTAAGCAAGAGCTTTCCGTTATAATCATAGAAGGAATAAATGCTTTTGATCCAGATAAAAAGGTAAAGCTGAGTTCCTTTTTGCATAATCATTTAAAAAATAAATTAATATCAAAATTAAAAAGTATAAACAAATTATCGAATGATGCATATGGACTATCAGAAGAGAAGACAAAAAGTATTTGCTCATGTGGTGGAATCTTTTCGGAAAAGGGGAAGGAGAACATCTGCAAAGAATGTGGAAATAAATATGGACCAGTCTATAGAGGCTCAAGAGAGGAGCTTCTCTTTAGCTTAATGCCAAAGAGAAGCCAGTCTGACGGAGAAGAGTATCTTGATTTTGAATCATCACTCTCATCAACAGACGGAATGTTTTCATCAAATAAGTCTCCATATGATGAAGTACACTTAAACATGGCAATAGAGAGGCTTGGAGGTCAGGTTGACCCAAAGACTCAAACTATACTTAAGATGGTTTGCTTGGAAGGATTTTCGATTGGTGATGCAGCAAGGCACGTTGGCATCACCGGGTGGGCCGCAAGTATGCGGCTCAAGAAGATAAAGTCTAATAAGATTATAAGTGATATATTAGAAGATCTAATCTAATTTTAAAATGAAAAAAGAATTACTGGAGTTTTTAGAAGAAGAGATATCTATATCTAAGTATAAGATAATAACCTTAGATAGAGGAAGCAAAAAGACCTATAAAAATAGATTGCTTGCAATTGAGAGAGACTTTCTAAAGTTTCCGTTTGAGTCACTTGGCATTGATGATATTGATGCATTCAGAAAGGCTGTCTTAATGTTTAAGACAGATAGAGAGCTTTTTGACAAAGTATATAATAATAATCTAGACTCCAAAGCTCCAGAAGCTTTTATAATTTCAACTTTAAATTTAAATAAAAGAATAAACTTTTTTAAAAATCTATATAAATATTTATTAGAAAATAAAATAAGAAAAGTCAATTTAATTGAGGAGTCATCTTTAGGTGGGGATAGAGCTGATGGCGCCGAGCTTACCGGCATAGATTCGATAAGAAAAAATGAAGGAGCCCTCATTTCAAAAGAGCGGGCAAGAATTCAAATCTTAATTTATTGCTTTGCGAGGGTAATTCACAAAGAACTCTCAAGCATAGAGGCCGAGATAGGCCTGCTGAAAGATGGCGAAAATAAAGATATTCGAGTGTTAAAATCAAGAATTGATGGCCTTTTTGATTTTGGAATAAATAATATATTCAAACATTATAACTCTGGGATAACAGAGGTTCCGCTTCTCATAAACGGAACAATGGGGCACAATGATTATGTTCCATGTATTTATCCTCTGGTAAATCTCACGGATTCTATTGATGGCAACCTGAGCATCGATAGGGTTTTGGGTGAAGATAGAAATTTCTTCTCAAAGACTGGGGTTAGAATAAATAAGAAATTTATAAAAAGAGGATTTTCTATTGTCCTTCCTATCCCTAGGGTCGGAAATGAAACAATGGATTTACTATATTTAGATTTATTTAGTTCATCCGGAACCCGCTTGAACAGCATTATGACAAAAAGCTTTTATAATATAAAAGTTAAAGAAGAATATAGCAAGGCAATAGCTACTGTTCCGATTTGGGAATTCCCAGAAAAAATGAATAATCTTTATTTAAATAGGGAAATTCTTAGTCTCCTAGGGCTAGATTCCATGCCACTTATTGGAAGTTTGGATTTTTTAGATAAGAATATTTACATGGCAGTAAACAATAATAATGGCAGTATAAAATTAAATAAAAAAGACAGTAAGATATTAGTTGCGGCAACTAGATCTGAGACAGCTCATGTAAATCAGGCCCATTTTTGGATTAAGTTACTAATAAAAGAAATAAAAGATGATTATGAAAGTAAATTTCATATAGAGTCGATACATGATAATTCTGATAACAGAAAGATTAAATATCAGGAATTTCTAAGGAATAAATAATATGAGTAATGGCCAAGACTTTAGTACAGTCACAAACATGCTGAAAAGAAAATATCCAGAGGTCTTTTATGATGATGGATCTGCCGATAGTGGATTCCAAGCATTTGCAAACAAGCTAGAGGAGTATCATAAATATTTAAGTACAGCAGTAAATGAACTTCCGACGCTTATTTTCCAGGCCGAGCAGATGTCAGAAGATAGCCACACCGCCCGCGACGGATCGCAGAGCTGGCCGGAAATATCTAATGAAGTTTTCGAGACTACAAAAGCATCGGTCATAACAAGAATAGAGGAGTCACTTCACTTAAGCGGAGTGAGAGGCCTGAATGAAGAGCTTGCTGCGGTTTACCTTGAGGCCGAAGCTTATTATCAAGATTATTCTTTTTCCGCAGATCATGACGGACCTGTATCTCAGCTTCTGAAACTTATTTCAATAAAAACTTTTGTTGAAGCAGATTTCTTAGATATAAAAGCTTCCCTAGAAGTGCTGAGAGAAAAGGTCAAGCCAGAAAAGAGAGAAAAGGTCAAGCCAGAAAAGAGAGAAAAGGTCAAGCCAGAAAAGAGAGAGTCCATTGACATATTTGACAAAACACTCGGTGACGAGCCAGATGATGTTGCTGAGCCGAAAGTAAGTCCCGGTAGGCAGCCCGAAAAGATAGAGGAGCCGGAGCCGGAGCCGGAGCCGGATGATCTTGTGCCGGGAGCCATCATAACACTTGACTCGCTCGCATTAGAATCAAAAGAAGTTCTTAGAAAGCCGAGTGTCAAGCCTCTTAACACAGGGTCTACCGTTGGTATATATGCAAGTTTAAATTTGGAATATAAGGCAACATACTTATCAGATAAGGACCCAAGGTCTTTCTTCAAGCTCTTGGAGGCATCAGGAAAAGATATATTTGAATTCTCATCTTTCTTTAAGGGGTTTGGAAACAGGGGCTTGGGTTTTGAGCTTGACGAAGAAACTGATGAGGTTGAGTACAAACCCGAATATATAAGTGAGATGCTAAGTGAAATAGCTGTTGTACTTGGTAACTTTAGCTCAAAGCTAGCAGCTGCTGAGGCGACTTCGACAGTTAACACTAAATCAAACTTGCATAAATTTGAAAAGAGCAGACAGTCAATAGCGGATAATATTGACAGATTTATTATGTCAATAAAATATCGTGATAAAGAAATTTATATGATGCTAAAAGACTTGGACTTACTTAGGGAATTTCCAATTGAATACCACCCAATATATTTGGTAAACAATATTAAAAATCAAGACTCTGAGTCATTTGGCCTGCTAAAGGATTTGATATATCGATTAGTCTTCCCTGATGTTTTGTCTCAGGCTTATCGCCATAAGCCTCAATTTAGAGAGTACGATGATAGGACCCAGGACGTGCTGGTTGGCGGTTGGACGGACGAGATGGACGATCTCTTTATCGCGTCTTATGCTACAAATATCAAATTAAAGATTGGCGCATTTTTTGATATAAAAAATACAGATAAGAATTTATGTAGATATCTTTCTGAAAATATAAGTCAAGAAGTAATACGACAAGATGTTGTAAATGTTGTTCAGGGCAAAAGTCGGTATTCTTGGACATACGCAAATTGCTCAATGTGCGGAAAGGGTCTTTATATAAAAAAGATGGTTCAGAGATTTGGAGGAAAGTACAGAAGAGAAGCCGGAAAGTCTACAGATGAGGGGGCTTCCGCCTCTCGCAAAGATAGGAATGAATTCCTGCGAGAATATTCCGATTTTAAGCTGCCTTTATATTCTTTGTTCAGAAAAGATGGGTCACAAATTTCAATTGATCAATTATCAGTAAATTCAAAGACCGGAGAAGAGTATCTGCATTCTCCTCCGAAGAAGTTTGAGTTAAGCTCTAGCCGGGGAGTTCCGACGGCACCGAGGTCTGCGCCTATGAGGAATTGGGGTGATTTGTTTTACGGCAAAAGATTCGACACTGGGCCGAAAACATGGTCACAAATTGATGATCTTATAAATTCTGGAAACAAAACAAAACATGCAGAGGGGCTTCTCAGGAGGGCCGAAGTATTAAGAAAGGACAAGGCAAAATATCTTGGGAGGTCAGATGTTATTAAGAAAAGATTTAAGTGTCCATTTAAGGATCAAACGGGGATACCTCCGGAGCTAGTCGTGGGCGCACCAGAAACCGAAGGTCAACGGAAGACACAAGATTTTAATTGCGGATATTCGGTAGATTTATCTGCCTCCTTAAGCGTGTTGGGTCAGGGTGATAGTATAGATCCTAAGGCTCTAAGGAGTGGTACTTTTAACTCTAGTCGAAGTCAGGTTCTAACTGACGACGGAAAGATAGAGAGGGCTTTATCATCAGCTATAAATAATGAAACATTTACAGCTGACGTCGCAGAGGAGGTCAGAGGGCTTTTAAATTCCAGAAGGTCTGGAGGATGGAAATACTCTAATACCTACTTTAGGTGTCCGACGCTTATTGATATAGCCGATAAGGATGATATAGAGTCCTTGTATAAAAAATATGGATATATAGTCTCTCCTTTATCTGGGCCTACTGCCGAAGATAGCGACTTGTCAGCGATGTCTCTTCCTTCTGATGGAGCCGGAGGAGTTGCCCAGCTAGAGCCGGGGACGGTCGTCTATATGGCGTGTGGGGCCGCTACGAGTCTTTCTTCCTTTAATTTTCCGGAGCTGAAGAAGCTGTTGGTATCTGCTGATGTAGAATATAAAAAAGATTTAACTGAGGCATTAATTTCGTATGGCGTTGAGGCAACAGATTTAACTTATGTTTTAGGAAGCCCAGAGGCAATAAAAGAATCATTCTTTACGGGGGAGGACGGAAGGCTAACAAAGTTTGCTAAGATTTTATCTATGGCTATGGCGTCTAAAAACATAAAAGATGATGCGGCAAATCTAATTGGAGATGTAGTTCTGACCTGTCGTCACGGGCATAGCTTTACTGTAAATAACTCTGTTAACTTTGGCAATACACATTGTAGATTTGTGCCAAAACTTGGAGCCGAAGTGAGGCAGCTCGGAAAGTTGTTGCGATCTAGCGGAAGAAAGAATCTAGAGATAGCAATGAAGAAAAATATGATCAGCAGAGTTCCGGAGAACACTATATTAGATCGATATGATTATAATACGTGGGTCAAGAGCAAAGACCATGAGCTGGGAAGGTTGTCGTTTTCAGTAACAGACGAAGGCGAAGTAGGCAAGTATTATTTTTCCGAAACACAATATAAGAGTAAATCATTTGCTTGGGGCGGGCCCCAGACTGATGAATCCATAGTAAGTAGCTCTCTAAAGGAGAGTTCAGATACTTTTAGAACGAGATATGAGAGGTCAGGAAAAGAGCAGGGCATAGAGACTAGCAGCGGCGAGGGGCACGTCAGAAACGCCGGAGATTCCAGAACATACAATAAGTCCCTGCAGGTTCCCGATATGCCAATAGATATGGCCGTTTTAAGAAAGAATAAAGATATATGCGGAGAGACAATAACAGAACTGTTGAATTCGTCTTTCAAAACTTGTTCTAATTTCCTAAGATTATCATCATCTTTAGATGTAAGAGGATCTCTGCTTGGGACGAAAGTATTCAGCCTAGATAAGTATGAGGATAAAATCTATGAGTCTATAAAGGAATTGATTCAAAATTTATTAAATAAACTAAATCAAGATGGCAAGCTGGATGATGAACTTGCCACAACAGATGTTATGCTTGAAATTTTTAATAAAATAAAAGATGATGAAAAGTCATTTATCAATAAGACAATGAAAACTGATACTAAATTTTTATCATTCTTAGAAGATGAGTTTATTGATCCATTATTTAGAAATATTATAAATTATTCTTATGATATTCTTTTGAAAAAATTAGATCCGAAGATAGATATAAAAAAAAGATGGAGAATAAGAAACTCATTATATGATGAAGGACAAATTAAAAGTGAATTCTTATCTCACTTTGATGATATTAGGAGCGAAATTTTTGAAGCTATCAACATTAATGAGAAAGATGTTAAGAAGCTTAGTAAATACGTTTTTGGACCCGGAGGAACCAAGTCTAAAATAATAGCCAGGATGTCCGGCCAAATGTATTTATCTCGAATCATATATGCTTCTATCTCTTTTTATATTGCAGATCAATTATCAATTATTTTCAATAAATTTATTAAAGATAATAATCAATATTCATATATAGGATTTGAAATAGATCTAAATTATGAGTCTGTTGATTTGTCTTCTCCTCAAAAGGTAATAGACCTATGCTCTGCACATAGTAACTTTAATTTTTTCGGATACACAGCAGACATGGATGACGACTCTTTGGATGATTATATTGGCAATATTTTAGGCTGCATTGCCGGCCTGAACGCTATTCCGCACGGAATGGAAACGGCGGCCAATAGCAGGCTGTACAAAGAGCCTGCCTTGGAATATATAAAGCAGAAACTAGAAGGCACTCTCGAAGAGGACGAGGAGTCTGACGAGAAAACAAAGGCAAAAAGTATTCTTAAAAATATTTTTATAACGACTCCGGAGACTAATATAAACCTGAATGATCAGTCAAAGTATTCAAAATACTTCAAGCCAAGACCTTTGGAGTCCGGAGAGTCAATAAGAACTATGATGATCCCAAGCTTTGGGGCGAATACCTGTGTTCCAAAGGACAAAAAAGAATCATTTTCGGAACCAGTATATGCGTTATTTAATTCAAAAGATGACTATCGTAGTTTTGACTTGTCATTCTCTAATGAGGAAAAGGCTCTTGTGCCAGACGGATTTATTTGCGTGCTTACAAGATTAGATCTTTCATCAATCGGAATTTTTGTTGAAGCAATTACGGCAAGCCTTCCTGAAGGCATACGGTCAAATGGATTTAGGGCATTTGCCCTGCCAGAGAAGGACATAAAGATAAGCAGCGATAACGTCAGTATGATGTATCACCCCTATACGGAAATATCTAATGTTGCGGGCGAAGTTAGCGTTAGAAATACGCTAACAAACTTTGCTAGTGATTCTGGATTTAATATTGGGCCGCAGTTTAGGAAAAAAGGAAAGTCTCTTCTTTTTCCGCCAATAAGTGATCTCTCAATCGATACATTTAGCAATGTCGGAGTTCCGGTTCCGATTGAAAACTCTCCAACGACAGCCAAGATTGCAGGAGAGATAATACCGATGGTTGGAGCTAGAATAGAAGTATTTTCTGACAATTATAAGTTAGAGTTATCAGACTTGCTGCAAAGAACTCCAACTAAAGACGCTGCAAATATTTTAATAAAAATTATTAAAATTTATAATAAATTTAAAGAGGTATCTTCGGGGTTGTCCGAGCAAGGAGCAGAGGACTTAAGGTCCAATGCTAAAGAAAACATAGAAATATTATTCAAGCATTATCGTGGAATGCCATTCAATGTTGTTCGAAGGAGCAATTGCAGAACAAAGATTGAAAGGTCACCGGTAAAATTCAAAAGTCTCGAAAATGATAACGAAGATGAGGCGGAAGAAGGCGTAGTCGACGCCTCGTATGTCGCGGCTAGTGGATATTATGTTCCGTTTATTGATTATGTATTAATGAATAAAGTTCTAACACTAGAATGTTTCTCTGAGAAGTGGGCTGGACATCAGGTCTTTTTGGGCGAAACACCTAACGTAGACTTGCTTAACTCCGCACAACAATTTATTATAAAAACACACGGATTAGATTATGCGGCTAGGAAGCTAAATGAAGAGTTAAAACTAAGTGGCTCGTCTGAAATATTGGCCAAAGATTTATTAGATCCATATAAAAGCTTAGTCTTAAAGAGGGGCAATTTAGATTTGCCTAATCTTTTTTCTGTAGACGAATTTGATAAGGAAACTGGATTGAGGCTTTCTTCTGGGCAAAATACAGATCCAATGGAAACAAAATCTAAAAATTTGTTTCCACATTTAGCAGGAGGACATGGAGAATTTTTCCGGCCAGCACCGAATGATAATGCTCCAGAAGATAATGTGTCTTTCCTTCAAGTAATAAATACATTGTTTCCAATTGGAGAGAATGCAGAAGAAATTAGGTCAATACAAGACCCAGATTCAGACACAATTATGAACGCATTAAAGATCTACAGATATGCCTCACACGCACTAAGTAGTAACCCCGTTACACTAAGACTACATCCAGAACTCAAGGCGAGCATCTCGTCTGTTGCGGTTGGATTAAACTCTGTGGCAGCCGCAATAAAGATCTATTATTTGGACAAAATGAATCAAATCATTACCGCCAAATACAAAGATAGGTTAGAAAAGAAGGCATCGTTTTCGCAGGAACTCTTACCAGAAAATGACGAATCGATAAATCGATCTGAAATTTTAAAGGTCAGCTCTAACTCTGGGGTTATTATTATTGACGAAGCCCTCTGGAACCTCTGGAGGATAACCACCGGTATTTAATAATAGGAGTTTTTATGAGTGCAGAAGAGGCAGAACAGGGTAGTATGGTCCGAATTTTTAACGAGTCAGAAGATGGCGGAACTACTTGGGCCATGGAAGACGTAAAAGAGTATGTGAAGCAGTATATGGTTTATGAGCTAAGCATCAAGGATCTGCAGGAGGCCCGACGAGATTGGTCCTCCGACTTCCTTAAGGCGAAAAGCCTTCCAAAGAAGGAGCTAGCACAGGCGCTGGCGGCTGCCAAGAAAGATATCGATATGGAGATCGTTAATGAAATCTATGATAATATCCACGGAATGGTAGCCGAATAATCTTAGGCCAACTTTAATCGCGCGAGTAGAATAGGTGTAGCGGGCCATTGCGTCCGCTACACCTATTTTTAAGGAGAAAAATGTCAAAAGGCCCATTCGTATCGCTTCATAATCATACAGAGCTGGGAAGCCCGCTCGACGGAATGAACGACACTTTAGATTTATTTAAGAGAGCCAAAGAGATTGGGCATCCAGCAGTAGCCGTGACAGATCACGGAACACTGACTGCCACCTATGACGCCTATCTCGCAAGCCAAGAAACTGGCATAAAGTTTATTCCCGGTATGGAAGCGTATTTTGCGGATGATCTCTCGGAGAAAAAGAACTACCATCTTGTTTTGTTGGCCAAAAATGAGACAGGATATAAAAATATCTTAAGACTAAATTACTTAGCTTTTCAAAATCAAGTTTCTGGATACATGGGAAAAAGAGTTCCGAGAATTTCCTGGGAGCATATCGAGAAATATAATGAAGGTGTTTTCGCACTTACAGCTTGTTGCAATGGTCTTGTCGCAAAGACCCTTATAACCGAGCAAGATGAGAAGTTGGCCATAGAGTACATCAATCGGTTCCATTCAATATTTAATGATCGATTCTTTCTTGAGTTGCAGCCGCACGCTTTGCAGGCAACAAATAAAAACGGAACAGAAGTTAATCAAGTAAAGCTTAATGAGTCTCTCCTGAGAATCTCAGGCGACCTTGGTATTCCGTATGTAATAACTTGTGATGCTCACTATCGAGATAAAGAACACGCAAAGTATCACGATTTTATGTTAGCAATCAAAGATAAAAAGGCTGTTAATGATCCTGATAGATTCCGATATGGTGTACAGGACATGTATTTAAAGGCTTCAAGTGAAATTGTTGATTTCTTTGGCAATAAAATCGCCAGCAAAGGCATGGAAAATACAATCAAGATCATGAATGCTTGTGATGAACCACACTATATTAAGCCAAAGGGCGCAAGACTTCCGACTTTTCCGGTTAAAAACGAACCAGATTATGATGCCTTTTCTTTGTGGTATGAGAAAACTGGGTCTACAGTTTCGGAGGATAAAGCACTCCTAAGGTACCGATGTATTGATGGATTTAAAAAGAAAGCAGCAGAGTTTGATAATGAGAAAAAAGAACTCTATTGGGATAGAGTAAAGGTTGAACTCGGAGTGTTGGAGGAGAAGAACTTCTCGTCTTATATGCTCATCGTTTCTGACTACATAAATTGGGCGAAAAAAAGGATGCCTGTTGGGCCTGGAAGAGGATCGGCGTCTGGAAGTTTGGTTGCATATTTAACTGGAATCACCGATGTAGATCCAATCGAATATGATTTGATCTTTGAGAGATTTCACAATAATCAAAAGAAATCATTCCCAGATATAGATACGGATTTCTCAGATCCCGGCGTTGTCAAGGAATATATTAAAGAAAAATATGGAAATGATAAGGTTGCATCGATTTCTAACTGGAGCACTCTGTCTCCAAAGGTCGTCATCAAGGACGTAGCAAGAAGCCTTCGTTTGGGTGGTGATAAATCTCAAGCATTTAAGATTTCAAATTATATTACATCTATAATGCCTGACGCAAAAACTTTAGAAGAGGCCGTAGAAGATAGTCCTCAATTTTCTCAGCTTATGAAAAAGTATCCCGAACTTTACGAATATGGCAATAAGCTCCAGAATCTAACTCGAAACTGGTCTGTCCATGCTGCTGGCATAGTTATTGGCGAAGATCCGCTGTATGAGACTATTCCATTGAGAATTGACAAAGATGGAAACACCGTCACCCAGTGGGAAAAAACTAGATGTGAAGATAATGGCCTTATAAAGATGGATCTTTTGGGTGTCAAGACACTGACGGTGATCGATAATGCCTTTAAACTTATAAGCTTGACAACTGGAAAAAGCCTTACAACCGATAACATCGATTTAAATGACCAAGAAGTATATGATATGCTTGGGCGGGGAGAAACGTCAGGAGTGTTTCAGCTTGAGTCATCGCTAACGCCCCTATGCATAAAGATAAAGCCTAAAGTTATTGGAGATATATCTGATATTAACGCATTGGGTAGGCCGTCTTGTCTTCCTGAGGCAAGAAAGAAGTATATAAAGAGACGTCTTGGAAAGGGGGAATTTGACTATGAGCACCCAAAGCTAGAGCGAGCACTAAAGACCACCTATGGGGTGCTAGTTTATGAGGAACAGGCGATGTTTATCGCTCAGGATTGCGCCGGGTGGGATCTAAATCAGGCAGATGCTCTTCGCAAAATCAGCAAACTAAAGGGGAAAGACAAGGATATGGTTCTCAGAACTGAGGCGGCATTCATAAAAGACTGCATGGACTATAGCAATATGACCCACAAAACTGCTACTTTAATATGGAGAGACTTTATACTTCCTCTTGGAAAATATAGTTTCAACAAGTCTCACTCTATCTCTTATTCTAAAATATCTTTTTATACCGCGTGGCTTCGCCATCATTATCCAACAGAGTTTATGTGCGCTCTGATAAACTCAGAAGATCCGAATAGCGATAAGACGCAGGAATATATATCTGAGTGCAAGAATATGGAAATAGATATTACGCATCCAGATGTTAATAAGTCTATTGGGCCCTATGCAATAGGAGAGGACGGAGCGATTATCACCGGACTTTCTGCAGTAAAGGGTGTCGGAGAAAAGGCTATCGAGAGCATTCTTGAAAATAAACCATATGCTAGTTTTGGAGAATTTGTTTCAAAAAACAACAGCAGAACGGTTGGAAAAATAGTCCTTGAGTCACTGTCGAAGTCTGGAGCAATGGATTGCTTTGAGTTGTCAAGAAAAGATATGCATGATAACTATCAAAAGTACAGGTCCAAAGCAAGGACGGCAGTAAAGAAGACTATAGAAAAGAAAATTCTTGCCGACAATCCTGCCTGGAAAAAGGTTTCAAAAGATAATTTTGAGTTGCTGCTTGAGGAGTATAACATTCCGGCCGACTCAAGTAGATTCTCAGAAATTGTAGCAGCTACAGCCTTTACGACAAACGCTGACGAATGGGATAGAAAAGAGATTCTTCTTAACGAAAGAGAGGTTATGGGCCGCTCGTTGTCAGGAAGTTTACATGAAGTGTTCAAGAGCTTCTTTACTGGCGGGCCGATGGTAACTCAGCTTTCTGATGTCAAGATTCAATCAGAAGGAGTTAGGCTAAAAATAGAAGCAATAATTAAAACAAAAATTAAGGAATTTAAGATCAAAAATGGTAAAAATGTAGGGAAGAAATTTGCAAAATACTTAGTAGAGGATGTCAATGGAGACACTTGTGGTATGACGCTTTGGGCTGATGATTACGAAAGATATAAGGCAATCCTAAAAGATGGAACGCCAATCAAGGCGATTTGCAAAGTAAATAGTTATTTGGACCAAAAAGACTTAGCCCTCTCAAGCCTTGAGAGGGTTTACGGGAAATCATTATGATGAATTGTAGAAACTGTAACTTCGAAGTTCAACACTCGATGAGACATTCTCTTATGAAAAACTGTTGTCCGGCATGTGGTGGAGCCCTATTGGGGAATCTACATAGTCGGCGCTTAGATCTGCTTCGTCAGAAGCTTTCTAATCAGCCATTTTCGGAAAAGCTTGTAGCTGATGATCTTTTTGATATAGCGCTATTTATGCTGATAGAGTTCTTCCCCCCTGACGTCGTCGCTAAGGCTCCCTCCGAGGAAGGCGAGCCAGGAGCCGAAGGTGCAGAGCCGCAGGCCACAGAGGCGAAGGAGGGGCCTCCAGCGGCGAGCACTGAGGCTGCTGCGACCGAAGAGTCTTATGAGGACATAAGAGAGCAGGTTCGCAAGGAAATCTTAAAGAAGAACAAAGATCTATTACCAGAGGCTTTAGACGCAGATCTGAAGATTGAAAGGCTAAAGCGGTTAGCCAAAGAAAGTGGGGTAAGAAGTCCGGGCGCGTCAGTTAGGAGGCTCAAACGATGATAAGGGCGGTTGGAAACAAGCGACTTGATCTTAGCGATTCAGAGTTTGGATACTATAACGCTCTAGTTGAGCAGTTTGGGCCAAAAGGCTTTGTAGGTTTGTTCTCTACAGATAAAAACGGAATTTTAATATCAATAACTCCACCAATAGATAACGTTGTTCATATTGGTGTTGTGTACTTTATCCTAAATGTTATGATGAACCAGAGGATAAGAATGCTGGATGGCGAACTGAAAAAAGTTAGTGAAAAAATTGTCAGCAGGGAATCCGTGGATAATATTGTTGAGCGGGTCGAGCGAATTGAGGCCGTCGTTTTTGGAGAACAGGATGAGTAAATTATACGAAAAACTCTCTGTTGAAGCTTTTTCGATAAAGGATATCGATATTAAGTCGATAGAAGACATTGAGGCTGCGCTTCCTGCTAATGGCATTGTTGATCTAAATATAGCAGAAAGATGTTTGCTGCTAACCCTTGAGGGGCAGAATCAATGCCAAGAGAGAATAGTCCAAATCGATAGATGGATTAGCCATCTTGATGCAGGAAAGAATAAGGCATGGTCAGATGCAGCCTTGAATAAGGCTGTTAAAGCTGGGCATAAGACTGCGAAAGATAAAGAATGGTTTGCTCAAGCCGACGATGATTATATTGCGGCCTGCAACAAACAGGTACTAGCGAAGGCTTGCAAGAAATGGTTAGAAAATAAGGCAGGATACTTCTCGGGATGGCATTATGCTCTCAAGACTTTCCTAAAAAGAGATTATTCTATTGAGGCGGCAAGCAGCATAGGCTTCGGGGCTTCAAAGACTGAGGGTGATACGTTCCCCGGAAATTCTCAGTCAAATGATTTCGGAGGTGACTCCGAAGAGATAGATTGGGGATAAATCCACAGAGCCAAACAACGCACAATACCGCGCAATACTGCGTAATAACGTGCAAATGGCTAATTTGTGCTCTTAAGCACAAGGAGTAGATATGGGAAATATGGTATTTGGAGAGGTTGATTGGAATTCAGCAGACTCAGAGTCTTCACAGAAGTCTGATTTTGCTAGACTAACAGAGGGTGAGAATATTGTTCGCGTTATGGGCAATCCTGTTCAGTTTTATATTCATTGGGTCACAGGGCCCGATGGAACTAAGGGCAAGATTAATTCGCCAGCAAATCATCCCGAGTTGGTTCGTCGGCTTGAGGATTCAGGATTCAAGAGACAGGCCCGATGGTTCGTGAAAATTCTTGATCGAACTGATGATGAGTTCCGCCTCCTAGAGATTGGCCCTCAGATTTATAACGGAATTAAGTCTCTGTACAACAACTCCCGATGGGGCAAGGTAACGGCATATGATATTACTGTCAACAGGGGTCCGAAGGGCCAGCAGCCGCTATACAGTGTAACGCCGAACCCCAAAGAGGCTCTATCGTCAGACTTTAAGTCAAAGTTTGTTGAGTTCAATGATAGAGTTAATCTGGAGAAGCTCATCACTCCGGCTACGTCGGAAGCGGTGGCGGCAAAGATGGGCTGGAGCCTCTCTGAGGGTGACTCAGATTCGACAACGGGCACCAACAGCAAAACTGCAACGAGCGAGGATTTTGAGTTCGATTTCGAATAAGAGTCCTTTTCTAACCTAGATAAAAAGGCGCACAGAGTATAATCTCTGTGCGCCTTTTTTATGAAAAATATGAAGAGAATACTAGGATTAGATGTATCGTCGGCAACCACAGGGTGGTGTATTATCGCATATGATGATAAGACCGAACACCTTATAGAGTATGGCCACATAAAGCCTCCTAAGTCTACGAAGGGATCTCTTGCCTTTCGGGCATTAAGCTATTCAGATACTCTAAAGAGTTTTCTGAAGCAAAAGAATCCAGATTTTGTAGCCCTAGAATCTTATGCGAGTAGATTCCCAAGGGGGAAAAGTACAGCTAGAACAATCATCACATTGTCGTTATTTAATGAGGTAACATCAATGGGGTGCTTGGAGGCTATCAATATGGAGCCAACGAGTTACGCAGTAAGTACGATAAGATCTATCTTAAGCAAGATGTCTAAAACGAAAATTACTTCAAAAGAAGAAGCGTTCGAATACATCTGTAAGTACTTTGAGGGCTTTGAAACTAGAAAAAATAGAGCCGGAAATCTAGCAAAAGAATGTCTTGATGAAGCTGATGCTATAGCGGTTTGTTTAACATACATATACAAGGATAGAAATAATGGCTAAAGATATAACTTTTAAAAATAATGCTAGAGCTAAAATCCTCTCCGGATCAGAGAAGTTAGCAAAAGTTGTCGCAGTAACAATGGGGCCTCAAGGAAAGAATGTAATTCTCGGAAAGTTTGTGGGAGCGCCAGTTCTCACTAAGGATGGAGTTACGGTAGCCAGAGAGATTACCTTAGAAGATCCGGTTGAGGAGCTTGCCTGTCAGATGATCAAAGAGGTGGCAGGAAGAACCGCCGCTATAGCAGGGGATGGAACAACAACCGCCACAGTGCTTACTCATGAAATCCTCAAGAAAGGGTGTGCTTTAATTGAGACAAATTATAGCCCATTACATTTTAAGGCAGGAATAGAGTGGGCCCTGAAAGAGATCATCAGGAATCTCAACACAAGATCGATTGAGGTTTCCTCACTAGAGGACTTAAGAAATATTGCAACCATCTCTGCCAACAATGACTCCGAGTTGGGCAATAAAATTGCAGAAGCCTTTCATGCTGTAGGGATGGACGGAACAGTGGTAGCTGAGGCTTTCCCCGAAGCTGGGAACTCAGTTAGGTTTACAGATGGAATTGAAATAGAATCAGGATTTATAACTCCAGCGTTCTTAACCGAAGAAGGACAAACCGAATCTCAAATAAATAATTGTAGAATTCTAATTTGCAATGACGAGATCGCGAACTTGTCTTCTTGCCTAGGACTCTTTAATGAGTTGTCTGACAATAATGTTCCGGTTCTTATTCTCGCTAAAGCCGTAAAACAGGAGGTGTTAACAACACTGGTTGCAAATAACAAGCTCGGAAGACTTCGGGCAGTTGCAGTTAATCTTCCAGTCTTTGGGCCGACTCAGAGCGAATGGTTAGAAGCTCTATCTGTTCTTGTTGGCACAAAGGTTTTCTCAGAAGAAAGTGGTGTTCCACTGAAGAACGCAGCGGTATCTGATCTAGGATTTGCGAAGAGGGTGTCTGTGAATAGATTCTCTACCAAGATTCTAGAAGGAGATAAGGATCCGGTGAGGTATGAGGAGAAACTTCGCATTTATAACGAAGATCTAGGTAAGCTGATAGGAGATTCTGCTAGGCTAGATACTAAGAAGCGCATAGCTTTTATTCAGAATAAAGCAGCAGTAATATCTGTTGGTTACTCAACCGAATTGGAGCTTAGAGAAAAGGGGGACAGAGTTGAGGACTCAATTTGCGCCACAAGAGCCGCAATTGAGGAGGGCTATGTACCCGGTGGCGGAACAGCATTACTGAGAGCAGCAAAAGAGGTTGACTTAAGCTTGCTACAAGAGGATCTAGTCCCGGCCGCACGCGTACTTATAGGCGCGTGTGCGAGGCCTATGTATCAGATTGCAGTTAATGCTTATGAAGATGGCAATAAAATTATAGACAATGTGCTAGGCGTGGATAACTTTAATTATGGATATAATGCTGCCACAAACTCTTACGAAGATTTGGTTGAGTCTGGAGTGATAGATCCTACAAAAGTTACAAAAACTGCCCTGGAAAATGCCACAAGTATATCGTTGCTCTTGATAAATACCGATGCTGTGGTTTCTGAGCAGCCTGAGAATCCTTCTAGCTGGCAGGCTCCCGCAGGATGGAGGCCACCACAAGAGGGCACTTTATCACATAAATATTAATTGGAGATTTAATGTCTAAAAAAATGACTCCTTCTGAAGCACAGAAGGAAATTACTAAGTTCTTTGGAGAAGATTCTATCTTTTTTGATGGGAGTATTTCTACAAAATATGAGTCAATTAGCACTGGTAGTCCATCGCTTGATGAGGCAATCGGTATTGGCGGAGTGCCAAGAGGAAGAATTACTCAGTTTGCCGGGAAGGAAAGTTCCGGGAAAACAATGCTTGCACTGTCTTGTATTAGAGAATACCTAAACGAAAATCCAAATAATACAGCATTATTCATTGATGCCGAATATACTTATGATCCAACCTGGGCAGAGAAACAAGGCGTTGATATATCGAGAGTGATGGTAATTAAAACGAATGAGGCTAAGAAAATCTTTGAGGGTCTGCTTGGGAAGACTAAAGTCAATAAGACAACCAAGAAGGTCACGAAGGGCATGAGGGGTATTTTGGATCATGTCATCGAGGGTGTTGATCCGAAGTTTAAGAATCTTGGAATTATAGTACTAGATTCTATCGCAGTACTAAATACTCCACTGGAAATATCTGCGGATATCGGAAAGTCTAACATGGCTCCCATTCCGAGATTTATGTCAACGGAATTAAAGAAACTAACTCCAGTGGTTGCTGAGGCAAACGTCGTATTCATAGGCATAAACCAAGTAAGAGTTAATATAGGCCAAATGTTTGGTGATCCGACCTGTGTTGATCCGTTTACAACTAAGATTAAAATTCGATACGAAATATAGCTCCATTAATAAGTCCTAATAAGACTATAGGAGGGAATATGATAGAGTATTTACATTTAAAATGAAAGACAACAAGCCAGTAACTAGCATGCAGCTGAGTTCGCAGCTCAAGAAGGGTGAGCCAGCAAAAAGAGAAAGCGGAATTCCATATGGTGGAATTCAAAAAGAATTTTATCTTCATCACAGCTGTATTATTCTCCAGTAGGACGGCTAAGCAGCAGCGCCTGAGGGACGCCTAGAGGCTTGAAAGGGTTTCGCAAACATTCCCAAAACAAGTGATTATCTGGGAAGATGAAATAAAATCTCAATCAATAGAGAATATTATCAAGGAGAGAGTATTGTGTCGATTATAACAGAGGAAATAACATTTTTTGAATTTGCAAACAGATTTTTAGACTTGGATGATATGAATACTCCGGTCACTATTGATATTTCAGAATTAGATATAAAAGTTGAAACTCAATTTTCAGATGGATCAATTGGGTTTAGTCCGATGACTACATTCGTAGTAAAGCCTACCGTATCTAAGCACTATCTTCTGGAGGACCTAAGAGGGTCGGCAGATCACAGGATTCTTGTTGGAGATGAATATGTTCGCCTCGCAGATCATCCGGATGCGAAAGTAATTGACGAAAGCCTGTGTATTGTAGACACTACTGTTCCAGAAACTGAGAATTATATCGCGAATGGTCAAGTCAATCATAACTCAAGCCCAGGCGGAAAGGCTCTCAAGCACGCTTGTAGCTTGATGCTAAACATGGCACCAATGACTTCAGCAAGTGAAGCAATCAGTGATTCTAGTGGTCAAAAAATTGGACATACAGTTAAGGCTAAGATTCAGAAGAATAAAGTTGGTGCTCCTTACAAAACTGCTGAATATAAAATCGAGTACCTAAAGGGCATTGTTCAAGAAGATATTGAGATATTCGATTTAGCAATAAAGTACAATTTAATAACAAGGCCGAGCACTAAAACTTATTGCATTGAGGGTTCAAATATAGTAGGGAGGGGTGCCTCTATTCAGTATCTCGCGGATCGCCCAGAGCTTATGGCCAAACATCTGGCAGAGATTAGAGAGTTTTATATTAATAATTCAGAGCCGCCTCTAGGTGAGGCGGATGACGAAGAAGAGGAAGAAGTTAATCCGTTAATGTCAGAATTAAGCCTTGGAGGCGTATAATGATTGTTCGTTGTAATGTAGGGTGTAGGAACAGTGATGGCATGACAGATGCCTCTCTTGATGTAGACAGAGATACTATTGTATGTAATGCGTGTGGAGATGATTTAAGTGACCTATCCTCCTATACAAAACTGTCTATGAGAGCAAACGGAGATATTCGTAGAGATCATAATAAAAAGGCATTTGTATTTCCGTGCAAAACATGCGATAAGATGGTGCAGGCGACCATGTCGTCTGGGCTCCTTGTTGGTAAGTCTTGTCCTCAGGGAGGAAAGGGATGCAAAATTAACATAACAGATAGTATGGCAAAGGCTGTAGAATTATATGAGGGCGAATAGGGCTATAAATGATTAATGAAACTACTGAAATAGCAAAGCTTGTTGATATTTGTCATGCGAACCTGAGATCCTCTCAGCCGTGTCTGAAATATCTTATAAAAGATAGGGGATTGTCCAAAGAGTTAATCAGATCTAATAAGATTGGATACTTTCCGCAAAGCATAGGAGCCCTAACAAAGCATGTCTCCGAAGAGACTTTGTCTAAGCTGAATATTTTAAATATGACCAGGAGTAGTGATTTCTCAAATTATTTTTATTTAATTTTTCCAATATTCTCAGAGCATAATGATCCAGTAGGAATAAGCGGAAGAGCCCTGCTAACTGACGCAGAAAGAAGGGCCATAGGGGTTCCGAAGTATAAAAACTCCTCTTATAAGAAGGCGAATATATTATATGGTTTAAATAATTCTAAAAAATCAATTCTAAAAAATAATAATGTTTATGTATTAGAAGGATACTTTGATTATCTGTCTATGGTCCGGAACGGTTTAGATAATTCGGTTGCCATATGTGGTACTGCATTTTCACAAAATCATTTTCTAAAGTTAGCAAGATATACTGACAAGGTAACATTTATTCTCGACGGCGATGAAGCTGGACTACTCTCTGCCAAGAGAATTTATGAAAAATACATAAATAAGGGAATTAAATTTAGGTTTTTAATTCCTCCCTCTAACACAAAGGATGTAGACGAATATTTCTCTTTACCGAATAAGAATCGAGAATCTTTCTTTAAAGACTTTAAGCAGAGTATTCCAGAATTTTGGTAAGCCAATATGAAGAAAAAAAGTAAGTCATATCAATATAAAATTGTAGAAATATCATTTGAATCGGCAAAATTAAATAATTTCTCTAATGAACGTGGCATGGGCAGCGTCATGATGGCTAATACGTCAGATGAAAGAATATCTGACCTGAAAGAAGCACTTCTTGATGAGATTTACGAAATCGTAAACGGCCCGCACTTAACTGATCATCAAAAGAAAATATTATTTATGAGGCTTATGGGTAAGACTCAGAATAGTATAGCTGAGCATCTTGGCATCACCCAATCTGCCGTACACAAAGCTATGCATGGTAATATTGATTATAGAAATCACAAGAAGAGATACGGCGGGATTGTAAAGAAACTTCAAAAGATTTGCAAAAACAATGTTAATATAAACAATATACTAGATAAAATTCAAGAGATAAATAAAGAAGAGGCAGATTAGCTACTAATTATGTATAAGATATATGCGAAACATTTCAGCTAGTAACGCCTGTTTGTTTTCTATTAATAAAGATAAATTTTACAGCGAGGAACATAATTAATGTCAAACTTAGACGAGGTATTACTGGCGTTAGCCAAAAAAGAGACGGCAGACTTGTCTACGAAGGACAGAATATTATTGACTGAAGATTTGCAGTTCAAAAAAATTGCATTCGATATGTACAAAGTTTTTGGAGATCAATATAATGATCTGTGGGTTTCTGAGGAAGTTGATGGAGAAACATTCTTGGTAAGAAGTTCCGATCCAAGCTTTCAAACGAAAGAGGGTGGAAACTGGAAGGCTTCCAGCAATTACGATCACGACAACGTGACCCTGTCTTATAAAGACGTTCCTATTTGTTCGTTTTCATCCGAGGAATATGGATATTCTGCAGATGATATATTTACTTTCAAATCAGCGCTATTAGATATGGCAACAACGGATGACTCTTTTGTAAATAAAGTTTTGGAAGCTCAAACACAAGCAAAAGCCTCAGCTATAAGAGGCTTGTTTCCGGAAATGTTTAAAACAAGCTAAAGGGATTATAATGGATCAAATAAAGAAAATTGCAGAACAAGCTAAGAAAGCTTTAGATAAGCTTAATAACGGAAAAACATATCCATCTGGATATGTTGCAACTCGGTTAATAGCTTCTGCCGAAAGAAATCCCGGTGATGCCCTGATAGGCTACATGCGGGATGTTTTTGTAAAGGTAGCCTCAAAGCAGAGCTTTGTATCTCAGAAGGAGATTACGGAAGCCTACGATCACCTGTATGGTATGTCCGGCGGAAGATCTCAGTTCAGAGTTGAGCTAGAAGATCTGCTTACTAGCAAGCAGGCCGCTGAGGCGCAGAAATACAAGGGAACAGCCTCTAGGATTCCAATGGAGAATAAATTGGATCCATTATATTCTTCCTCAGAGCTTTCCGAGGAGTTATCAGGAGCATTTTCCTTAGATAAGAAAACAGTATTCTCCGCTCTATCGGAAAATACTCTTAGGCGAGCAGAGAAGTTTGCGAAGCTACAGTTAGTCGCCTTAGGGTATCAGCCGTCAGAAGTGACCGCCATTAGATCTAATGAGCATTTCGTTCTTTGTAACGCCTCAATAAGCACATCTGATTTTACACAGGTAAACGTTCCGATTCCGGTTCAAGTAACCAACGGCATAGCATCGCTCCCAACGACTTTCGTTCAGAATGATTCGCTAGTAAAGCTAAATAAAGAAAACTTATTTGTTTTCGTAAAAGATATGAATAACTTTACGAAGAAAGCATCCCGAGGGAAGTACGAAGCACAGAGGGCCTTTGGAGATCTAACGATAGAAAGTCCCGCAATGCCTGCTGCACTAGAAAAGTATGCCAGTCTAGACAATGATCTTGTTGCGGCTGCTACAATCTTTAGCCGAGATCAAGTAAGATCCGCCATTAGTGTTGTGTCGGCTGAGCTTTCGAGCCTTGGTGTGAATCAATCTCAGATTAAATTAGTATCAGCTAACACCAAAACGTTAAATCTAACTGCATCTATCCCGTCAGCAATAGGGCAGATCAATGCACTTATATCTGTTGATATGCCGAATGGTAGCCCGGTAATCCCATCCCACTTTGTTGTCGCTGGCGAGAAATATAGGCTAAATAATTCTGGCCTAAAAGATGTTTTCGCCAAAGCTGCCAATACTGATTCGATCAATAAAGTCTCAAGAGCAGAAGAAGAGATGGGCCGCATGACATATGCTCAGCTGGTCAACCAGATGGACTCAGGTGTTGCCGGCTCTAATCTGAAGCAGGCCGAAGCTGCATTGCGAGTTATTGAATCTAAATTTGGAAGCACGAAATACGTAGCCTCTTTGGATCGGTTCTCTAAGCTCCTAAAGCATGCAACTGGCAGTTCAGAGCGAGATACCCTCATTAAGAACGCGTTTGATCGTGGTGATCTAATCAATATCCCAACCTCAGTTCAGCTATATAGTCCAAAGCTTGGTCTGCCAGTTAGTAAGATTACTTTTGATTCAAAGGGCCGCATCATACCTAAGGCCAGAGGGATTCAGCATTTAGACTCAGATCTTTCTGGAGCCCTAATCTCTACTTCCAAAATCACACTAACATAGGAACATTATGCCCAACAAAAGAACGGAGATATTATTTACATTAAATAAAGCGTCTAAGGCGGCAGATACCGAGTTGGAGGCTTTGCATAAAGTTTCGCAAGATCAGCATGGTATTTTCCAGCATTTTAAGTCTAATGTTGTTCCGGAGTATGCCACAAGACCTCAATATCTATTGCAAAGAGGTGGAGAGGCTCCGTCTAGAGACATAGAGGCGTTATACAATGTTGGGCGACAACATGAGGATTCAAAAGTTACAGAGTCTGAGGCAAACACCTCACTATCTACCAGATACTCTCCGGATCGTGTCGGCGTACAGGCTAGACGAATAGGAGATGGGATCATGCAGGATCCATATACAAATAAAATCTATGACTACAATGAGGGGTTCAAGTCTGAGGACGGCAGAGAATTCCCAGGCGGAAGTGTAAGCTTACAATCAGATCTCATGAACCTAGCAAGCCTCTTGGACGAAAAGGGCCTGATAAAAGAGGCTGATAGCCTTGATCTTATTCTGAAGCAGGCGCAAGGATTTGATGCGCAGTGGAGATTTGAGGCGCTGGGGCCCCGATATGAAGATGCCCTTACCACAAAGGAGTTGGGAGTCCTTATGGATGCCGGCATGGGAGGAGAAAAATTGCGGGATGTTGATCGTTCGACTCCTTGGGTGAGAGAAGTGCTCGGGCTACAGGCTCCAGCAGCAAGCCCAACAGAGGTCTTGCCTACTGAGCGTGAGAATCGCCCGCTCACCATGGGTGAAATTGCAGCATTGTTTAAGGCTCATGAAGATCCATCTTCTGATTATAAGTTAGATCCAAGCAGTCTTGCACAAATGACTAACGCTAATTTGAGCGAAGAAGAGGCGACTATCGTAGACGGGGCTAGCGAAATAAGCGCTGTCTCATCAAGCGTAGTTCGTGACTTGATTCGACTGGCTACTCATCTAGATGAAAAGGGATTAACTGGCGAGGCAACATACATAGATTCGCTGCTAAGCAAAAATAATTGATTTTTTAACAACGTTAAATATCTCAAGAATTAGGCCCCAGCTTGGTAAAATATAGCTGGGGCCTTTTCGTTACAATAAAGCAGCAGGAACAAAATGAGCAAAAAAGTTTTAAACCATCCAGACAGAGAAGATATTATCTCAAAGCTCTTAGAGGGCGATTCTGTTAAGTCTGTAGAGGCTTGGCTGAAAAAGAAATATCCAAGAACAAAACGTCTTCACGTGTCATATATGACTCTTCAAAAGTTTAGAGGAGAAAATCTAAACTTAAAGGGTAATCTCTTAGATGACATTAAGAATAAGCGAACAGAAGTGGATCGAGAGGCTTTAGATGCGGAAACAAAGCTGGTAATAGCTTCATCTTCTGCCTATCAACAGAAAATAGATGAGATTGCCACATCGGAACTTGATGTAGCAAGAAGACTGCTGGAAATGGATAAAGTTATTGGATCAAGAATTGAGCATTATTATAACCTATTAGATACAGGCGGTGGTTCCATAAGGGAGGATAAAGTATTTATAGAATATATAAATACTATGAAATCACTAATGCAAGATTGGAAAAAATATGTAGAAGGTGTTGCTGACACAAGAATTGATCATAATATCAACATAAACATAGTTAATGAGCAAGCAAAAATGCTCAAAGAAGTAGTCCTTGGAATCCTGCAAGATATCAGCCCAGAGCTGGTTGGAGTTTTTGTTAGCCGCCTAGATCACAAAATAAGAGCATTAGATGCTAATAATATCAAGCTTATAGAGGGAGATATTATAGATGTTTACTGATGGACGAGTTTTCAAAAATTTTAGGATAGAAAATGCCAATAGCTTGATATCTTTTGAAAAATGGATTCGAGATAATACAGATTTATATTTAGATGATACAGCCATTAGTAAGGCGCATTTGAAGATTTTTATAGATTATATGAAGAGGCAGATAAAAACAGTAAGGATGATAAATAAAAAAGAGTTTCTCGAACAACTAGATATTCTGATGAGCAGGCTTGATAAAAAATGAAGAAGGTTAACAACTACCTTTATGAAAGGCTTATAAATCTCTCGTCTGGAGAGAAGAGCAAAGAATTTGGTATGCTTATTGCGAGGGCCGAATATCTTTCTTCTATAGGGGTTGATTCGGATACAAAATTAAAAAAGTATCTTTTAGTAAAAGAAGCCTCAAAAGAAATTAGGGCCCGTTTATCTGATGGTGATTTTAAAAATATATTAAGCTTAGATATCAAAAACAAAAATGATGCTTATTATTTAATAACAAAAGCAAAACTAGACTCAAAAGATATAACAAAGGTTGCATACCCCAGCCCCGGACTATCACCAGAAGAGGTAGACGAGGAATATAATATAAGCAAATGGCTAGACCTTGTTTACAAGATATATACTTCAATTGAAAGTGACGAGATGTCTAAGGCTAATGCTTTGGAATATTATAGTAATTCTTTAGATAAAGAAGAGAGACGTAAATTTAATAAGTGGTTTGAATATTATAGCTCGGGCGAGCATCTAAAATATAGTCTTGAAGAGGAGATCAAAATGAAAAAAAAAGCGGTTTACCAATCTGATTTAGGGCAGGGAAATAATCCTTATTATGCTGGGAGCGGAAGCTCATATCTCGATAAAAATACTGGCAATAATATGCCTGGAGATTCCTTCCGTAGAGATACATTTGATAATGCGTCAAAGAGTTCTACAAAAAATGTTGAAGAAAAGAAATTATTCATTACTTGGAAGCAGCAGCTCTATGGAGCACTAAGGAGAGTTGATAAGCTCATCAGATCCGATACATATGTTGATCATGAAAATTACAAAGAATTAGCAGAAGCCCTTGTTTCTCTTAGCATTCTTGCAAAGAATATTAAGTTAGCAAGAACCCTTTCAGATGTTACCTTTAAAACGGCGTCAACCTTTGAGCGTGCCGGCTCTATGGAGGCAGCAGGGATACTGAGGAAGATAGCTCAAGAAGTTCCTATGGAAGAGGTGGTTCCGGAGCCCACTATGGCCCCCGATGCAGCACCGGGTCCACTGCCCGGTGCTGAGGCTCCAGAGCCGGCAGCTCTAGCCCCAGAGTTGCCGGACAACCCGGAGGCTAGCGTTGAGCCTGTGGAGGCTGATACAGAGCCCGCTGAGTCAGACTCTGGTCACGACATTCCTGGGCCAGATGATGTTGAGGCTGCAAAGCTTCGTGATATTGTTCCAATTCCTGGGGCGAGGCCTGGAGAGTATGAGTTTTTAGCGGGAGATATCAACCTAGAAGATGCAGCTACTAAGTTAGATGAAGTAGCTGGACTCCTGGCTGATAGACGAATTATTCGCCAGCTTGCTGAGTTTGATATTATGTTGGATAAACTTGGTGTTGCATCTATGTTTCCGGAGTTAGCAGAGTCTCAAAGTAAACTTATTGATTCATTTTCATATGCGCTAACAAGAGTTACAAAAATGATGGGGCAGCTTGCAAACGCTAAAGCCATTGCTGCTTCAAGAGCTGGTGTGCCTGGGGCTCAAGAGCCTGCCGCCAAAGAGCCTGAAGAAGCCGTGGAAGAAACAGTGGAAGAAGCACCAGAATTAGAGCCGGAGACTCCTCCGGAATCAATGGGGGGATAAAATTCTATGGAGCTAGAAAGTCTTTATAGTCAACTTCTGACTATTTGCAGAGAGAATCATATTTCTCGACCATATTTGGTTGGCGGAATCCCAAGAGATATGGCGCTGGGAGCGCCCGATGGCCTCTCTGATATAGACCTAACTACCAACGGCTCCGACACAACTCGCTTTGCTATAACCGCCGCATATACATTTGATGAGCTATTTAGGCTATTTCCGGATGGACATATTTCCGTATATCTTGACGAATATATTCTTGATTTTTCTAGCAATTTTATTTCAGAAAGAGCGGTTAAGTATATAGATAAAAATCTTAATATCAAGGATGTGTCCTTGTATGAAGTATATAGTAGGGACTTTACTATAAACACTATTCATATAGATCTAGAAACGAAAGAGTTTTATGATCCAACTGAAGCTGGGTTAAATGATCTGAGAGAAGGAATAATAAAAACTTGCGTTCCATCCGAGATAACTATCAGCGATGATCCGAGAAGAGCTTTTCGTGCAATTAGCTTTGCCGCTCGTTTGGGATTTAAAATTGATGAAGAAATAATATCTTATATAAAATTAAATAAAGATAACTTCAAGCTAGATGGATCGTTATTTGTTAAGCCGGCGGCTATAACTTCGATTATGGCAAAGTCCCTTGATGCTAATTCGGATATTACAATTAAATATCTATTAGAAACAAACCTTTTAACTCTGGTTCCAATGGTTGGAGCCTTCAAAGATGAGTTAATAAAAAGAAAGATGGTTAAACATTATCTAGATAATATTTAATTTTACTAATATTATTAAAACAATAGGAATATAAATGATCAGAGGAAACATTCATCAATGTCCGTTTGGGCTTCCAATAGCCGAAGGCTGTGGAAGCATTGGGTTTGTAAAAGAAAATGGAAGCAGTATTATAAGGGATATGACTCTTGTTGATTTGGCTGAAACCAAAGAGGATCGCGACGAAATTATAGAGAAAAATATGGATCTAATGTTTCTGACGGAAGAAAAACACAAATGCCCCTTTGCTGATAGAATTTTTGAGGAGAAAGGCGCAGTTGATTGTAAGTTTGACGAGAACCAAGATAGACTTCCTGCCGGCTCTGGCGCTGGATTAACCGGAAGCCCACTGTACCCACACACTATGATTGGTAATATGCCAGAAGCACAATATGGATATCCGCTAGATCAGTATTCAGACAATAATGAAAGTAGAAATATATATTACGGTATATACAGCCTTATAGGATAGGAGAAAATATGTCTAAGCAAGTAGAGCAAATAATTTTCAAAGAGGCAGCTAGGCCAATGGAGTCATATATATATGATGAGGCTGATGAAACATTCTTCTCAGAAGAGGTTCAGGAAGGCCCCGAAGGCTTAATCGGAGCTATAGTCTCTCTAGATGATGCGCCGAGTGAAGATGACCTAAGCAAAACTTTAAAAGAAGTTTTGGAGCCAATGGCTGAGGGTGACGAGAGTTTCGGCAGTCTTTCAGAAGAGCTAGAATCACTAGATGAGGACGTAACGGAGCTTATAGAGGACTTTGGAGATGTTACGCTTGGAGATCTTCTACCTGGATCTGACGTTAGAGCTGAAGAGCTAGAGGACGACGTAGAAGAGAAAGAAACCGATTATGAAAATGATGGTGACCTAACTAAGTTTATGGAATATATCTCTGATCAATATCCTGGCAAAATCCCGCAGCATGACGGAAGAACTACCGTTGGATGTGAGAGGGCTCTTAGCTTTTTGGATAGAGTTAATAGTGATATTTCTAGAGCAATCAGAGATGATCGTGACAATGCCCTTGATATTCAGGCGCTTGAGGATGTTCGCGTAAACATTATTCGCGATACAATGGTTCTTAAGGATCATTTAAATAAGCTTAAGAAAAAATTAAAAGAAGCCCAAGCGAAGCAGGCTGCCGCAAAGCTCCCGCCGACTTGGGCAAAGCCCTCTGGAGAGTCAGTAGAGTATAATGAGCTTGTTAAAGAGGCTCGGACGCCGAACAATATTGTTATCACAATGACTCCGTTTGAGCGCGCAATTACCGGAATGATGGTTAACGCGCATATCTCTGGCGGTCACCCGATAGAAGACGTATATGAATTTTTAAAGAAAAAGTATGACCTTACCGAGAGGGAAGAGTTAGCAATGATGCAGATTTGCATGGATAGCGGATTCCCAATCTTTAAAGACAGAGGAACATACTCTGAGGAGCTAAACGACGAAGAAGGCAAGGGCGGCGTGGATTTCTTAAAGAATTATTTTGCGTAATATATAATGAAAATAAATCGACAAAATATAACCGAAGATTATAGCTCCGAGTCTAAAGCAGGCTGGCTTGATGATTTTTCAAAAAACCTAGAAAAGAATGCTGATTATTTAGATAATTTAAAAACAATTATCAAAAAGCGGCAAGATTTTTCAAGTATTGATGAAAAGATGGCAGATATGAAAACTAGAGCCGGATTTAACTTGATAAAAGATATGAGCGATCCGGAGCAAGCGAAGGTAGCTAAAGATACATCTTCTGAAAGCGAAGGATGCTCTTGCGAAAGAAATAAATGTCGAGAGTGCAACTCAGAGCTCTTCAGGTTACTAGAGGCAATCATAACTTATATAAAAGATTTTGCGAAAGATAGGGGTGACGTTGGGTTGCTCGGAATAATGACACATTGCCGGCAGCATCCAACGCTTGAATTTCAAAGAGCTGAAAGCTTAATAGATGATAAAAAGTTTAAAGCTTTAGTCCAAAAAATTATAGGCGATAAAAGCTCTAGAGACGAAGTAAAATATATACCAGAAGACTCCTCGGAGGAAGAAAGTGCCAACGAGATAGCGGAATATATATCGCACGCAGATCCTTCTATTGGGTAAAATGGCGGCTAAAAAGAGTGAACAAGACCTATTCGAACAGCTAAAGACAAATTTCCTCGACTTTGACCCATCTCATTTTGTAAAAAATAACCTAACCTTAGATGGAGCCGAATTCAATGTTTTGGATAATGGCTGGAAGTTTATGTCCGATATATATCGGTACATTGCCCTTCAGGCTACCAGGCCAGATGGAAAGCCGGTTGTCATAAAGAAGGGCCGTCAGGTCGGTGCCACCATGATGGCTGGCGCTCTTGATTTATACTTTACAAATAGCGGTCTTTTTACAGATCCAAACATTAGAGTTCTTCACCTTTTTCCAGCCTTAGGTCAGGTAAAGAAGTTCTCCCAAGACAAATTAGAAAGCTTAATAAGAACCGCCAAAGATGACTTCATCACCAAAAATAAGCTGATGAGCTCAAATGCGGTAGATAATTTAACCATGAAGCAGTTCAACACAGGAACTCTTTGGATAGATAGTCTTGGCTCGGACGGTGATAGAATTCGTGGTATGACCGTTGATGTTGCCGTTTATGATGAATTTCAAGAAATGCTGGGGCATGCAATAGGTAATGCTAATAAAACTTTAACGGCCGCAAAGTATGGCCCAATTGGTCAAGGCGTTCAAGTTTACTTTGGAACTCCAAAAAATAAGAATACTCATTTTGAAACAACTTGGAATCAATCTGACCAAAGATATTATCATTTGGGCTGCATTAATTGCAAGAAAACATATCCGTTTTATCTTCCGGAAGATAATAGATGGCAATCAATTTGGCTCTATGAAAATACAATTCAGTGCCCACTTTGTGGAACAAAACAGAAAAAGATAGAGGCCATAGAGCTTGGGAAATGGGTATCAACAAGGCCCGGCACGGATTGCGACTTTGTTGGCTTTCATATAAACCAGCTATATATTCCATATTTTTCTAAAGAAAATATAGAAAAATTAATGCCGGAAAACAATCCAGCACAGACTGAGCGACTTTGGAAGAATGAAGTTCTTGGAGAGTTTTACTCTGGAGCTGGTGCTCCGCTAACTAAAGCTGAGATTTATCAGCTATGTAGAGATCCTGATAGATATTTTTCAAAATCTATTGCTCATCATGAAAAACCAACATATCTTGGCTCTGACTGGGGCGGAAAAGATGATGATCCCCATTCAAGCGGAGGCCAGTCGTACTCTTGTGTCGTTGTTATCTCCGCTGGTGAAGACGGAGTGCTAAATATTGAGCATGCTCATAAGCTCAAGAGGAATACATTTGAATTCAAAAAAGATACCATAAAAGAAATGTATAGAAGGTTCGGAATAACTAGAGGAGTTTCCGACTGGTTCTTTGGCCAAGACGTTGTTGCGAGTTTACAATTAATGTATGGAGATAAGCTCATCGGCGCTCAGGGAAGCGGAAGCCTTATAAATCCCACTAAATATCGAGAGGATGAGCTAATTATTTCTTATAATAAAGATTTATTAATTGACGAATTAATAGAATTGTTTAGAAAGGGAAAGATTAGATTTCCATGGAAAAGCTACGAATATTTTGAGTGGTTAATAGAGCACTGCACTTCTATGGAGTCAAAGATAAGAATATCTGGAGGACAACCGATGAAAACTTATGTTAAAGGCAACTCTCCAAACGATGGATTTATGGCACTGATGTATGCTTATATGGCATATAAATTTGATTTAACTGAAGGATTTACTATTAAACCAGGCATGAAAAAGCAGTCTGATTATCCGAGATCGGTGATAGCAAGCGTTAAGAGGAGAATATAATTATGACTAGAAGAATAAATCGACCTCCAACCGTATTGACTAAAAAGTCTGCCGAATCAATATCTGAAGTAAGAAGAGCTCAGATTTCCGATGCAGCAAATAAGGATATGGACAATCTAGAGAACTCAACCCTATCTGGCTCTATAGCTCATAGTCCTGGATTTAGAAAAAGAAGTATAGATCTTATAAAGAGAGGATCCATAGCTTCTCCCATGCCGGGACCGACTACCTCTGCCTCTTCAGACAGAATGTCTCCAGAGATATATTCTCCATTATTCCAGCTTGCGAATCTAAACTTACCTAGAGATCGCGTCACTATGAACGCATGGAATCGTGTGTTTTATGATACACATCCAATCGTTAGAAACGCAATAAACCTTCATGCCTCATATCCAATTAGCAAAATAAACATTACATGTAAGAATAAAAAAGTACAGCAGTTTTTCATGGAAATGGCGGAAAAGATTGACCTATACTCTGTTGTATACGGAGCAGCCTTGGAGTTCTGGAAAATGGGTGAAAAGCTGAGTAAAAACAGTATGTTAGCCATGTCAGATGGTTCTCTTAAAAAGATTTCTGATGTGAAAATCGGAGACGAAGTTATAACTCACCTGGGAAATACAAAGAAGGTTTTAAACTTATTTAAAAAGCCAACCAATACTGTAATCGAAGAGCACCTCAAGGTGCATAAGGTAACAGTATTGGGACTGCATGAGCCTCTTATAATAAGCGGAAGGCACCCTATGCTTACTGCTGCGAAAGAAGAGTATATGTGTACTACGCCATCTTGTAAGAAGAAAAATATTCGAATTCTTCCAGGGAAAACTCAGTGCTCAAATTGTAGAAAGAAAATGGATACATCATCTGTTGTCCCAGATTTTGTATTCGCCAATAGAGTCTCTGTTGGTGACGCTGCTTATTCTCCATTCTCTAAGATAGAAAATGATATAGACGACATTACTAAAGATTTATGTTATGTAATGGGATTCTGGGCCGCAGAAGGCTGCTATGCTAAGGCTGCTAGGAAGAATTACACGAAATATAATGGTATTAAATTCTCGAACTATGATAAAAGCCTGATTAAAAAGGTAGCCTTAAAGCTGGAGGGCTATGTAAATTGCGGTCTTACCGGATCTACCTTTACTCAAGATAAGCTTGATGATAAAGTGAAATATGATTACCAGTTTGAAGCGGATAAGCGCGGAGGCCCTGAGCTTGCCGAGTTCTTCATGAAAAACTGCGGAGAATATTCTTACAAGAAGGTTTTCAGTCAAATGATAATGGATCTGCCCGTTGATAAGCAGCTTGAAATTCTGGCAGGATTTGCAGATGGAGACGGCTGTATTGACAAGGATAATGGGCAGCTAATTCTATCTACCTCTTCTGAGGATATGGCAAATCAATTCTGTCTAATGCTACGAAGAGCCGGGGCAAATCCGACTATTTCAAAGGCGATAGCAAAACATAATGGTAAAGAAGGAAGGCTTAATTATCGAATTAAAATTATAGCGAATGAGGCTTATGATCTTTTTCATGGAAGATTACTATCTCCAAAAAACGAAGAGTTATTTAAAACTAAGTGGTCAGCCTCAAGGAGTGCTATCCATAATAATTGGCAAATCTTAAAAATCACCAACATTGAAGACATAACCGAAACATTTGAAGACGATTTCATGTATGATATAGAGGTTGAAGATGACCACTCTTATGTCGCAAATGGCATTGCGGTTCACAACTGCTTCCCATACGCAGAGCTTGATGAGAATCAAGGAACTTGGAGTCGGATCACAATTCTTAATCCCGATTATGCACATGTAAAGAAGACTGTAGTTGGAAATCATACAATGATTTCTTTGAGGCCAGACGCAACATTGCAGAGGCTAGTAAACTCTACCGCTCCATCGGATCTTTCAATGAGGAAGTTTATTCCAAAACATATTCTCAATTATGTGAGAAGGGGCCAGAATATACCATTGGATGCCTTCAATGTTTCACACTTAAAGCTTTTAAGCTCACCATACGATGTTCGTGGGACATCGATTGTTGTCTCCGTTTATAAAGATCTCATGCTTTATGATAAATTGAGAGAATCTAAATTTGCCCAGGCGGATGGAATGATAAATCCATTAACCCTAGTGACTCTCGGCGGAGAAGGCGATTATCGCCCAACTCAAGCTGACATTGAGGCTTTTAAAAATCTATTAGAAGAAGCTCAGTATGATAAAGATTTTAAAATCGTTACCCATAATGGGGTAAAAATTGAAAGAGCCGGATTCTCCGGAGCCACCCTGGATACCGCCGCTGATATTGAACATATTGTTACGAATCTTTATGCAGGCCTAATGACTCCGAAGTCATTAATGGATCAGGAAAGTGCGACGTACGCATCTTCGTCTGTTGGCCTTGAGGTTTTAAGGCAGAGATATGATATCTTTAGAAATATGATCAAGAAATGGCTAGAGCGAAAGATTTTTGCTCCCATCTGTGAGATACAAGATTTCTTCGAATATGTCGATGGAGAAAAGAGACTCTTGGTTCCATCAATTGACTTCAACCATATGAACCTTTATGATATGGCTGACTTCATCACATCAGTTGGGCAGTTTGTTGGAAACCAGCAGGTATCCTTACAGACTCTACACCGAAGCCTTGGACTGAGTTATGAGGAAGAGAGACGAAGAATTCGCGAAGAAATGATTGATAATCAAATTTTTGCAAAAGAACAACAGGTTCTTGGCAACATGAAGCTGACGGAGCTATTGAGCCTTGACCCGTCTAAATCAATCACTGAGCCGCCCGGTGCAGCAGGCGGTCCTGCGGCGGAAGGTGGGCTTCCGGGGGTTGAAGATGGCGGAATGCCACCGGAAATGGGCGGAATGCCACCGGAAATGGGCGGAATGCCATCTGGCGGAGAGGTGATGTAGCATGATAAAATATAGCAATGAAGCTGAAGAGGCCGAAGAGAGTGAAGGGGCCGGCATGACTGATGCGGCGGTCTCGGAGCCTGCTCCTAAGCCGATAAGTACAAATGACACTACAAGTACAAATAATACTCCAAAAGTAGATCCAGCAGATAGAGCGCGAGATCTTAAGTCAGGCCTGATTATGATTAAATCAGCAATAAGAAGAGCGGAGCGAGAAGGCTTTCTTGGAGGAAGAAAACTTATTTCAAGAATAAAATCTAAAAGAGATATTATTAATAAATATAATAGCGATTATAATAGAGACGCAAAAGGGGAATTTGGAACAATCATAAATGAAATACAGACTGTTATAACAAGAAATTTTAAATTATTCAAAGAGGTAATCGAGGCGGAAAACAAAGAAGAGCTGGAATCTTTGAAGGAAAATGTCAATAAGGCGGAGCTCGTAGAGTATTCTGATAAGCTAAATGCCTCTAACGAAATGGGTTCACAATTCTTCAAATGGAGTCCCTCATATATTATTTTAAATAAAATAATTCCAATTATTCATTATTTGTTTAAAGATATAGAAAATAAATATATTGAAGTCGAAATTGAAGAGTCAGAATTTAATCTAAAGAATCTTTATCGAGCAATTAATGCGCTTCAAGATTTTGTTAAGGCATTTGAAGGGTATGCCGTAGATGTAAGGGTTCAGAAAATAAGGTCATCAAGAATCCCTGACGGTGAAGCTGGTGATTCCAAGAAATCGCCTACAGACAAAGGGGATGCTCCGACTAAAAGGGGGCTGCCATCTGAAGATTTCAAAGGCCTTAATATTGAGGGATTAATTTCTTTAGAAGGAGTTAATAGTCATCAGGGAAGGATTGGACAAACTGTATTCCAGCCAATATTAAAGGTAGATAATCCGCTGAAATCTGATCTTTTTTTTGGAATTAAATTTAATGAAAGCTCTCTCCCTTATGACCCCCGGGCTCTTATGCAGTATGTGATCAAGAAAGGAAGCGTAGAAGTGGCTGATAGTTTCGATTTTAATAGTGACTTTTCTTTTGATATTTACAAATTTGAGGAATCAGATCTCTTAAGAGTTAAGATAAGAAAATCAGCAATAGAGACTGCGCGAAAGTTAAATGAAGAGGTAATATTTAGTATTTCAGATAAAATGAGAGATAGAAAGGAAGTTTTAGCTGAGGATATTGAGTTGCCAGATATGCTGAAAAAGCAGTCTAGCGTAGGAACGACTACTCCGCTATATAAAACCGTATCTCCAAGCGGAGCGAGTGTTTCGTTTACTCCTGCGGATTTAGTTATCGGCGGTGGATATCTAAAAGATCCGAAAGGAAAGCGATTTAAGCCAACAAAAATAAAGGGCAAATCTCTTGCCTCCAGAGTTATGTCGAAAGACTTTGGGAAGGTTAAAAAGTAAGATGGACAAAAAGTCGTATAGAAATAAGAGACTCGAAAGACTCAATGTTGAGTTTAATTTAAATCTTCCGGGTCAGCCCTCGGCAGAAGAGGGTTTGTCCGGGGATACATCGTCTGGTGTAGGAAGAGGCTATGCCATGCCTGGGGAGCCGGTTATGCCTGCCATGCACAGCGACGAAGAGGACCGCGATTCATTTCCAAAGAAACCGAGAAGGACACACTCTCTTGAGTACGATAAGCTGCTTGATGTCTTGGTTCTACTTTCTGATGAAATGGACAAAAGTGCATTTTATGATTATTCTAATTTTGCAGATTTTTTAATAAAAAAAGTTTCACAGCAGAATGATGTAGATTATCAGATCTTATTAAAAGATCTTTTAATAAAGATTAATAATTCTGATATTATGAATAAGCAGGATATTATTATTTCTCTTATAAAGGAATATAACTCCTTATTAAGAGAGGCAGTCTCTATAGGAGAAGATAAGAATTCGGCGCACAGAGAGTCTTACCAGATTGTTGCAGGAATGGTGGAAAATTATGTTTAATCCCAAAGCTGATCCGGAACTAGTTAAGCATGCTCAGATGCTAGAAGATAATGCAGTATATGTAGCTGAAGAGCTTTATAATGTTATTAAAATAATGATAAATAAAATGAATCCAGGATCTAGAGCTAAATCATTCAATAATATTAAAGGGAAAATTTCTGGTTTTAATGTTATGGAAATTTCAAATAAGAAAAGCCCCGGCGGGGCGGCAATTGGCGCTAGCTTGGGTCTAATCAAGAATGTACTAAACAGCAAAGACCCTTATTTTATAAATGTAGTTTTAAGCGAACTTTCCTCTAGGCTGTAATAATCTGCTATTTTTTAGCATAAAATATAGGAATATATAATGAAAAAATTATCATGGCCATGGGTGCTACACGATTCAGAGGATGGATCCATGCCTCCGACAGGAGATAGAGACAGAGACAGAATAGAAGGTGATGCCCCCGCGCAAGGAGGGTCTAGCACACATAGGTATGATGCCTTTGCTCCTGGCAAATCTGTAGGCCCAGAAGAAGAATTAGTCCCCCAGTATACATATAGCGAGGGAATGACTTCTCCCGTTTCTGATGAAGTTATGGAGTTTGATGGTGGAGAGTTTGGTGTTTTTGCAAAATTATTTATCAGTCTCTTAAAATCTGGTTCGAATATTCTTGCTATAGGAACTTGTGATGAGCATAACCTTAAGGTTATGGCCAACAGAAATCATAATATAGTTTGCTTGAAGAAGAGCCCACTAGACGACATTAATCTTTCTGGCCTACATACGGAGGCGGCGAGCCCGATGTTTTATAGGTCAAGATATAAACTTGATGGACTTATTTCCTCGTCAGCATTTAAGACTGCCGAAAGTGCAGAGATATCTTTGCGGAACATCTACGATCAGATGCGGCCTCTTTCTTATGGCTTAATTATTTCAGAAAACGAGTTTGAGCTTGAGGACATTCTTGTTAAGTGTAATTTTAAAATTATCAAAAAAGACTTAAGCAAGACAGCCAAGTTCATCATCAAAAAGAATGATCTTGATAAAATTGCCGTAGTGAAGCATTATAATTCTAAAAAAGATGAGACTTCAACATTTGAGTGTGATGTCGCAGAAACTCATCAGGAAAAAGTATCTGGACTTCAAGTATATTCTGATCTACTAAATAGGTGCGGCTTAGTTTTCAAATATAATAAGCCAACCGATGTTATGTTTCACATGGGAAGTGTTAGATTTCCAATTGATATTGCATTTTTAGACGAAGATAACACTATTAAGAAGCTTTGCTCCAATATTAAGCCTGGAGCATTAGATATGTTTGGGGCCGCGAATATAAAGACGGTTCTTGAGCTTGCAGCCGGATCTGTAGAGGCGATAGGAGCAGAGGTTGGTGATAAGCTCTTCGTGAATTATGGAGAGCAGATTATAGATCGATTTGAAAAAGAATCAAAAGTCTTAGAGAGTATTGGGCTGGAGAAGTGCATTTATAAAGAATCATCTTCTGGAAGTGGGGCTTTTTATAATTTATATAATTTTAATCTATACGCAAAGAATTCAAAAGATGATTCCATATCTGGCCTTATTAAAAATGCAAAAAACTATAATATAAATCAAAATACAATTTCATGTTATGATTTAGATTCTATTTTCAACTCAGAAGAGATCAGACTATACAGACGTATTGCGGCTATTGATAGCAAGCGTTATATCGCCAGAGGATTGTTTGGCGAGACGTTTGGCCTCGGTAAAGACTTCATAAAGGTTTCACATCCTATTTTTCTACAAAAAGATTTTTATAAAAATATAAATAAAAAATATTCTCTTGAATTAGACGGATACATAAGGCGTATGGCTGGCAATTTGGAACGATCCAAATATCTCAAGCAGATCTATAGAGACTCTCAAAATTTATTGAATAAAATTTCTTTTGTTTATAAGGATAATTTGAATATCAAACTTGCAACGGAAATCCTTAATTCAGAGATTAGAGTTTTAACTAGAGATTTTAACTTTCTGCTAAAAGCAGATTTTATTAGGGTTCCAGAGGACTATAATGATATTAACTGCTTGGAAGCTTTATCGGAAAGATATCCAGATCATACAAAATACATGAGGGTTAATTCTCTCTCCAAGGCGGCAGGAGTTCCTGTTCCGGATCACGTTAAGAAGAGCGGAAGAAAGGTAATCAGGTTTATTGATAGAGCGAAAACTTCATGCTCAAAACTTACCGATAACCTAAATAAAAATGTTTCAGTTTATTTAAAATTGAGAGAAAAGCCTGACGTTATAAAGAGCAGTAAGGGTGAATATAGCGAGTCGTGTAAAAGAAATTCAAATATAGCAAAAGGTTGCCTTATAAATATTAGGGAGGGAATTAGGCTTCTTGCCTCGATACAGGATATATCTACGACAGAAGAGGTTATAAGCAGTATCGCCGGCTCTGCAAAATCGTTTTCAGATTCTATTAAAGATGTTTTTGATTTAGTCAATGTAATTGATTCTGAAGATTTTTCAACCGCCCTCGGGAGCGCGACTGATACAGCAAATATATCCATTCAAGATCTTGAGACTATTTTGGATAGAACAAAAGAGTATATAACAAAAAATATTTTGGGTATAATAATTTTATCCAATTAGGCTTATTATGTTTATAAAATTTAGTGATAAAACAAAGAAAATCATTGTTAAAGCAGCAAAAGATGGATATGATGCTGAGGGCACAGGGGAGGATGGGGAAAGCTTCCCGATAATTAATCTGTATGAAAATAAAGACAATAATAGCGACGAGGATAGGCGAGTTCATATTTTAAATGATTATTTAAATGATGATAAAAAAGAATAAATTATATGTAATTCAAAAATAAATTACACAAAAAATAATAAAACTAATATTCATATAAATACTTGATATCATCCCAAAAGGTTTTTTTATGTTAAAAAAAGTATGTTTTTCCCCAGATAATTGTAACTTAGAAATGCGCAAACATGAAGATGTTTGTGCAAATCCTGAAGTTTTACAACGCTTTACTAAGCTGGCCAAGAGCATAAAGAATATCGCACCAAAGTCTGATGACTTTTTATATTTCTCAATTATTTTTCTAAAAGCCGCAGAGTCAGCCTTAATAGATGACCACGGTCACATTAAGAAGGTCGGGAAAGAGGACGCCTGGGGATTCTTTGACGAGAGCTGGAAGTGGCACGGAAATGTTCCTTGCCATAAAAATAATAATAACGATATTTTCCCAGAGTCTGAACTAAAGAAGGCAACAGCAGAGTGGATCGGTAAACCGCTGTGCAGAGATCATGAGTCAAGCTCTGTAGATGGAATTAGAGGCATCATACTTGATACACATTATGATGAGAAATATAAGCAAGTAATTGGATTATGCGCTCTTGATAAGGTCAACTACCCCGATCTCGCCAGAAAGGTTGAAACGGGAATGGTCCGATTCGGATCAATGGGCACAGCAGTAGAAACATCTATATGCTCTGAGTGCCAAAATAAAGCTACAAACCAGAATGAATATTGCAAGTGCATTACTGCTCATGCTGCGCACGGTGAAATTAATGTTGGATTAAAGCCAATTGAGTATAGTTTAGTTGTTCAGCCTGCTGAGCCAGGAGCTGTGCTCCTAAAATGTATTGCCTCTTTAAGGGAATACAGAAGAGATTTTACAAACTATGGAGTGGATAATGTTTCTGACATGCTTGGAAAGCTGAGTCTTCAGCAGGCTGAACATTTGAACGGAATTATGAAAACCGCATGTGGCGGTGATAGTTGCTCCGTAGAAGATCGAAGTAATATTGTTAAAGGATTCTTGAAAAATAATGGGCTCTTAAAGAACAGCTTCTTAGGGGAATCCGAAAATATAAGAAATATTGGAGAGACATTAGGTCCGGTGAATGAAGCTGCAGTCCTATTAGGTGATCCAAATATTAGTGAAGATGCGAAAAGAGTTATAACAATGCTGCTGGGAGAGCTGGAAGAAAGATTTCGACCAGATTTGTCTTCTGAAAAAACCAAGAGAGTTACAACTTACGATAATGACCAAGGAGATGTTAGGGAGCCTAGCTCTGTTTCATCAAGAATGAGCCTCGATGGAGGTGGAGATACTGGAGATAATCCTAATTTTCAAAACAATGAAGATGATATTTTGAGTTTTCCGTCAGATGGTGAAATTACTGCCGTTTCCACGGCGACTGATAGTAGGCAAGATCAAAACGTTAAGATTGCTAATAGTGGCGATACGAGCGGCGATTTTGTTAACGACTTTTCAATCAATTCAATTATGGAGGATATTATGAATGAGTCAAGATTAAGGAAAAGGGCCGCGCTACGCCGTAGAATCGCTTACATGCAGGGTGGATCCGAAGGGGCAGAGCCTAATACATATAAGAGCGAGCCCTCTACATACGCAGAAGATAAGCACATGAAACAGGATGCAAATCTTGGTGGTACTACCGGAATGGTTCCCGGCGATGCCGAAATTAAAGGCAAGCTAAGTCGAGCGCAGCTTAAAGAGCGAAAACTAAAGCGCATGGCTTACATGCAGGGTGGATCCGAAGGTGTTGAGCCTAACACGTATAAGCATGAGCCTTTCGGATTTGACAAAGACAAGCATATGCACCAGACCGGCAATATGGGCGGAGACTCCGGAGTGTTCCCTGGCGATGCCGAAATCAAAGGCAAGCTAAGCCGAGCAGCATATAAGGGTCCGGGGCTAAGCACTAGATTCACTGTTAAGCGAGCTCTTGATGGAAGTGTCGACAAAGCCAACAGTGTTCTTGAGGTTTTTGCTGGCAAAAAGCGAGTAATAGCTGCCCGTGGTAGTGAGATCTTTGGACCAGAACTAGAGGCTAATTGGGAATGGCTAAAGAGTCAGGACTATGGCAAAGAGGTTTGTCGAGAAATTAGAGCATCTGGTCTGCCGCATGTTTCAAAACTACTAAAGATTGCTCAGGAAATGCCCGAGATGGAAGCAATGCCCGAGATGCCAGCAATGCCCGAGATGGAAGCTGAAATGCCAGCAATGGAAGAGCTTCCTCCGATGGAAGATATGCCTGAACTCGATGAAGAGGCTGAGCCGGAAGAGGCTGAGCCGGAAGAGCCTGGAGTCGGAATCGATAATAGGCTTTCAGAGATGGAGCAGCTAATTGATGAGATCCGCGACCTAGTTGGTGAGCTGGAAGATGGCAGCTCAGCAGACGTAGATGTAAATGTGTTTACAGGCAAGGAAGATGGAGCGGGCGAATCAGAAATGACAGCCTTATCATCAAAGATTCTGAAAAATCTAAAGGTTGCCTTTAACCGCCTTGATAGTTCCGCAGATGAACTCTCTATGGTTGCCGAGACATATGACAACATTGAAAAACTATCCTCAGCACAAAAAACCGATTTTGTTAAGCTTGCCCAGGCGGCTATCAGAGATGCGGATATGGCCACCGGAGAGTCAAGGGCAATTGTCCGACTCGCAACAGGTATAGCTCCGTGGGATGAAATGGCTGGTGAAGCGGCCGATGAAATGGCTGATGAAGCAGCCGATGAAATGGTTGATGAAGCAGCCGATGAAATGGTTGATGAAGCAGCCGATGGTACCGCAGGCTTGGTCAGTGATGCAATGTTGCTACGGAAGAATAGGCGCGAAGCGCTTCTAAAGCAGGCAAGGAAGGGTAGGCGCGAAGCGATTCTAAAGCAGGCCGAGAGTAGGTTTAAGGCTGATAAGAAGGCTAATAAGCTAAAGGAAGATACTGCCACTGATGAGATGGCTAGTGATGTCCTAGAGGCGGAAGAGGCTCCCGGAGAGTTCGAGCTCCAGGCGGCTCTAAGTAATAAGATGCAGGAAAAGAAAGCTGACGATGTCAGAGAGGCATTCCGAGTTAAGTTGCGCAGAGCCTATGACGTTGGCCTTGATATGCAGAACAAGGGTCTTCTTCCCACTTCCAAGGCTTCCTTGGATCGGCAAGTTGATGAGATTATGTCATTCGATGATAATGCCTTTGAGGCATTTAAGCGAAGTATTGCTAACGCTAGGCCAGTTGGGACGATGAAGATCGCCTCTGACCTCGGTGGTGTTAATATTGGAATCGAAAGAGGGGATAATTCTGCGCCCAATGGCAAATTAATGTCAGCTAACGCGCTATCTTCACTTTGGGAATAGGTGGTAAACGTGTATAGTCTAAAAAATAATGGAGATTGGATTGCTCAAGAGTTTGCAGGACTAATGGGAGGCGCTGCGACCGCAGCGCCTCCAGCGTCGGCAAATATCAAAACGGCTTCCGAAAAAGCTCTGAAATGTGATCTCAGCTCTGATCTCAGCTCTGAACTGGAAGATATGATACTTGATGGACCCCCAGAAGAAGACTATGTATCAGATTTGATGGAAAATAATATTTCTGATATGGAAGAGTATGCTTGTGATTCTGATCTTGATGTATCTGCGAAGCAAAAATATATTCTTTCTGGCCTTAATAAGATCTCTAAAGATCTTAGAAATAAAGGAGAGGTCTTTGCTGCAGATGTTGTCGAGGCTACAATAAATGGGATTACAGATGATCTCAGGAAGGAAGCAAATAAGAGCAAAGATGTAGTTAATGCATTGAGCAAAATTGCGGAAGAACTAGCAACATCTGGCGATCAGTTTGCTGCAGACATGGTAATTGCAACTAGAAACAAAATTTCTTAAAGAAATTTCCTATTAATAGTAAAATTAAAGGGAGAGGAGTTATCCTCTCCCTTTTTTAATGGAGATCTAAATTGTTAAAAGTTATTCACAGTGGAAACGCTTTGCCGATGAGCTTATCTGTTGATCCAACTGCAGAATTTGAGCCTGGAATGTTTGCACAGCTTGGATTAATAGGAAATGATATAGTAGCCAGTGTAAGCGATGGAACTGCTCCACTTGGAATTATAGATGATGTTAGAACCTCTGCTTTTACCAGGGCTCAGATAGACGAGCTTGTAATTGTTGATGCTCAGACGTCTATAATAGATGGCAACGGGAAAAGAGTAAGCACAGTTAGCGTAACTGGCGTTTTAGAATATCCAAATATAATAGAAAATAGCTTCACGTCAACTGTATCGATTGTCTTAAACTCTGTTAATGCGGTTATAACTATTCCGGCTGGAACTGAGCTTAATCATGACACTACAGGTGATGGAATAAATGATAGCTTTAGAGTTATTGTTAATTATATATATAGAATTGCAGGAAGGCCAGGAGATGACACCACAGTTGGCAGCGGAAGAATAACGATTCATTATCAGAGAGGGATTTACGCGACAAGCCAGTTTGATACAACTCAAGCATATCCATTGAATGTCACGCTATATGTTGGGCTTGATGGAAAGCTTACTTCATCACAGCCAACCGACTCACATCCCGGTGTAGCCATATGCACCGGCCCTCCATCGGCAGCAGCTGGCACGTTAGAGTTTATGTTACTATAAGATCAAACTACTAATTATTTGAATTTTATTGACAGATACCTTGGAGTAGATATGCAGAACTATTGGAGCAAAGAAGACTTAGCTAATTTTGATTCTAGCGAAGTTTTTAAAGAATTAGAAACTCGTATTATTAATACAATCAAGCGTGCTGAGATTCTAAGTAATAAAATAACAACAGCTGCCGCTGATGCCGAAAAGGTAACAACTGCGGCTGAAGTTGCTGGAGATATTAAAGCTCTAAATGATTTAGCTCAGGCTGCTGATAATGCCAAAACAAAAATTGATGCCCTTGACTCTGCCGATGATCCTGAATTTGCCGCAGAAGAAGGTGAAGAAGAAGATTTAACGGATGAGGTTATTGATGAGCTTAGAATGCTGGCACAAGAAGCTATAGCTAATAATAATATCAAACTTGCTTATAAAATCGAAAGAACCATTGATGAGATTCTGGAGCAAGATGTAGCATGCGAATAAACAAAGTATCTGATAAATCATCTCTTGATTCTTATTTTGAGACGATTGATCGTTTCAACAAAAAAGCTTCAGCTGTCGGGGAAGCTGCAGATATTGCTAGAAGGTTGATTCCATCTTCAAAGGAATTTGACCGTGTTACGCGGCCTGCAATACGCTCTGTCTTAAGCGGTATCAAGAATGCTGATATAGATGCAATTTATAGAGCTTTTGAATCTGGAGACACAATGTTTCTAAGGGCTATGCAGCGATCTCCAAAAGCAGAACCGGAGGCGAAAATATTAATAAAGCATCTCCTAGAAAAGGGTGATGACCTCAGTCATCTGGGCGACACTGCAAAAGCAGGACTTAAGGCCGGAGAGGCTGTAGCTCCTGCTGTAAAAAACACAGTTAATATTTACCCAGAAGTACGGGGTCTTGCCAGAATTGTCGCTGACACTACTTCATATATTGATGATATACTTAGGGTCGAATCTGAAGTTCACCAAACTATATCTATATTAATAACAGCAATTAAGAATGGCGATAACATCGGTCCAAAAATGTTATCAGATATGGCTGACGCTATAAAGAAAAATGAAGAAGCTATTGCCAAAATTCCCTCTAAGCTTGGTGAGATTGAAGCTGCGCTTAAGGGTCTTCCGACTACGCTTGCTGATGATGCCGCAAAGGCTGCAGATGATGCAGCTGTAGAAGCAGCAACAAGACTTGTTAAAGTAGGAGAAGAGGGGCTTACAACTGCCGCTACCGATCTAGTTGCAGCACAAAAGGCTCTTACAGATGCTGTCCCGCCGCCAGCCGGCGCGAAAGAGGCTACAAGAGCTCTCGCT